ACATTTATTTATCTAGTGTAACACCATTTAATCAACTATCTACAATATCTACTATTCAATCCACTATAACTTCTAGTATAGTGGGTTTAGGAACTCTAGGATATATTTCTAGTTCACAACTCATATCAACAGTAAATGGTTTAGGAAACATTTATTTATCTACCAATACTGTTCCATCAACAATAGTAGGTTTAGGAACCTTTGGCTATTTCTCATCTTTCAATACTATTTCTTCACTCAATATTTCTTCTGGAAATATATTTGCTTCTCTAATATCAACGCAAAATATTAATGTATCTACAATGAGACTTGATAAATTATTTGCTGGTATATCAATTGGTGCTACCACTACACAGAACTTATATCCTTTTAGTGCTGGCGCGACATTAGGATTTGGTTCGAATACTGCTCAATCTGGTTTTTATGGTGAAGGGCATTTTCGATCCACCTTTACACAAGTGATTCAACCCACATTAGACAATGATGGATTTTCGAATGTAGTATTAATAAATGGTAACGTTTCTACAGCAAATATTTTTGTTTCAACCATGACGGCAAATACTATCACTACATCGAATATTAGTAGTTTTTTCTATGGTGGTATTGAAAAATATAACTATATTTCTAGTATAGCTTTACAGTCTAGTATAACAGGTTTAGGAACTACTGGTTATATATCTTCATCGCAACTAACATCGAGTATAGCGGGTTTAGGAAGATTTTATTTATCAACATTCGCAGGGTCAACAACATTTCTAAGTAGTGCTCTAGCAAATATATCGTCATTAAATGTAAATTCACTAACAATTGGTAGTGGAACAGGATTTGTTGATTTTGGCGCAATAAGAGCGCTTCTTGTATCAACTATTCAAACAAATACTGGTATATTAAATGCTTCTTCTATCATAGGAGATGGATCACAAATATATAATTTACCCGCAATATCAAGTCTTTCATTACAATCTACTGTAGTAGGTCTAGGAACTGCTGGTTATATTTCATCAACACAACTCTTTTCAACAGTTGCAGGTTTAATAAGTACTCCGAAAACATTTATTATTCAAACATTTACTTTTTAATAGATAGATGAATTCAAGTCAATTGACTGTTATAAAAGAGGCAAAAAGAATTTTGGAGGACTGTGCGTGTTTCCGAGGACCACAAGGAGAAACAGGGGCTACTGGCGCGACTGGTGCGACTGGTGCGACTGGTCCAACTGGCGCACCAGGAACTATTACAAATTTTACAATTCCTGGCGCTTCCACGAACGCTTTAATGTATTATACTGGATCTGGATTTGGTGCTATGAGTTCATTGTTTTATTATTCAACAACAAATACGTTACAAGCAAATTTAGATATAATACCATGTATAGATAATATATATAGTTTAGGTTCATCAAATTTACGGTGGAATAATATATATGCCACTAACTACAATGGTATTCAAAATTATAATTATATTTCAACAACTGGTTTAACATCCACAGTAGCAGGATTAGGAAATATTTATTTATCATCCTTTAATACAAACTTTACATCAACAGTAACAGGTCTAGGAACTGCTGGCTATGTATCCTCTAGCCAACTACAGTCAACAGTAAGAGGTTTAGGAAATATTTATTTATCATCTATACCTCTAGTACAACCGAACGCATCGTTTGGTAAAATTCTCCGTGTAGACTCTATTTATGGAAATGATACTACTGCTTTAACAAATCAATACAGTTATCCTTTTTCTACAATATCTGTTGCTATGTATTGTGCTTCCACGCAAGATCAAATATGGTTATTGCCAGGATCGTACAATGAAAAAGTAATATTTAAAACCGGTGTAAATATGCGTGGAGTAAATGTAAATTCTGTTATTATTGCTCAATCCAATGTTACACAAGATACAACATTAGTAACATTTACTCAAAGCAATCGTTTAGAAGATGTTACTCTGAATCTTACATCAAAAACACCACTTGCTTCCAATTTAATAGGTGTTTCTTTTTCATCATGCCAAGATACTTGTAAATTACGAACAATGGTTGTGAATGTGAATAATTCTGCTATAACAACAAATAGTATTCCAACTTATGTATATGGTGTCTATTCATCAGGACATTCATCTACATTTTATAATGCGAATGATAATATGCAACGAACAGCGTTGACAGTTACAAGTGCTGGTTCCGGTAAAGCGTGTTGTATATATAGTGATGATTCCAATAAGTTTTCTGCTCGTGATGTGAATTTATTTTGTACAGATGCTTTGAATGCTATTTATACTGGTGGAACTTATTATGGGGCTGAAACAAACCATAGCAACGCAATTATACAAATTAAATCTAGTTCTGTAAATGGAAACGCATACAATGGTGGAAATTATGCCCAAGATATTTCACAAACAAAAGGACAAATTATAGTTGGTTTTACAGATTTAGTGAATAAAACAGCAAACAATAATTCTTTAACAGTAAATGGAACACAAAGTATTATTAATTTTGGCGTTTCAGGTGTTTTATCAAATTATATAGCATTTGATGCTGGAGGTGGTCGTCATCTTAGTAATAACTGGTCAAATTCCTTTTTAGTTCCAGGAACTTTAAGTTTTACAACAGTAAACGCAGATATTATTACAAGTTATAACGGTATTCGTATTGCAAATACAAATTTAATAACAACGTTTGGCATTCAAGCACAAATCGGGCCAGGTGTTGGAAATAGTTCGTTTGCAGTTCTTTATAAGAATGGTGTAGCTTTACCAAACTTCACCGTTCCTTTAGTTGGAACCAATACATTATCCTATCTATCAACGAGCACAGTTACAATAAAACTAACGGATACATTTGCTGTATATTTATCAACATCCTCTTCCAATACTACAATGTCAAATGTTGTAATAAGTGCTAATTTCTTCTAAATAATTAACTATCTAAAAAATAGACTGTATAGTATATATAATGCTATTAATATGCCTAGGACTATATTAACTACACCACTATAATAATGGAAATCATCTTTTTTCGAATTATCTAGATCACCAATTGTTTTTTGATCCATGATTAAAAATGATCCACTTACAATAAAAATAATTGATACAACAATGGCACCTAATGTATTCATTAATTTCTTCTTCATAGGGTCCTCACGTAAAGAACTTAAATAAGATCTCGCATATGATGCCATTTCTATAGATAAAAAACATTTAATATTAGATGGACTTTGAATTACCACAAATTTATAATTATAATGATACTTCCGATTTAGTTTATATCTTTTTTGGGATTTTAAGTTTAGACGTAATTGTTCTTTTCTTAACTCGTTATTACAAAGTCGGAGGGAAGTATCTAAATGAATGGTATGATCAATTCAATATTTTAGCCGTTCTTGCCGATGTTATGATTATTTTAATTGGATTCTTAATAACAAGATTTATTTACACAAATTATATTTTCGAGAAGTTTGAATATAGTCTAATATACTTCTTGATTACATTAGTCGCAGTTCAAGCAGTTCATGATATATTCTTCTATAAAGGTGTTATACAGCCAATACCATACGGGCAGAATGAGATGATGGATGTATTTAAGAAATATGCCGAAGACTTAGGCGCCAGTGTTATTGGAGGAGATGCTCTTCTTATGATAGGTTCTGCTTTTATAGCACTATTTTACAAGTATATACCTACATCTGCTTTTGTAAGTATCGCTAGTTTGTTTGTGTATGCCCTCCCATATATTCTTTTTACGCGAAACCCTTATAGTATAGTTGTGGAAGTTAAAAAAGATGAAAAAAAGGTTGATGTTTCAAAAGAAGGGGTTGAAGATCCCAAATTAGACGCATATAAACGAATGGTTGGACTATAAAAATTTCTTTAATTTCCCTTCCTTATCAACATAAGATGGTTTATAATAACTTATATACAAAGCATATCTAGTATTATTTGAATCATTTTCTAATCCTCTATGAAGTGTTCTTCCATCGAATACAACAGAAGAACCTTTTGTTGATTTTATTATTTTTTTATTATAGGAAGATTTATTATTATCATTATTATAGTTACTATTCAAACAAAATTCTGTATTCGATAAATTATCTAAATAAATAATTTGTGTAATATAAAAAACTTTCTGTGAAAAATCATTTTTTGATTTTACAAAAATATCTCTATGCCACTTTCCTAGACCTGTATTTCCTTCCAAAGGTAATATACAAAATTCTTCAATTACATCTCCATAATTATTTTTAATAATATTTTTTAATAAATTATTTATTTCAATAAATTTTTTATTTTTCATTAATAAACTTTTTATTTTTGTTTCTAAAGTTTTCGGTGGAGTAATTTCAAACCTTCCTTTATTTCTTTCAATCAAATCTCCATATTTTTCTTTTAATGGTCTTTCCATTTTTTCTATCTTTGGTAAAACAGTATTTGTAAAATAATCATCCACTAAATCTCTTATATCTGAATTTGTAAATAGATCATCATATTTTTTAATAGAATTGAAAGAACTTATTTTTCTTGTATAGTTCTTTTTTTCTTTCATTACTTTATATTTAGAAAAAATTGATATAAAAATATTTTAATAAATCATTATAATAAAATGCTTTCCTCCTATTTAAATATAGTTGATCCAACTCTAGATATTGTTTTGGATGAACCTTTAGCTTACAATTATTCCTTTCCCTTAGACAAATTTCAAAAACACGCTGTAAAAGCGATTCATCGTTTTAAATAAATGGTGTAATAATATTCCATTTTTCATCTGCTAAACTATTCCATCCATCATAATACATATAGAAAGAACTCAGTAAAGCATTTGGTAAAATTGTTTTATTTTTTAATATTGACTCTATAAAGTCACCAAGAAGTTTATATCGTTTTGTTAAAACTTCAGGTTCTTTCTTATCATTTTCTGGCAAATAATCATCTGGATTCCAACGGATAAAATATACTTGTAACCCACCAAATCCCTGACTAATATTTATCATTCTTGTTTGCTCACATACACATTGTCTATCATTATGTTGGTTTTCATCACATTCTAAAATTAATACAAATGAATCTGTTTCATAAACTCTATCCGGTCTTTCTTTACCACATTCACCATTATTGACAATAGTATCTGTTGAGAAACCTTTTAAATTACGGTTATTAAGATAATCCATTAAAGCATTTTGTTTAGCAAGTTGATTACTTTTAAATATTTCTGGATTACAATACTCGCATTTTTTATTTTTATCTAAAATCATAATTAAATTACATGATGAACAAGGCATTTCAATAAGATTTTGTTCATTCTCTTTTTTATGTATTTCACAATGTTTTGGCGTAAAATTTGTTCCATAAATTGCAGGAGTTTTACAAACTAAACATTTACCATTTGATCTTCTTATCATACCTTTTTCTCTATGTTTAGCACAACAACTCATAGAATTTCCAGGTAACCCATAATACGCCCTTGTAGAACATAATTCATATTTACAATATGTTTTCCTTATATCAATCATATTTTCTAATTTATGATTAATACAATATAAACCCTTTTTATTATTTTTATAATTATATCTTGGTTGAGCATTAATACACCCTTTAAAATTACATGTTTCTCTCATTTTTAAATTTATCATTTCTGGAGTTTTATGTGTAAAACAATATTCACCTCTTTTTTTGTCTTTATAATTATACGATGGTTGAGTTTTACAATTTTCATATTTACAAAATATAGAAACAACATCCGTCATTTCTGAAGATTTATGCTTTATACAATATTCTGGTTTTTTTCCTTCTAAATTATATGATGGTCTTATATAACAACCACTATATATACATGTTTTATGATGAACATCAATCATATCTTCTTTTTTATGTTTAGCACAGAATCTTCCTTTACCACCTTTTATATCATAATTAGCTTTTGACATACAGTCTTTAAATTCACATGGTATTTTTGTAACATCAATCATATCATTTTTTTTATGTGTAGAACAAAATTTTGCTTTTTCTCCAATATTATTATATGTTGGTCTTACAGAGCAATCTTTAAATTCACAATATTTATGTTTAATATCAACCATTTCTGGAGTTTTATGTTTAACACAGAACTTTCCTTTACCTCCATTAATATCAAAATTTGGTTGAGATAAACAACTTTCAAATTCACATCTTTTATTAACTAGATCAACCATATCTGGAGTTTTATGTTTAGAACAATAATATTTTATACTATTATTTAAACTAAATACTGCTTGGGTATTACAATCTTTTTCAGAACATTTTTTACCCATATTCTTAGCTATAATATATGAATAAAATTGATTTAATTTTATTTATATTTTGTTAGTATATAAAATGCCACTTTCAAAATATCTTAATATTGTTGATTCCAAATCTGATTGCTTAAACTATCCTAATGAAGATGAATTAGCATATAATTTTCCATTTAATTTAGATCCATTTCAAAAACATGCGGTAAAAGCAATTCATCAAAATGAAAATATTTTAGTAACTTGTCGGACAGGTTCCGGCAAAACCGTTTGCGCTGAATATCAAATTTACCATTCTTTAAAAAAAGGAAAACGAGTCTTTTATACAACTCCTATTAAATCATTATCCAATCAAAAGTTTTATGATTTGAAACATATGTTCAAAGATAATTCGGTTGGCATTTTAACAGGTGATATTAAATTTAATCCTAATGCTGATATTATAGTAATGACAACAGAGATTCTAAGAAATCTGTTATATAAGAAAGGATCTGTTACAGAAAGTCTTGGATTAACAGCGTCTCTTTCTTTAGAGAATTTAGATGCGGTTATCTTTGATGAATGTCATTATATTAATAACAAAGAACGAGGAGCCGTTTGGGAAGAAACAATGATTCTTTTACCAAAAGAAGTAAATCTTGTTCTTCTTTCTGCTACTATTGATTCCGCAGATCTCTTTGCTTCTTGGTTAGGTGAGTTAAAACAGAAACGAATTCATCTCATTTCAACAACCTATCGCATTGTTCCTTTAGAACATTATGTATTTAAGAAAGATGAATATGAGAAACTCTTGGATGCCAAAGAAGTATTTTATCCTGACGCATACAATCGTTGGTTACATTATTTAAGTGATCAAGAGAAATCTCAGAAAAATCATAAACAACTTGTAACGAATCGACGTTTAGGAGGTTATGAAGATCCTGTTGTAACAAAAGGAGACCAACAAAACTCTTTTACACACACTTTAAATAAAACGATTCAGCATTTCTACGATAAAGATTTACTACCAGCATTATTCTTTGTTCTTTCAAGAAAAGGTTGTGAAAACTATGCGTCAAAAGTATCAGGAACATTGATTGATACAAGTGATGCGGCAAAGGTGAAGCACATTATTGAGTTTCATCTTCATCGTTATAAAGAGAATGTCCAGATATCACAACAATATTTTACTTTGATATCTTTGTTAGAAAAAGGAATTGGTTTTCACCACAGTGGTTTACTCCCTTTATTAAAAGAGATTGTAGAAATATTATTTTCGAAAGGATTGATCAAAGTTCTTTTCGCAACAGAAACCTTCGCAGTCGGCTTAAACATGCCTACACGAACAGTGGTATTTACTGGATTAAGAAAGTATGATGATTCTTCTGATTCTATGAGACTTCTTTCAACCGATGAATATATTCAAATGGCTGGAAGAGCTGGACGAAGAGGAAAGGATACAAAAGGATATGTATTTTATCTTCCTGACAGACAGCCAGAAATGCTAGATGAAATGAAAAAAATGATGACGGGTTCAAAGACGAAGTTACAGTCCCGTATGAAATTTAACTACGATTTCATTTTGAAAACTACTCAAAGTGAAAATCTCAATTGGATGGACTTGGTTGAAAAATCTTATTACTATGCGCAAATTCAAAGGACAGTGAATAGTATTAGTTTAGAAAAAGAAAACTTTGAAAAAGAACTTTTCTCTATTATTATATCGGAAGAACAAATTAATACTTGTAAAAAAGAAGAATTTTATAAAGAACAATTAAAGGTAACAACCAATGCTGCTAGAAGAAAGATTCAAGGAGAATATGAATCTTGGAGGAATAAAAATCCAGATAGAATTATGGATCCTTTAAGAAAAACATATGAACGATTTACAACCTTACATAAGAATATTGAAGATATAAAGGAAGATTTAAAATATTATAATAACTTTCAGATTACTTTAGAACCATATTTTGGTGTTTTACAAGAGTTAGAGTTTATGAAGCAAGATAAGACGCTAACACAAAAAGGAATTAACGCAACAGAAGTGAATGAAGGAAATGCTTTACTTATGGCAGAACTGTATGAAGAAAGAGTATTTGATACTTTAAATCAACAAGATATATTAAAAGTTCTTTCATCTTTTATGGAATCGGATGAAAAAGAATCAAAATCATATGAAACAAATGATTCTGTTCAAAAGGTTTTGGAGTATGGAGAAAAGATTTGTAAAATGATTGAAAAGATAGAAAGAAAATATTCAATCTCTTTTCAAGAATGGAAGTTAAATTACGAATATATTAATGTGTTAGAAGATTTGTTTACTGGTTCTTCTGTTGGAACAGTTTGTGAAACCTATGGAATTATGGAAGGAAACTTAACAAGATTTCTTCTAAAACTCTTAAATATTGTAGATGAATTAAAAAATATAGGAACTTTGAATAAAGACGTTCTACTACTAGAGAAGTTAGAAGACGTCCAGAGTTACGATTTCTACAAAATTGCTATACCAGAGAGTTTGTACTTGCATATTTAATTTGGAATATAATTTTATCTTTCCATCCAACTTTTTGTTTATCTGTATAATACAACAATTTTACATTTGATTTTGGTTCTAAAATATTTTCACATTGAATAATCTTTTTTAGAACAGGTATAAATATTTTTTCTTCATTTAATATTATTCCATCTAAGAATGCTTTTTTATTATAATAAAGATCGATAAATAATAATTCTTGTTCATACTTCTTTGCTGCTTTCTGTTGATTGTTAAAACGTTCTATACTAGAATATTCTAGGATCTTACCTTTTAAAGCCATTTGATTAATAATATCTACATAACGTCTTATAGGAGAAGACGCATGAGCATATGATTTTATATTTAACATAGTATGTGTTGTATCTTCATTAGGTAAACAATAAGAAGCAGATTCATAACATAAATACATATAAGTATCTGAAAATCTTTCAAAGAGACTTGCTCTATGTAAATTCACTCCTTTTTGTTTTCTGAGAAGACCCATATTTTTTTCTTTTAACGTTTTTCCAGCAATTGTATTATAGAATAACATTAAGAGTTCAACAATTTTATGATTATCAGTAGTTCTTAATCCAGTTAATTTATAAACATAATTATTTAAAATATCGTTATTAGGAAAATTATCATATGTATAAGATTCATCTACTTTTACAAGAGTTTCTTTGAATTCACAAGTAAACTCATTTTTCTCATCAAATTGTATTATGAGACTTAACGCATGTCGTTCTTTATCTTTTACCAAACTCATTAAATTTTCAGAGAGAACTGGAGGGAACATTGGTTTTACACAAACACCATTTTCATACAGTGATGTTCCCATATATTCAGCATATTTCATCCAAGGATTCACTTCAACCCATTTTGCTACATTCGCAATACTAATTGCGAAGCCATTTTCTAACAATGTAAAACAATCATCAATATCTTTACAACCTTCAGGATCAATATTAAATGTGAAACCGTTTAGATACAAGCAATTTTCTTTTGATGGTTCTATAATTGCGGGAAGAACTTTGTTCCATTTGTAACCATTTGCTTTTAAGAAAGATGCTTTCTTTTCTGCTTCACAATCACCACAATCTCCTACTAAATCCATAAAAGTTCCTTTCGGAAATTCAGAGTTTTCAGGCCAAGAATCGAATTTAAATGTAATTAGTTTATTTGAAAGAATATCTTTTATTTTTGAACCAATATAGAAAGGAGGATATCTTTCATCCAATGGTTTACATAAATATATAGGGTTTCCATGAGATGTAAAACCATATTTTGCCCCCGTTGTCTGAAGTATTCCCACCAAACGAGGGTGTTCGTTCCTCCTAGATAAACTACACCCTGTACTTGTAGGTATAACAAAATCATAAGGAAGACATTTATTAGCGTTCTTTGCTCCTTCAAAATCATTACCGTTAAGTTGAAAACTACCATACTTCTTTTTAACGATTAATACAAGCATTTGATTAAAAATGATTTTATTTTTTTTAAAGTATCAATTTTTTAAATTATTCTCAATGTAATGTCTTCTACAAAGAGATTCATATTTATCTACACCGCCTACATCAACTAATGAAGAATTGTTTACAATTTTAGAAGTAAATATAGCATCATTTACTATATTTTCATCACTACATTTTTTACAAATTGCTTTCAACTTAACAATATGATCAGCAAGAGGAACTAAATTTAATACTTCTCCAAATGGATTTCTATTTGCATCTCCATCTAAGCCAGCAACAATAACATGTTTCTCATGTACATCTACCGCCATAACAACGAAATCAAGAAGATTTTTATGGAATTGAGCTTCTTCAATAAGAATCACTTTCGCATTCAAGAATTCTGTATCAATCATAGCGTGTAATAAGTCTTCAACTGCTATGTTTGCGACACAAGAATCTTTATTGTGGTTCACAATCTTTGTTTCATTTGTGTAGCGTTTATCAAAGATTGAAGTAATTACGAAAACCGGCCAATGAATTTCTTTATATTTGCGTATAGAGGAAGTAGATAAGACGACTTTCCGCTGAACATAGGGCCTATTACTAAAGTTAAACTCATTGATATACTAAAAATAGGTTGGATTGTTTAAACAATTTTTTGAAATTAGTGTGTGCCGGTTGAGCCAAATCCACCAGAACCACGAGCAGTTTCGGGGAGACTGTTAACAATCTTAATCTCTTTGATCCAATTCATATCAGGAGCAATAATTTGTGTAATACGTGTCCCTTTGACAACATTGGGATATGTATGTTCGTTCAGATTTGTTACAAGTGCTTTTAGAGTTCCACGATAAGTCCTATCAATAATCCCCACCGAATTCGCAAGCATAATACCAGACTTATACATAGAAGAGCGGGGATACATGTAATAATGAACTTCCTCTTCACAACCATCAGAGAATACACGAACAAGACGAGCACGAGTTCCTAAATCAAGAAGATGCACCGCCTTTGGCGGACCATTGTGACGCTCATCAAACTCGCTAGAAACTTTGTAATCTTCAACAGAATACAAATCTACACCAGCGTTATCATTGGAACGATTACTAGTGCCATAGTCTTTATAATACAAATAACCTTCTTCAGTAGGCCACAGTTCTAGACGATAATAGTTAGTTAGAAGCGAAGGAACACGGGTATTAGGAGTATGAACATCATCTGAAAACGACATTTTATAATATCTTATATTAATAGAATTTAAAATCAATTTTTAGCAAACTTCGCATGATTACAGCGCACACATGACGCAATACTGTAGTCGTTATTATAAGGCACTATAATTGTATACTTGTGCATGCAGTTTTTCTGGACTCTTTTTAACTCTATTTCTTTCTGTTTCTTTTCTTCTTCTAACTTTTTATAAAAGTTATTTCGGAAATCATCAATCGGATCCGTGAATACTGCAGTATTCAACCAATCATTATTCATCTACAAAAGGTGAATGATTTAAACATATTTCTGGAAAGAAATATGTTTTTCCATCATGTAGTTTCATTGTGATAACATTAGGCTGATCAAGAATGCTAGGAATTGGAACTTTATTAAATGGTAAATTTTCACATAAATCTTTGCGAATATAAGTGCATTCATAAAAGTTAGGAACTTCTACATTGTTTATAATACTAGTTCCACAACAGTTATTTGGATGAACATGAACTAGCCAATGGGTTTTCGCTAAACGTTTTAGTGGTTCTACTTTATAAGCAGAATGGAATTCAATAGTTAACTGTTTAATCTTCATAAGTTCAGAATCATCCAAACAGTTAATCCATTCAACTTCTGCTCCTTCAATATCCATTTTTAAAAAAATATTATTATATGTTTTAAAAAAATGCTTCAAGTTTGTGCTAGTTTCATTTTCTTGTGTACCAATGTTTTTCTTAATAAATATAATTTTTGAGTTATGTTTTGGTAGATTTTCTACAAATCCATCATACGCAATACATACTAGATCTTTATGTTTTTCTAGAAAATATTCTTCAAAACTGATATCATCTGCTACACCTGCTGATAAAAATAGATCATAGCCAGATAAATCACAAATTACATAACCACCATCATTCGGTTTACCTAAACGAATTTTGGGAAAAGGCGATTCATATATTCTCAAATATTCCATTAAACTATATTCTTATTTCTTGTTTATACCAGTCTAAACAATATCTTGTATTTATTCTTATGTCCAAGATTGTTTTGGAAGTTTCGCTAGGAGAAGCGCTTGATAAACTTACTATTCTTGATATTAAAATTGATAAGATTAAAGATGAACGGCGTAATGATTGTGTAAAAGAATATAATGTATTATATAATGAACTAAAAGAGTATGTTGAAAAGTTTCCTTATCATTATAAAATTCTAAAACAGATAAATCTGACTATTTGGAATCTACAAGATAATATTCACAAAGATACTAATTTAACAAAAACCTATGGGGAAGTCTTAAGAGAAAATGATAGACGGTTTCGTGTAAAAAAGAAGATTAATGAAGCAGCAAATTCGAACCTTAAAGAACAAAAAGGGTATGCAAAAACAAAAGCATTTATTTATCATCACTTAGGATTAGGGGATTTTTTTTGGATGAATGGATCTGTAAGATATTTATCTACATGTTATGATGAAATTGTTGTTGTATGTAAAAAAAACAATGAAGCAGTTGTAAGATCAATGTATGCGGATGATTCATCTATAAAACTTTTTGTAATTAATGATGATATGGAATTATATCCTTTTGTATCGAGAAAAATTTATTTTGAAGATGAAGGATACAAAGTATATAGTTGTGGATATCACAGTGAGCGACGTATGATTTATGATTTTCCTTATAGTTTTTATGATGATATGGATTTATCTCGTGAAATAAGAACTAATTACTTTTATGTCGCACCTTATATAGAATCATATGAATTATATAAAGAAATTAGTGATGTTGAAAGAAATTATATACTAATTCATCAAAAATCGTCTACTAAAACTATAGATTTATATACTAAACTACAAACACAATATCCTAATACACTAATTTTAGATATTAATGAGAATCACTATAATAAAGATCATCCTTTTCACTATTTGGCAGGATTTGTTGTAAATAAACCTATGCTTTACTATAAAGAGTTAGCAGAAAATGCGAAAGAAATTCATTGTTTAGAATCATCATTCTACTGTTTTGTATCTCATTTAGATCTTTCAAAAGTGGAAAAAAAGATGTGTTATGATCCTTTTGATAATTCTGCTCAAAGAATTGGTGTATTTAATACTGCTATTATATAGATGGATGGTAGACAACTTATTTTGCAAAGTATTGAAACAAAGAAAAAACAGTCTGCTACTATTGGAACAATGAATTTAGTAGGATTTGGTGTTGTTGGTGGATTAACTGCTATAGGTGTATCATCTCCTGCAGGCCCTGTGATATTAGGTCTTTCAGTTGCGGTAAGTTTTGTATTACGGCAATACGCACTTGTAAAAGAATTAGGTGAAGCGTTAATATCAATACAACTTGATTTAGACAGAATGTTAATTATATATAATCTAATGGAAACGATCGCCGCAGAAAATGATATACCTTTAAATACACAAAATTTAAATAAATGTTTGAAAAAGATCTTAAATTATATATTAACAATTATACCAAAAGATGCGTTATCGGCAGTAAGATCTTCACGTAATTCTGGTGGATTTAGTATATCTGAAATAACAAATATTGAAGTGAATCATACGAAAAAGCCTAAACTAATGGAACGTATAGGAACGTGGTTTGCCCCACAAGATTATATTACAATTTTATCAAATGATTTTACAAGAGTTATTGGTTCATTTACTATACTTTTAGCAGAATTTAATGTTTTGGTATTATCAAAAGAAGATAGCATTGGACGTAAATGGGCTGGATCAAATATTTTTAATCTATTAGTAAAAAGAAGTTCTGATAATATTGAAGTAATAGAAGAAAAACCTTCTACAAATGAAAGTATGGAAGTATTAGATAACGCTGTAAACGATTTTAAGATGTATATTAATCCAATGCTTAGTATACAGAACAAAGAACAAAAAGAGGCGGAAATAGAAATGCAGTATGAATTACAAATGTATGATATACTTAAAAAATCGTTTGATGAACCAAATACACGTAGATATACAAATCGGTTAAGAGCAATGACTGGAACTAGAAAATTAATAGGTGGTAAAAATAAAAAATAAAAATGCGTGAAACACCTAAACGTTTTAAATAAAAATATAAAAGATGAAGGTAGCATTTATAACTGGCATTACCGGTCAAGATGGTTCTTATCTTGGAGAACTACTCTTAGAAAAAGGTTATAAAGTTCACGGATTTTTCCGTCGTGTATCACTGAATAACAGTTTGGAAAATATTCAACATATTTTGAGACATCCAAATCTCACGCTACACAATGGTGATATGACAGATTGTTCATCACTGTTAAATACTCTTCGTAAAATAGAATATACATTTAATGAAAATACTACACGTTTTGAAATATACAATTTAGCAGCACAAAGTCATGTTCAACGTTCTTTTGAAATGCCAGGATATACACTAGAATCGGATGGATTAGGTCCATTATATCTATTGGAAGCAATGCGTCATTCGAAATACAAGAATATTACACGATTCTATCAAGCATCTACATCGGAACTGTTTGGAAAGGTTCAAACATATCCTCAAACAGAATCTACACCATTCTATCCTAGATCTCCTTATGGTGTAGCGAAACTATATGGCTTTTGGATTGTAAAGAATTACCGTGAGTCTTATGATATGTATGCAGTGAATGGTATCTTATTTAATCATGAAAGCCCTCGACGAGGAAAAGATTTCGTAACTCGTAAGATTACAACAACGCTTGGTCGCATGGTAAAAGGTCAACAAAAGACTTTGGAACTGGGTAATTTAGATGCGAAACGAGACTGGGGTCATGCGAAAGACTATGTAGAAGGGATGTGGAGAATTCTACAAGCAGATAAACCAGAAGATTTTGTATTAGCAACAAATGAAGTTCATTCCGTTCGTGAATTCTGTGAGATTGCTTTTGCAAAGAAAGGTTTAACACTTACATGGCGTGGCTCTGAAGATAAAGAAGAGGGGTATGACCAATATGGAAATCTTCGTATTAAAGTCAATCCTGATTATTATAGACCTGCGGAAGTGGATATATTATGTGGGGACGCAACAAAGGCGGAAACACAGTTAGGATGGAAACGTTATTATTCCTTTGAACGACTTGTAAACGAAATGGTAGAAAATGATTGTAAATAAACTACTTAAAGTTTTAAAGTAAATAATATATAAAATTGATTATTGAGGTTTTAAAATCTACTTATAGAAACCTTAATTTATATAAGAAGAATGCCCAGTGGATTAAATCAACCATCTTCTGAGATTGATCCGATTGTCGGTATTCAATTCGGTATTTTCAGTCCAGAAGAAATTGAGCGTCGTTCGGTTGTAGAAATTACAAATGCGGGAACTTTTGATGGAAATGAGCCACGTATTGGAGGACTCTTTGATCCTCGTATGGGTGTGCTAGATAATGGTAAAACATGCCGTTCTTGTGGTCAAACAAATCATAACTGCCCGGGACATTTTGGGCATTATAAGCTGGCTCGCCCAGTATATTTTATTCAGTTCTTCCCCATGGTCTTAAATATTCTAGATTGTGTATGTGTTCGTTGTTCAAAACTACTTATTGATAAAAATAATGCTAAACATCTGCTAAAAAAGCGTGGTGAGTCCCGTTGGAAAGCGGTATTAAATCTTTGTAAAAATATTGCTCGCTGTGGCCAAGATACAGAAGATGGTTGTGGCGCATTACAGCCTGACCGGTTTGTTCATGAAGCCATTTCACGAATTGTTGCGGAATGGAGAATGACTGAACAAGATAAATCAAAAACAGCTCCAAAGGCGGCTCCAATTCGTCAAGTGTTAGAGTGCGAATATGTGCTACGTCTGTTCCGTAAAATTACAGATGAAGATGTTGATTTTATGGGATTCAATCGTTATTGGTGCCGTCCAGATTGGATGATCTGTTCCGTGCTTCCTATTCCTCCTCCTCAAGTGCGTCCTTCCGTCATTCAAGATAACAATCAGCGCTCTGAAGATGATCTGACACACAAACTGTTTGAAATTATTCAAGCAAACAATACTCTTCAAGATAAGATTAATAACAACGCAAATAAGAGTATTATTGATGATCAGTATTCAGTTCTCCAGTATCATGTCGCAACACTTGTTGATAATCAGATTCCTGGTGTAGCACCGAGTGCCCAGCGTTCTGGTCGCCCACTCAAGTCAATTCAACAGCGTCTTGGTTCAAAAGAAGGTCGTATTCGTTATAACATCCAAGGTAAGCGTGTTGAGTTTTCTGGACGTTCCGTCATTACACCAGATCCCAATATCTCTATTGAAGAGATTGGTGTGCCGATTAAGATTGCGATGAATCTGACTGTGCCAGAGCGAGTAACAAAGTATAATCGTAACATGTTGTATAAACTCATTCAAAATGGGGCAGATAACTATCCTGGTGCAAAAACAGTTGTGCGTAAAGATGGACGCATGATTTCTCTAAAGCACGTAAATACAAAAGAGATTGTGCTCCGTCTTGGTGATACTGTAAATCGTCATCTGATGGATGGTGACCCGATTCTATTTAATCGTCAGCCAACTCTACACAGAATGTCCATGATGGGACACAAAGTGAAAGTCTTACCTTACAATACGTTCCGTCTAAACGTATCTGTAACAGCGCCTTACAACGCTGATTTTGATGGTGATGAGATGAACGCTCACATTCCTCAAAGTTATGAAGCATCTATTGAACTGGCTGAAATCGCCGCTGTTCCTAAACAGATTATTACACCTCGTCATGCCAAGCCTGTAATTGGTATTGTCCAAGATACTCTCATTGGCTCATATCGTCTGACCCAGCCAAATGTTCATTTCACACGACGTGAATTCATGAATATGATGATGTGGAATAAACATTTTGATGGTTCTCTACCACAAGCTGCTTTTAAGAAAGGAAAGGTCGAACGTTTTAATGGCCAGCAACTCATTTCAGAGATTCTTCCTTCTGTAAATATTGATATGGGTAACTCTCGTTATAATGATGAGAAGATCCCTGATAACTTTGTGAAGATTGAAGAAGGGAATGTATTACAAGGTATCTTTGATAAAGACATCTTCTCTAAGCCTTCTAAAGGTGTAATCCACACAATCTACAAAGATTATGGACCTCAAGAAACTGTTCATTTCCTTGATTGTATGCAAAATACTATTGCGCAGTTTCTTGTATATAACGGGTTTAGTGTAGGTATTAGCGATTTAATTGCTGATGAAAAAACGCGCAAAGATATGGATGACAAGATCCGTGCGCGTAAAGCAGAAGTAGAGAATATTATTTTACAACTTCACTTGGATCTCTTCACAAATAATACTGGTAAATCAAATCGTGAAGAATTTGAAAATCGTGTATTTAGTTCTTTGAATAAGGCGACGGAAGAGTCTGGTAAGATTGGGCGTGGCAATCTATCAGCAGAAAATCGTCTAGTAAGTATGATTCGTGCTGGTTCTAAAGGTTCTGATATTAATATTGCCCAAATGTTGGCGTGTGTAGGTCAGCAGGCACCAGAAGGTAAACGTATTCCACTTGGATTCAATGATCGCACACTACCACATTATAAGAAGTATGATGATGGAGCAGAAGCACGTGGATTTGTAGAGTCATCGTTTATTCGCGGATTAAGTCCTCAAGAATTCTTCTTTCATGCTATGTCAGGTCGTGAAGGTCTAATTGATACTGCGGTGAAGACAGCGACAACTGGTTATATTCAGCGTCAGCTTGTAAAGGCGCTAGAAGATTGTGTAACGCAAAATGATGGAACAGTTCGTGATGCTAAAATGAATATTATTCAGTTCCATTATGGTGAAGATGGATTGAATGCTACTGCTATTGAATCCCAAGTGCTATCTCTTGGTAAACTATCAATTGATGAGATTAATAATGAATATGGTATGGTAAATGTAAGTTTAGATTCAATCTTAGATACAAGTGTTGCGCGCGAAGATGATAGTGAGGTACTGGCAAAATATGTTGAATCAGTGCTGAGAGATCAGAATATCATGGCAGAGAAAGTGAATAAGATGAAAGATGTTCCTAACTCATCCGCTGTATATTCTCCAGTAAATATTGAGCGAGTGATGAAGAATGTAAAAGTAATGTTTAAACTAACACCAGAAAATAAAACGGATCTAACACCACTATATGTGATTGAAGGTATTAATAAAGTAATTCAGAAGACACAGTCTTTCCATAAAATATGGTGTGCGCTTCTACGTTTCCACTTGGCGCCTCATAAACTCATTGGGAAAGAGCGTTATACAAAGAAGGCGTTCGATACACTATGTGAACTACTCATCGTGAAGAACTATCAAAGTTGGGCGCAACCTGGTGAACAAGTAGGTATTATTGCGGCTCAGTCTATTGGTGAGCCTTCTACACAGATGACACTCAATACGTTCCATTTGGCAGGTGTAGCATCGAAGTCAAATGTGACACGAGGTGTTCCTCGTTTGAATGAACTTCTCAAAGTATCAGCAAATCCAAAGGCGATTTCACTGACGATTCATCTAAAGAAAGAATATCGTGATTCTATTGAAAAGGCGCGTCAAGTAGCCCAAGAACTAGAACTAACACTGCTACGTGACATTGTAACAAAGGCGGCGATCTACTTTGATCCCAATGATTCAAGCACGATTCTAGAAGAAGATAAAGATGTAATTGAATTTTATAAACTATTTGAAACAGAATCACAAAAAGCAGAAACAGGTGAACAGAACGTGTATGGTAAGGGACTACTTCGTTTGGAGTTTGACAGAGATACTATGTTTAGTAAGAACATTAGCATGGATGATGTATACTTTGCTCTAAATAACAAGTTTAGTGGTGAAATTGGAATAATTTATTCAGATTATAATTCCAATAAACTGATTATGCGAATTCGTTTAGCAGTTGATAAGAAAGATCCTAACAGCGATGACATTCTAAATTTGAAGAAGATTCAGAATCGCATTCTTAATAATGTAATTATTCGTGGTATTCAAGGAATCAAGTCAGTATCATACAGAGAAGACACAAACTATTATGAACTAAAAGATAATAAATATGAACAGATCAAGCAATATATTCTCGATACAGATGGTTCTAATTTCCTAGAGATTATGAATCATCCTTATGTTGATGGCAATAAGGTGTTATCATCGCATGTCCATGATATTCATGAGAATCTAGGTATTGAAGCTGCGCGCGCTACACTACTCAATGAGATTACAAATCTATTTGCTGATGCTGGTGGTGTAGATTTCCGTCATCTTGGTCTACTATGTGATTGGATGACACGTGTTGGTAAACTACTATCCGTTGATCGCTATGGTATTAATAAACAAGATATTGGCCCTCTAGCAAAGGCAAGTTTTGAAGAGACTGAAAAGATCTTACTGAAAGCGGCTCTATTTGGCGAAGTAGATCCAGTGATAGGTGTATCTGCGAATATTATGACAGGGCAGCCCATTCGTGGTGGCACAGGATTCTCAGAGATTCTACTGGATGAAAATACACTAATGAAACTTCAAGGTTCATTGCCTCCACTTGATGAAGAAGAAGAGGAAGAAGAAGATGAACAGTCGCCAACCAATGAACAGATTGAAGAAGAACTATATGAAACTGAGGCAGATAAGTGCGCAGTGACAAATCTACGTATGAATGTTGTGATGCCTCAAGAAACTATCTTCATTGAAGAACCCGATGTAGATATTCTTGTAAATGAATAAAGGTCTAAAAATTTAAATATAATAGTATGTATGGAACAAAGTGTAGAAGGTGAACCGTCTTGGAAACATATAACTTTTTTTAAATCGGTTCATACTGGTTTAAAAAAGGTTTTATTTAAAGAATATGAATCAAATATTCCAGAAATAATTTTTAAAAAACGAGATGAAATCACTCAATATGAAAAAGAGCATAAGTGGGAACTGGCTAAAAAGTTAGCAAACCCATATGAAATGGTATACACACAAGAAGAAAAATTCCCATATCCAAACATATCTGTAGTTAAACCATTAAGTAGAAGTTATTTTAAAATGATTGAAATGTTATATGTAACTAATTTTTTAAATGAACTACCAAAAGATAAAAATATTCGTTCTGCTCATATAGCGGAAGGGCCTGGCGGATTCATGCAAGCAATTATAGATGTTGCCGAAAAAGAACATAGAACTATTAAGAAAATGTATGCCATTACATTAAAATCAGATAAATACTATATTCCAGGATGGAAAAAGTCAACATATTTTCTTAAGAAATATTCAGATATAATTAATATATCATATGGAAAAGATGGGACTGGTGATATTTATATAAAAGAGAATCAAGATAATTTTATTAAAAATATTAATGTAAAAGTTAATATTTTTACTGCGGATGGAGGGTTTGATTTTTCGCTTGATTACACGCAACAAGAAAAACAAATATTTTCATTGCTAGTATGTTCTTTTATTATAGGAATACAGACACTAGGAATTAATGGAATGTGTATAATTAAGATATTTGATACATATTCATCTCATACAAAATCTTTAATATCAATATGTGGATCTCTTTTTAAACAATACACCTTATATAAACCAGCAACAAGTCGTCCTTGTAATAGCGAACGATATTTTATTGGTAAAGAGTTCAAGGGCTTGAATAAGCAAGTATTAGATATTCTTAAAATCATTTACGAAAATAGTCTTAAAAATAATTACCCATATTTTAATCTAGATGACAATGAATATAATTTTATTGAAAATATATCAAAATTACATGAAAAGAAACAGATTGAATTTATTGATTTAGCAAAAGAATTTGCCAAAAATAATGAATTATATAAATCTTATTATAAAGATAATTTAAATAAATCATATAACTTTTGTAAAGACTTTAATATAGTAACAAAGCCTATGACATCTATGATGAACTCGGTTTAGCATAGTTTTTCAATAAATGTGTACCAACTTTTACAGAAGCATCATGTTGGCTAATTTCAGAAGAAGCCATTTTATCAATCATAGTTAACATAGTTTTCAAAGTTTCTTTATTATAACCATCTTTAGAGGTTACCATAATGAATAAATGAGGAAAGTTATTAGCAAATTCGGGAGCTTCTTCTTTCATCTCATCAAATGTTTTTCCTTCATCCCGTAAGCGTTCAACAATACGAATATTATTGCGAATAAAACCAGCTCTCATAGAAGCTTGTTCTGGTTCAAGTGGTGGCGGGGGAGCTTCTTCGCGGAGTCTAGGTGTTGGTTTATTACCCGATGGTGGTTGGCTTGACATCTCTTATATACGTATGAAATCTTTATTTTAAATTCCCGCAAAACATCAGATGGAACAACAACAAAAAGATGATCAAATAATAAAGGAGTTTCGTAGAATTATACAAACTATTAAAAAAAATGTATTAAATAAATTATCATATGAGTCGAATGATTTAAATACTATTAATAAAATTGTGAAACGATTTATACAGTTTTATATTATATTAAAGCCTGTAATATATGATAATAAATCAATTGAAACTATTCCAATTGAAGAGTTAAAGGATCTATTTTATGAAACTCTTGAAGAATATAATCGTTCACCATATTATCAAAATAAGTTAGAATATTATTTAAAACGAGATTTTATTGACTTTCCTTTATCTTTAGATGAAGAACAGATAGATTCTTTTGATATAGTTGAACATTATGAGGAGCCAAGAATTGTAGAAAATAATACTATGCTAACAGAATAGATGCCATATACATTATCAAAAGCATATAGTTATATAGTTGGCTGCCCTAAAGGTTATCATAAACGTAAAAGTTATAAATCAGTAAAAGGGAAAACAGTTCCAACACGTTGCGTAAAGTCGACAACAGTTAAGAATGAATCTTCCAAAGAATTAAAACAAACAAGACGTTTAGCAAGTGCTAAAAAACTTTTACCAGGCATTAAAACATTACGTCGCCAAGCTTGTCCACCTGGTATGATTGAGCGTAAAGAATATGCTCGTCGTTATTCTACGGCTGTATTACAAAAAGGCTTTACAAAAAAGACAAACGCTGGTAAAACTATAATAGTAAAACCTCATAAACGCAGTTTAGCATATGTAAAATCAAAATGTGTAAAAGATGTTGGTTTACCCGGCAAAGGAAATCAAAAGATTGGCCCTTTACATAAAGGGGAATTAACAAAGCATGGATATCAGATATTCCAAAAAGATAAAGATAATAAATATATATTTGAAAGTGATAATAAAACACACAAAGTGGTATCTGAAGAAAAACGCCATAAAGCCTTGCGTAGCGCAATAAGAGAATATGGCGCATTAGGAGTATACCGCAAATTAGATGCGGTGGTAAAATTATCTACCCGAACAACTACGCAAGGTTCTAAATTATGGGAAAAGGATCGTAATTGGGTAAAAGAAACATTTAGCCTGAAAGCATTTTAAAAAGATATTATAGAAGAAGATGAGAAAGTCTAACAATACAATGTACATTGCAGCTGGTGTTTTAGTAGTGGCTGCTGTTGTTCTATTTGTGATGAAACCAAACATTAAATTAGGTTACAAAGATTATAAAAAGAAGGAAGGATTTCAAACTGTAGCAGATGTAAAGTTAGCACGTGCCAAAGCAGGTGCTGAAGGCTTTGCTAGCACTCGCGTTGGTAGATCTAAAGAAGGGTTTCAAGCTATGAATACATCCAATATTATTGCGGCAAATCCTTTACCGATGAATATTCCTAGACCCGCGATGTCAAATATGGTTCAACAAGCTGCTCCTTCTGCTCCTTCTGTTGTAACGTTAGCAAATAATGCTCAAATGCCAACAATGCCCACAATGCCCACAATGCCAACAACGGCCACAATGGCCACAATGGCCACAAAGCCCACAATGCCCACAATGACAGCGAATGCGTTATCAAATGCGATGATGCCTAATATGCCTGCTGCTGCTATAGGTAGCAATACAATGGTACAGAAGTTCACTAACATGAATGATACACAAGGCACTGAATATCGCAAAGGTGCGAAGGAAGGTTTTACATCTGGTAACTATGGTATGAATGCGGCTGGTGCCAACGAATCTTACGAGCCTATGGGTGGTTATGATAATGTAAAATTATCTACAGGTAACAATGTATCTTCTTGGAAAAGTAATACTCCTGATGAACCTTTAATAGGCGCACCTTTCAAAGTAGATCAAGACAATCTTTTCATCTTTAAGAATAATCAATGCAAGCCCGAGTGCTGTGGCGCTAGTTTCTCTTGCTCTGGTGGCTGCGTGTGCACAACACCCGAACAAAGAGGGTTTATCGCATCTAGAGGAGGTAATAGAACATCCGCTCAAGAAATTTAAGTATGATATTAGTATAGATGAAAAAGGATTATAGTTCTATAATAGGTTTAGTTATTTTAATAAGTATAGTTATAATCTATATTTATTTTAATAAGAGCAGTGAAGGATTTCAAGTAAGTGCTAATAAAATAAATAGAATTAAATCTATTACAAATGCATTAGATAATGCTGTAACAGAATTTGTAGATACGAATGTATCAAATGAAAATACACAAGTAATGTCTATAAATAAAAATAATCCTCTAAAAATAAGACCAGGGCGGAAAGGGGCGCCAGGGCTAGAAGGAATGCCACGCCTAGAAATTTCACAAAGTTCACCAGTGCCACAAGTTCAAGAAGGGCCACCAGGTCCACCAGGTCCACCAGGTCCACCAGGTCCACCAGGTCCACCAGGTCCACCAGGTCCACCAGGTCCACCAGGTGAAAAAGGAGATCAAGGAGTTCAAGGACCTCAAGGAGTTCAAGGACCTCAAGGTGAAAAAGGAGATCAAGGAGCTCAAGGAGCTCAAGGAGTTCAAGGACTTCCAGGGATGAATTCACAGCCACCATCATTTACAAGTGATCAAATGAATTTATTACAACAAATTAATCAAAATACATACCCAGAATTATATAATAGACTAAGTGCATTAGCTAATAGTCCAACGATGATAAACTTATTAAATGCACTTAAAAACTTTATGGATTCTTTTGAGTCACAAAATAGAAGATCTGTCAACGTTAATGATATAGTTACATTTACAACTAATTATTTAGATACTAATATTCCAACAGTACAAGGTTTTACAAATTATAGAAAATCATTTGAAGGCGTAACAGATACTACTAGTTTAATACCAAAAGAGTATGCAAGTATTCATTAAAACTTACTAAATATATAATAGGTAGAATATATAATGGAAGAAATATATTTATTAATGTTCTTATTAGTAGTTTTTGCTGTAGCAATTTATTTAATCATACAAATTCCAGAGGTAAAAGATTATATTGCTTCTCCTTCAGGCGAATTTGGAGGTGTTCCGACATCAAGCAATAGTTCTAATGCCTTATCAAATAGAGTTACACTAAGTAATACATCGAATGTCTTATCAAATAGAGTTACACTAAGTAATACATCGAATGTCTTATCAAATGTAATATCCAATATAATATCGAATGCAATATCGAATTCTTCAAATATTGTATCAAGTAATAGTTCAAATAATTTATCAAATTACCAAACATTAAGCAATCTGGGATCAAACTATTCAAATGTAGTTTCTGGAACACCTATAAGTGGAGTTTTAGCAACTGATTTAAATTCAGTATTTAGTAACTTATCTTATAATTTATTTTATGATGGTTCTATAACACCAAGTCCAAGAGCAACTCTAGATTATGCAAATAGTATGAATTCAAAACTTAGTTTTATGACTAGTAGTGATTTGACTGATTTAAATAATAGAATTGAAACTTATTTGAACAGTGGGAATTATGCTACAATTGAAGAAGTAGCGACTAACGTAAAAGATTCACTCACTTATTTAAGTGGTTATTTAGGTTATGATATACCACCTATTAATACTATGCAAATTATTAATCTAAATAATTTGATAAATGATTCATTTACAAAAGATACTGGATTTAGTATCCTAGCAATCACTAGTGTAACGACATCAAATAACATAGATACATATAATAATATGGTATCTTTCAGAACATATTCTGCGCATTGGTATTTACAAAATAGCAATTTATCAAGTAATATATTAATATCAAATTATATTAATGTGGCTACATCATTCTTAAATGATACTTTTCCTGCCAGTAGTAATTAATTTTCTTCTTTAGCGATGAATAAATATTTTTAAATACTAGAATGATATATGACTATACGATTATTGGATATGGGATAACAGGAATGTTAGTTCTTGCTATGCTCCAAGCAAACAACGTTGATATATCGAAAGTATGTATTATAGATCCATATTTTGATGGGGGTGCTCTTTTACGTGAATATGGAAACGTAATAAGCAATACTCCATTAAGTAAATGTATTAATGCGTTAAAGTTAATTAAACCAGAGTATACTCTTCCCGAAGAATATAAGATATACGATGAAACAAAAACAACACCGTTACATGTTTTAGCGCATATAATAAGAGATTTTACAAAAAATATAACAAAACAAGTTGATGTAATAGAAGAATATGTGACATATATTAAAAAAGACGATATTTTTACAGTTCAAACAAATAGTTCTGAAATAAAGTCAAAAAAAATAATCTTATGCCAAGGTTCTAAACAAAAAACTCTAGAATGTGAAATTCCATCAATACCAATTCATGTCGCGTTAAACAAAGATATATTATCAAGATATGTAAAACCAACTGATAAAGTTATAGTGTTTGGAACTGCGCATAGTGGTTGTTTAGTATTAGAAAATTTACACCAACTCAATATACAAACAACTGCTGTGTACAAACATGATACGCCATTTTTATTTGCGAAAGATGGTGAATATGATGGTATTAAAGAAGAAGCAGAACGTATCGCCAATTCTATATTAAACGATGAATACAAAAATCTAACATTTGTTCATTCTTCAAAAATAGATCAACTAATAAAAAGTATAAGAAAATGCGATTGGATTGTATATTCAATTGGATTTAACCCAAATAAAATATGTTCAAATATTGATTTAACAAAATATGATAAAACTTCTGGTAAAATTCTTGAAACAGATAACGCATATGGATTTGGAATAGCGTATCCATCATTAGCCCCGGATTCTATTCACGTTGATGTTGGTGTTATTTCCTTTGTAGAACATATTCAAAAACAAATTCAATTATTATTAACTAATTAGATGAACACTAGTTCCCAGAAAACAGTAAATAACTTAGGAACATTTTATACAAATCTTGGTAAAACCACAAATCAAGCAATAAATAATGTAAAAAATTCTTTAAAGAATGTGAACAGTTTAATCCCTTTAAATAATTCTAAAACATCAAATAATGGATTTTTCTCAGGATTAAGTCCAGCTGCAGCTACAGCGAACTCCGCAAATTCTGGAAAAACAAGATTAGCATGGCCTTTAATTATATTTATTTTAGTATCTATTTTATTTGTTGTTATTTTCTTAAAATTTAAAGATCAAATTACTGCTGCTATTAATAATTTAGGTCAAAAGATTCGTGACACTTTTAATAAACCATCTTCTCCATTGGAAGATGCATCGAACCCAAAACCTGCCACAGTAAATGGGCCACCGGTTTCTCCTCAAGAAGAAAAGGCACTTGAATCGCAAATGCAACAACCAAAAGATATAATTGATAAGATTATACCAATGGGAAATCCTGAAGTATTTAATGTAAGTAAAAATGAATTTACATCTGAAGATGCTGAACCATTATGTAGAGCACTTGGAGCTGAACTCGCTACTTATGAACAAGTAAAAGATGCTTGGTCAAAAGGAGCTGATTGGTGTAACTATGGTTGGGTAAAGGGACAAGCAGCTGTATATCCTACACAAGAAGATTCTTGGAAACGTATACAAGCTGGACCTGAAGAAAATAAGAATTCTTGTGGTATGCCTGGAGTAAATGGTGGTTATTTTGATAACCCTGACCTACAATTTGGTGTAAACTGTTATGGCTCAAAGCCAACTCAATCAGAACATGATCAAGAACTATTAATGAGGAAAGGTAATATTCCTAAAACAGTGCCACTTCTAAAAATTGATCAAAAGATGGAAGAATATAAGAAACAAGCAAACGATTTAGGAATTCTACCTTTCAATGAAAATAAATGGGATCAATAAACTATTCTTCTTTTCTACTATTCTTAAATGATGTATATTTATTCATTTGATCTAAAATATAAGGGTCAATATTCTTTTCTTTCTTAGATTGCTCATCATCAGAATTACTATAATTATCTTCTAGATACTGTAAGTATGTAGAAGATTTTTCTAAATTAATATATTGATATGCTAAAACAATTAAACATCCAAATAATTGAGATGCACAGTTTGCAAATAGATCATCAAGTATATCATTCCAATAATTTAAAAAAGAATACCAATTTTCATATGGGATTTTAAAATTAAAGTGATACCAATGTTCATCATAGTTATTATTTATTGGAATATTATAATCATAAAATTTATCAATATGATAAAAAAATAACATACTTGCTATTGTATTTTCTAGAATTTCAATATTCTTACTAAAGACATATCCATTTCTAGATATAAGAGGTATATAACCTTCTTTAATAAATTTGGTAATAGCATGTTTTCTCGGCATATAACCAAACTTATAAGAACATATCTCTTCATTCTGCCATTCTAAAAACCAATTTTTAAGAATAGTATTTTTACTCATTCTTACACCTATTATTAGTATATTTCTAATTAAATAAAGAGTCATATGTTTAAACCATCTTTATAATCATACAGCGCCTAGACCTTCGGACCAGGCTGTTGTATTCTACAAGCGCCTAGACCTTCGGCCCAGGCTGTTGTATCGATAAACTCCACAAGCGCCTAGACCTTCGGCCCAGGCTGTGGAGGTAGTTGAGGAATCTTTTTTAACTTCATATTTGTTTCAAATGTTCTAGCACCTTTAACATATTTAACAACGTCACTTGTTTCATCAACTTTTTTCTTTGATGAATAGTAATCATGTAATGATTCTTCAAGTGATTTAAATGTTAATGGTGAAGCGTGTTTTTCTTCTACAATTTTTAACTTTCCACCAACAATTTGGATAATAGCATTTTCCATATTATTCTTTTTTAATTCTTCTATTACTCTTTTTTCATAATCATCACGAACAGCACGAGCATTTTGTGTTTGTTTCCAGAATTGTGATGCTAAATTATCATAATGAACATAATTACGAATTAAACTAGCAACATCTTCTTTTTGTGTTAAACTCATTATTCAGTTATTTGTTTTTAAGCAATTTTTTTTTACGCTATCGGGATGTTATACTTGAACTTTTTATATCATAATAAATGAAAATACAAATTGTAACGATACATAATATCATAACGATAAATAGTACTGTTGTAAGAATAATATAAGGAAATATTCTTTCAAGAATATGATTCAGCATCGGTTCAATTAAATATATTTGAATATATTTACGATTTTCTTCATTGTTTAGTTTTAAAAATACTTTATTAATAAATTTTTGTATTGTATCTCCCATATTTACTATGCCTAAAGCCTTTTAAATATTATATCGCAGATGTATTTTACAGCTCCAGTATGGAATAGTTCTAAAAACTTATATAAAGTTGCTTTTCTTCCATCATATGATTTTGAATATAGTGAATATCGTGAAACATCTTCCGGTAATTTAACGGATCCTCCAAATGAGTCTTCTGAAAAGTTTAATACTATTATAATATCAATCGCGAATACTATTTATAATGAAGGAAGTAACTGGTTTTCATCTCCAATTAAACAATCAGTATTTCTTAAAAGAGTAAGACATACGTATTCATTTCCAACAGATGGAAATAACTACGGAGGAAATATGCTACGGGTAGTATTTAGTCCAACAACACTCTTTATTAAAGCAAATATATTTGAAATTCATTGGACAACACGATTTGAAAATTATACTGAAACACATTCTGATAATATTGAATATTCTGAAGATTTAACACAAGCGGAACCAACAAGGACAATAGTAATTCAATCTCATCCGGCAGATATTGAAATACTAGAAAATGAAGATATACCCTTTGATAATTTACCTTCTGAATTGGAATTATCATCCCGAGCAATTCAGAAAAAACGTGTCCGAGAGGCAAGGCTAAAAGCAGCAGTTGCTACAATGAAAGCTGAACAAATGGTGGAGAAGTATTTCCGACGCTATGGAACTAAAATTAATACAGATTTTGATTCCGATTCAGACCTTTCATTTGAATCTGAAGAAGAAGATTCTGAATAAGAATCAAAAAAATATACGCTTACATTATTACAGAAGCAAAGATGGCATCCAATAAAACTGTTCAAAACGTTATGACTGGATTATTTGTCGTAGGTGTCGCCGTGTTAGGATTATATCTATTAAATCCATCAATGTTCAAAAAAGAGGGTTTCCAAGGCACAATGTCTGCGGCTTCTAACTACTCTGCCCCCGCTGGTCTAAATGCCATTAATGGACGTGTTCGTGAAGAAGAAGTAAAAGGTAATCCTGATGTAGTGCCTAATACCCCCGCGGGCCCTGCTGACTTTGGCAGCGCTGAAGCCCCTTCTGGTTGCTATCCTCGTGATCAACTAACACCTTCTGAACTCTTACCCAAAGATGTAAATAGCACATGGGCTGAACAAAACCCTATGGGTACTGGTTCTTTAGCGGGTAAGAACTTCTTATCTGCGGGTGCATTAATTGGTGTAAACACAGTTGGCCAGAGCTTACGTAACGCTAACTACCAGTTACGATCTGAACCCCCGAATCCCCAAGTGGCTGTATCTGTATTCTTAAACAGCACTATTGAACCTGATGTAAATCGTCGTAATTTAGAAATTGCTTAAATAAAAGGTTTAAGATATAAAGGATAAAATATACTATATTTTATTCTTCATAGGTCATAGTATGGATTTCAATCCTATTAATGGTATCAAAAAACTATTTGGCTTAGGTCAATATCAATTAGTATATGTAAAAAGCACAATTGATAGCAAAGAATACTTAGTTCGTGATATGCCTGATAAACAAGAAGCATCTAATTTAATGGCAAAAGTAAGACTTCGTCTTAAAAATTTAAAAATACATTTAGAATCAAAGTTTCCTGATAAGCCACAAGTAAAACAACTAATCCAGAATTTTGAAGCAGATCCTTCAAGATTTTATGAATCAACACCTGACGCTGATTTAACAAGTTATAGTGTAAATAAAGGTGAATCAGTTCATTTATGTTTACGACAAAGAGAAAAAGATAATGAAAGTTTAGTCCCAGAAGATGTAATGATGTTTGTAGCAATACATGAAATGGCACATATGATAACAAAAACAATAGGGCATGGACCCGATTTCTGGAACAATTTTGGTTGGTTATTAAAAGAGGCAGAAACAGCAGGATTATATAAAGCTCAAGATTTTAAAGCACATCCAGTTAAGTATTGTGGAATGTCAATTACTGATCAACCTTCGTATGATCCTTCAAAAGATGGAACTGATTTATCATTAGGTACACTAGGATAAGATGGAAACTCCGACAATGAAAACACAGTTTCGTGATTTTATAAAAAAAATTACTAAACCGAAATTGTTATCAACATTAAAACCAATTCCATTTAATATTTTAAGAGGAGATTCTGAATATATTGTTGAAACATATCCATTTTTTACAGTTAGTGATCTAAAACTTGCTATTTATGAACAGTTTGAAAAAGAGTCTTTTGCAGCACCCAACAATCAACTTATCTATATTGATAAAGGTGTAGGTATTGAACCAATTAATTTTTTATGGGATGCCCCAATGTTAAAAAATCCTCAGCTTGATCTTATTAACAACTATTTTGTAAATCCTGATGGTTCAAAGAAAAATGTTAAAATTATTCTAAATGACAATATATTACTTGAAAATAAATTAAAAAATAATACAATACAACTATTATTTTATAAAGATATTGAAAAATATTTGAGTGATACAAGACCATTTTCTGAAAAAATATTTAATGGTAGAATTTATCCATATTTTCCTTTTCTAAAAAATGGTGTAAATTATCCTAATGAAGCCGATCTACAAATACTTTCATTAAAATTAGAATACTATAATACAAAGTTAGAATATATAAATACAATTGAAAACTTATTATCACAAGGAGATCCATTAACGGAACCTGTATTTGCTGGTTTACGCTTTTTAAAACTTACATGGCCTTATTGCCCTATTCAAGATAATATTGATTCATATTTTTATGAAATAGATGTGAATCCTACACGTCCATATTTAAGATTATTATCTTCAGGAAATAATACTATTTCAAAAGTTCATTTAAAAGATGTTGATAATAAAATACCCAGTATTCATGATATACAGTTACTAAGTCAATGGTCAGAAGAAAAGAATCCTATTCCAGAAAATGATTTTATTATTGGTAAAATAGCTCTTCGTTGTACTATATTAAATTTACCATTTATTTATGCAACAATTCGTTTATGTCACGATGGTTCATTTGATGTAATTATTGAACCTCCAAAAGGGTTACGTAGATTGGATATGGGAAGTGATTTTGGTGATACGTTTGAAGAAGATATTGTAAATGGCCTTGATAAGATTAATATTAAGAATGTTAATCCATCTATAAGTTCTGGAAACTTTATTTTTGGACTACAATTATCTGCTAATTCTCAAGTTATAACAAAAAAACAGTTTGAAAAACGTATTTCATTATTTAAATCTATTTTTCAAGAAATATCTCCTTTACCAAACGAACAACCTTTTTATATGTTACGTTATAAATTAGTGAATAATTTTAGCAATGAAGATAATATTTCAAACTATTTAACACAATTAGCAAATAAGAAGATTATTAGCGGTGATGAGTTAGTATCTGTTATGATTTCTTATGTAGCAGAAGAGTTCCAATTAGATTTAAATACTGCTCGTCAAAAAGTAAGTGATTGGTTTACAAAGCGTGATGAGATTCAAAAGATTGTGATTGGTGAAACAAAAGAATATACACCGTTTAATAATACTGGTATAGATATTTCTATTTTCCAAAAGAAGAATTTATATACGTTCCATTTGTATAATGTTGATAGTTTTATTAGTTTAGAACGAATTATTACTTCATTATCACTTATATTAAGTTTACCAGAAATAGATTTGAAAGTATCAGAAAAGAAGGTGAGAGAGTTTCAAGCACTAGAAAAAATATCTAGAACAGAAGAAGAAGAAGAAGAAGTTGAATCTGTTCCAGAATCGGCAGAAAACTCTAAATATCTTGATGAGTTTGATGATGATTTAATGCAAGACTTTTCTGAGTCACCAGAAACAGAAGAAGAATCTTCTCATTCGAATGTTCAGGTTCTAAGAGAAAAGATTCAAAATGATTCAAAATCACCTGAAGAAGATTTGAAAGGAGTTCAACTTATTCAAGAAAAGAAGATAAAAGTTGCGACATCAGAAGATACATCAAAAGGTGTAGCAAACTTCTTTATACAAAAGTTAAAAGAAGTAGATAAATCATTATTTGATTTTCCTATTACACACCCATCTGATTTAGGATATGTTCAAGCTTGCGCGGCAAACGAAATGAGACAACCTGCTGCTTTAACAAGAGCACAATTTGATGATATGAGAAAAATATATGAAGAGGATGATGTCGATTTTAGAGTATATCCTCCCAATGAAGGTGAAACGTTTGAAGAACCAGATAAGTTTAGCGATCCTAATAAAATAATTACAGTATTACGTTATAGAAATAACTATTATGTATGTAGTGAACTATTTTGTACACGTGATGAAATTGTTGTATTAAAGAAAGATTTTATTGGAACTAAGTTACGCACAACTATTATTGAACCAGATGGGACAGAAATCAATTCAAAACCACCAAATACATGTCCTTTTTGTCTAGGAAAACTTATTACAAATCGTAAGAAACCTGGTGAAAATGAAACTGTATTACAAAGAGCGTATAAACCAAAAACTATAAAAAGACATGTGTGGATTAATTTTCTTAAAAAATCTTCTCATCCAAGTGGATGGCAACTACCTTGTTGTTTTATTTCTCCAAGTGCTATTCAGTTCAAAGATTTAGGAAGAGGAGAGTTTGAAAAGTATAAGCCTAAGGTTGAAGATGAAGATGAAGAAGATGAGTTTGGTACTGAATTAGAAAAAGGTAAATCGTTCCCTTATACGCTTGCTTTATCTAGAATTAAGAAGAAATATATTGTTGGAGATGTTATACCACTCGATATAGCAGAAAATAATGAACCTCAAATTGGCTTATTACCAAAACAATTAGATGAACTGTTTGAACAAGATCCTTCGACAATTGTTGGACGTTTTGGCAATTTACAAAAAATTCTTCCAAATGCAAAAGGATTTCTACGTATAGGTGTTGAAAATAAGAAACGATTTCAAGGAGATAGTTTCTTAGCTGCGATTGCACCTTTTTTTGGTAGAAATAGTGCTATGGAGATGAAAGTTCGTATGTTAGAAGTTATAATTCCTAAAGTATTTCTTACTATGAACTATGGAAACTTAATGATGGAATTCTATTCTCCTACTGATCGATCTATTCCAAAACAACGTTTAGAAAAATGGTCAAAAGAACAGTTAAATGTAACATATTCTGATGAAAATTCTTTAGAAATTGAGCGTATTTATAAATCATATAATAGATTTAGACAATGGCTATTATCTGAAAATACAACGAAAGAATACAGACAATTTGGTATGATATTATCACAAACAAGTTTAATTCAACAAGGTATTTCACGTGCTGGTATGACATTCATAAATATTGATATGGCTGAAGATGGAACTATATCAATTCGTTGCCCCCCATATGGTTATAATGATGATATTAATACAAATAATGATGTTGGTTTTCTATTTCATCATTATACTGGTATTTGGGAACCATTATTTTATGTAAATAATATTGAAACTGGTTTAACAAATATTGAACCTTATCAACTAGTATTTTCAAAATCAAATTATGAAGCATGGCCTAGTATAGTTAAAAAATTATTAAAACAGTATTCTAAAATATGTTCTGGTCCTGGAAGAACAGTATATACTTCTCAAACAAGAGTAAATTCTGATTCATTAATACCTGTAAGTACTGCACAAGGATTATTAAGACAAGTAAGCCAAGGTTTTCCAAACTTTTCAATAAGTGGTATATTAAGAGATAGTTTTAATCATGTAAGTGCTATTGTATGTGAAGAAAAACGTTCTGATAAAAACTATCAAGTGCTGCTACCAGTTATAGATGATGGTGTTTATATTCAAGAAGAAATTTATTTAAATTATGAAGAAATAGAACCAGAATCATTTGAAAATACAATGCGCATCTATTCAAGATATTTAAAACCTATTATTTCTGGTTATCCTAATTATATTCCTGTAGCAATTGCTATTAATAATAATCAATACGTTGCCATAATTCTAAAAAATGGTTTATATATACCAATAATTCCAACAACAAGTATTAAATCAGATTTGAAAGTAGTAAAAGTAAACGATTTTGATTGGATTATTAATAGAAAGATTGCCTTTGAAAATAAAGATTTTGATAAGACAAAAACTGAAACATATAAGATTGAACAAGAAGTTTTAGTTGAAAAAGAAATTGATGAAATATATCAACATTTACGTGTAACATTTGGAAATTATGTTGCGAAATATGGTTCACCTTTTAAAGACACGTTACAAAATGATATTATTGATAGAAATGATTTAAGTTTAAATGAAAAACGTTTAAGAATGATATTATTATTAGGAAATGTAGTAATGTCTTGGTTTAGCACACAAAAGTCTGAACAGAATATGTTATCTGTATTACGCAAAGATTGCACTATACAAGGTCAAACCACATGTAATGATAAATGTGTTTGGACGGAAGATTCTGGTTGTAAGATTCATGTAAAAGAACAATACAAAAATGTAAATATGGCGTATTTATTAATGTTACGTTTATTTGATGAAATTCTCAGATATTCTGAGCAAAGAAAACAAATCTTTGAAAATGAGATTACAAAACTTGTATTTTTAAATCAACCAATATTTTTAAATGATCAATATATTTTACCAGAAAATAGTTTAGAATGGTCAGAACTTCTGCGCAGCACATCTATGATAAGAAAATCTGAAGCATCAAGATTTTTTGAAGAATTTTCAGAAAATGAATTAGTTGAAAAAGAAGAAAGCGATGAAATCTTTGAAATACCAGAATCTGTTAAAGAGTTCTTACATCTTGATTCAAATACAAATCTTAGATTTAAAGTTATTTCAAATGAATCATCATTGGTACCCATATTAAATACTCTGGCAATAAATCCAAAAGATATTGTTGGCTATAGTGCTGTGCCAGAACAATTTGATATTAAACAAATTATGCGCTTAGGACAATTAACATCATCTTATATAATACAATTAAATGCGCTGATTACACCAGTTTCATTTAAAAGAATTTCATCAATAGATGATAAAAAACCAATTATCATTCTATTAATCACAGAAGGCGCAATAGGATTTATTGTTAAAAATAATAAATCAGTGAAGTTAAACTATTCTGATGTTCCAGTTAAGATTCTTCCTCAATGAAGTTACATTCTGGTAATGGAAGAACAATTGCTTTATTTACTTTCATATCAAGAGCTCGTTTACGACATTCTAGCATACCAGCAACTTCATCATCTAACATGTTTAAACGAATAAGTCTATAGTTTTTATTATCTGGATGAAGAATTACTAAACATAAATCAACAATATTTAATCCATAGAACTTCTCCAAGAAATATTTGTATATATTTAACTGGAGAGTATAATGCCAATAATTTGTATCTGGTAAATGTTCTACAGGTCCGAATCCATTGGCAAAATCATTTTTAGTTTTAATTTCTTTTGAACGTTTCCAATCATAAATTACATAGCCATTGCGTTCCTTATCAAAGAATACCATATCAATAGAACCACATAGTAAATACTCTTTCATCCATACTTCCCATTCAGAACGGTAAGGAACTAGATCGTGTTCCACGTCGCGCCAAAAATTCATAAAATACTTCCATTCAATTGTATCATAATTTGCTGGATCAATCTGTTCAGAAGATCCATGTAGAAACTGTTCAATTGCTAAGTGCATCGCAGTCCCTTTTGTGGATGCCTCTTTACCAGAATCGTTCCAAGTTTTCTTAATCTGTTCTGGAGTCATTCCATACCAAACACTTGATGTCCATTTAGCAGATTTCATCATCTTTTTAATTGTAACATCTGGATCAAAGTGGGGGAAGAAATCGTGAATAAATTTAGTACAACTAATCACACCTTCACTTGATCCATCAATATAATACGTATGTGTCGGTTCATGGAATCTAATATTATCGTCGCGTGGATGTTTATTTATAAACGAAAGTTTTTGCCAAGATTGAGGCATCTTACTATTAGTAATTATAATCAACCTTTAATTCATTAAATTTTTTTAACACTTTACAGGCATAATAATAGGAGGGCGAACTTCTTCTCCATTAGAACAATGAGCATTATAATAATCATTATTTAATTTAAAACCGGCTTCGCAACTGTAGCAACCACCATTTCTTAATACAGAACCAGATGGGCATACACAAAATCCTTCTTTTTGTTTTACAGAAGCGTATATAATAAAAGCAATTAATAATATAATTATTAAAATTGGAAACACATACTTATTTATTATTTTCATATACTTCATTCTATTCTATGCTGTTATAACAATTGGGTTGAATAGAATTAAAAGGGTATTCTCTATTTACGCATTTTGTATCAATTAAATTATAGTTGTCAGGGCAATTACAATTAATAGAAACCGGGTATTGATCTGAACCTTTCCATTGTTTATAATAGTTTTGCCCCCAACGCGCTACCCCTTTATAATTTGTAAATCCTTGTTTTACACCTTTGGCATAAGTAATAAAAAGTATAGATACTATAAATGCTATAATAAATACAAGTAATCCAGGATTAAATGATTCCATTGAAACCTTTTTCATCTAATTTATATATTTATTCTGTAATTCAATTAACGAGTTTTACTCGCTAATTCAATTAACGAGTTTCACTGTGTAATTCAATTAACGAGTTTCACTGTGTAATTCAATTAACGAGTTTTACTCTGTAAAACCAGCTAACTCCATATATAATCTACCTAACTTATTGTCCCCTTCAATCGTCCCATTTGTCTTTCTCATGCCTCCAAGATTCTTAATGCTACTCTTAGTATAATATAGCAAGTATTTTCCAGCTTTTCTAGCACCTTCTAGAATCTTACGCATCCTCTCATCTTTCTTATATCTTTGTTCTACTGCTTTCCGTAGTAACTCATCTTTCTTCACCAGATAGTTACTTTCATTGTATACAACTTTATATTTCTTAAATGCAGCATGGCGTAATTCAGCTTTAATATCATTTATCTCTTCATTAATTAACTCATGGTCTTTATCATATGATAGTGGGACTGTTTCATCTTTTGTTTCAAGTTTACGTCTACGTAAATATGCTTGATGAATAGTTCCTTCACGACTAAATAGTGTTTTTGCCAGATCAGGATTTGTTGTCCCATACTTATACACCATAGCAGCCATAAAATGCTCAATTGAAGGATATACTATAGATGGATCATCTGTATCTTTGATACGGAACGGTGTTTGAGGTGATATATAACGAGCAGATTCTTTATCACCAATCTTTAGTTTATCATCAAGTTGAGCATCAAAGAAGAAATTGAACACTTGATTACTAGCATATGCCTTTCGTACTGGAGCAGCTGTTCCAAGCTCTACTGGAATTGTTCTTTCTGCCGCTGCCGCTGCTGTTTTAGCATGTGTTCTCTCAGCCGTATCTTCTTTTACTGCTTCAACAACGTTTTCTTCTTCTCTTGTAAGCAAGTTTTCTGGTGTTTGGTTCTTAGTGACTACAATTCTTTCTGGTTCAGAATTCTTTTCTAGAACTTGAGCAACTGCTTGAACTGTAGGTGTAGCCAACTTCATTGTCTTCTTTGATTTTGTAATAGGGACAAACTCTTCTTCTGAAACTACTTCAGGCACAATATCACGAGATTTAACAAAGATAAACCAACGATTTAGGAATGAGAACTTTTTGACTGAATCACTCATAATATAGTTCTTACCAAACTGTTTTGCCATATCATACGACGTTCCAAACATGTTTGTGCTGTTCTTCAATCCTAGAGCATTTGCTTGAGTTTCATTTAGTAGTTCACATCCAACTTCTTTCATTCGTTCAACAAAATATGAAAATGATACTAAATATTCATCATGAGGATTTCCAATACTAATGAAATCAACATTAATCTTATGACCTAGCGATGAATCATTGGGTTCTAATTCATCAATATCATAATCTTTGCGAATATTCCATAGTATAGCATCTTTTTCCATACCAGTTAGAACACCACCTTTAGAAGTATCTTTAAACATATCAAATACAGAATCCCCATCAAAACAGCATCCAAAGAAATAGCCGCCTACTTTCAAACATTCGCGAATATTTTTTAATAAACCATCAAGTGTTTCTTTCTTTTCAAAGAAATAGTGTAGAGCAAACATACAAGCCATAGTATCTGCTCCTTCTTTTAACTTATTAGCAGCTTCACGTGATACATATGGTGGAATAGAACTAACTGGTGAGAATCTACCATAAACACTTCTGAGAATATCACTTTCTTCCGCACTTGAACCAGCATTACCATCAATAATTCTCTTAGAACCATCACCAATTACAAATATCATTGGTGGAACTTCAACACGTCTATTCTTCTGTTTAAATGTAATATAACGAGCATATGCGCCATCTTCCGTATTTGTAATATTATCGCCGGCATAGTCGATACCAAGAACAAATGATACTTTATTATTCACCCAGCGACGAATGTCAGAACCTTTACCTACCGCAATATCAAGTAATGTCTTATTTCCACCTTTTAATACCGTATTATATAATACAATTTCTTTGATATATTGGTTATGGAACTCACGTAGTCCACGAACAAATAGTAGATCTTTTTGAGGCGCTTTACGTTCAAAGTATTTGAGTGAAATATTATCACGTTGTTCTATTTTTTTCATTGTAGAATTTACTTCTGCGTGGTTTGGATTTGTATTTCCAGAACGAATCATAGATTCTGTAACAGGATCATGAATACTATTCCAAACACTATCTGCCACATCTTCTGAGTTCAATGTTCTTGCTAAAACCCCTTTTTGTAAACGCTCAGTCTTATCATGACGAATACGAATAGGAATCCAACGCCAACCTTCTGCCATTGTTGGATCATATCTCATTTCAATAATACTTTTATCTTGAATTGGTTCATTGTTTAGTTCAGTAGATACATATTCTTCAGATGTGGCAGGGTCAAACTTGATTTCGCCATATGATACGGAAGCCTTCTCATCAAAATACTGTTTAGGATGAAATAGCACTGGTCTATATTCATTTCTATTTTGTCTTCTATCTTCAACTCTTTCATTTAAAATCATATCACGTGGATTGAACGCTTTATTACGACTACTTCCAACATATAGACGCATAGTTTTATAACGAACTGTTTCATTTGTTTCAGGTTTAATCCCAGAAACCACTTTATCTTGTTTAGGGTTATTTGGAACTTTTTCAAATCGCACTAAGAAATCAATTGTATTATCTTCAGATGGTTTCCATTTAAATTGATGATAGAATGTTGCACCAGGCTTAATAGTTTTTCTTTCTTCATCATATCCTGGCAGTGGTAGAGTATTAGGAGTGAAGATTAAACCATCTGTATAATAGACTCTATACGTATCAAGAACTTTAGCAGCAGTTTTAAATATAGAAAGATCATTTGCTCTTGCTTGAATAAACGTTTTCATTGATACGTTTACTGTAATTTGAGACGTTAAATAGGAAAGAAGTTTCTTTGGGTTTTCTTTCGCATTAAATGTTTTTACCCATTTTTCTAAAATAGAATGACGCGATTTCTCTTCATCATCTTTATTATAGAAAGGATACTTGCTTACTAAATTTCCATCAGTGGCATAATAAATATCAAATGCCATAAATATGTTTATTGGCTGTTTTTTAGAAGTTTTTGTAACCCATTCACCGTCAATAATAGTTTCACGATTTTCAATACAACTTAATCCAGTGCGATATACGTTCATTCCCATATCAATTAAATAGAACTCACCATCCGAATCTGTAAATCCTAGACAACGTAATCCATCCGCTTTATCCGTAACATTGTAACCAGTGCGAATATTTGGAACCGCTTCATCAATCACTTCACTAAAATTTGGCTGTTCAAGTGTTACTGGAGAACATCCAAGAAAACGGTTTGCTTTTGTTAACGATTCATATTCTTGTATCACTTTTTCCTTTTTTGATTTCGTAATTAAGACACTATTCTTTTGAATACCGCGTAGAATTTCTCCAACACCTTTAATAATACGTTTGATTGCCGATTCAACTGTATCATTTTCCATGCGTAGAAGTTCAACTTCCATCTCATATAAATAAGGGGCAAGTGATAAGTCTTGATCTAAAAACTTCTGTTGCCATTTAAATTCACCTTTTTGTGTTCTAGCACTGCTTCGCACAATCGATAAATCATAACGAATACCAGGCTCTTCAAATGACCAACGACGAATCATACGAAACGCCTTTCGTTGTGTAGGCCAACGCGTTAACATATCTTTGATACCAATTTCATTATTTGCCATTGGAATTTCTCTACGTGTTTTGATTCGCACATCATATTGTTCAATATCAACATTTGCCTCTGCGGAACTTCTATCTTTAATCATAGCAACAAACGGTTTATTTAGTAGTGAATCATCACGACAGTATTGTTGAATAACACCCATGCTTTGAATGGTAAAGCGCACATGTTCGGGTGTTGTAATTGTTAGTCGGTCTTCTTGAGAAAGCTCGCGCATATTTTTTGATCGTAAACGTTGGGCTACTTGAAAGAATGTTGTAGCATCCACAGTTCCTTTGCCGAATGTACATTCTAACTCGTGGTCAGGATGATCAATCCAGTTTTGAATCTGCCTCTTTATACTCTCAACTTCTTTTTTTGATAACTCCATTGTATATTCCTATAATAACAAATAGACAATGCTTTAATTCTATATTCAAACATATTCAATTTTAACTAATATCAGTAATGTAGTTAAACTCATTGTTTATATGACGTATTGTCTCAGATTTTCCAACTGCCGCGGCATAATCTTCTTTCTTAGATTTGTTTGGCAACACTAAATGAAATGAATCATATCTTTCTTTGAGTTCTTTTAATGTTCCAGATGATTCACACCATTGATACTTATATGTCTTTTCTAGTTCAAAAAACCAATTCTTAAAGAATGATCGTGCCTCTTCTACATTTTGTTTCACATAGATGCTGCGGCAACCAATTGATACAAGATAAATAGGATATTCATTGCTCCAAGTTCTTAAATCTTCAGGATATGAAAAAAATTTCTTATGAACTTCATCCACTTCCATATATTGAAATCCTAGCACATAAGAAATACCTTTCGAAAGTTCGGGAGTATGTAATGGTGGCGATACTGCGGAACTATCTTGTTCTTGTAGTTGTTCAATAGCCTTCTTGCGATTCCATTGACGTCCTTTGAGTTCAGATTCAAATCGTCCATTTAAATCTACAATAAACTGTCGTAGAATATTTTTACGGGTTAGGAAATTTCCAGCTCGATATTCTGGATTTGTGTGCCATAAATATAAAGAAACCGGGCCTGGTGGATCAAGTGGAATTACACCCACTCCACCGGGACCAACAACAGGGGTTTCAGAACCTTCACATGTATCGGAAATTACCTGAATTTTAATATGTGGAACTGAAATATCTTTATTTTGATTTTGAGAAATCCATGAAGAAATCTGTTTTTGAATATTATTAATATCCATTTTGCTACTTATAAAGAGTGTTCAAACTTTAAACCTACATTATTAGTTATGTAACATTTCTTGTGCAATTCTCTCTTCTTTTTCTCTATCTTCAAATGCTTGTCTGTTTTGTTTACAAAAATCTAAAAACTGTTTCATTTCATCAAATGTTTCAGTATTTAGTTTTAACAGATCAAAAAAGATACCATTTGAATTTTCAGAATAGAGACTATTTGTAGATTTCAAAATTCTAAAAATACCTTCTTGTTCAATCTTAGTTAATAATTTAATTTCTTCTAAAAGTTGTTTGCGTTTCTCATAATCGTCACTCATCTTCTAATACGAGGTCGTCTTCTTCATTATCGTCTCTTTCCGCAGAACCTAGTTTGCTAACAAATGTACCAACACTTAAAATAGATTCATCATTTACTTGAAAACGAGACTTCTTAATTTCTACACGAATTGTATCTCCAATATTCACTTTATCAAATTCTTCATTGCCAATATGTAGATCACGAGGGATAATTACACGGATAGCATCTTTGTAGTTAATATAGATACCCATCTTATTTTTACGCATTACACTACCTTCAATGACAATACCATCAGGGGGATTTAATATATTTCCTTGAATTTGAACATGGTATACAAAATCACCTACAAAACGACCAGCAGATGCCTTTCCAAGTGAACGTGATAATAGTTTTAGTGTATCTTTAACGACAAATCCATGGCGAGAACATTTATTTTCTAGTTTATATTTTATTTTATTTAATAGAATTTCATCAATAGACCGAATCTGCTTTGATAAATCTTCTGGAGATAAGGATACTTGTTCCTCAAATAAAACGTTATGTTCCATTCTTACTAGTATTTATATATATACTATTTTAAACCAATTTTTTATGAATTTTACATATTATTTCTTTTTTGTCACCACTAAATGATTTGTTTTAATAGCAGAAATTGGTCTGTAGAACCATCTTAAATTATTTACTTTCTTAATATCCATAAAACGTAACACAAGTTCTCTTAAAGAACAATAACGAGGTGCGCTCTTGAACTTACGCTTTCCGTCTTTTGGATCCATAATTTCTTCATTTATATCATACTCATAATTATATCTTTCTTTTAGAACTTTTCCTAAAGGATACATATAATTCAAATGATGTGCTAATGTTGTAATATTGTGGCACGCTTCTCCTTTTTCAGGTTCTTTACCAACAGAAGGGGGTGACTTATTTGATTTGAACATTAAAATTTCTTTCATTGGAACTAAGAATCCATAGAAGTTTCCAGTATTTTCTTTATTTACTTTTAATGTATTATATGTATCTTTTTGATCTGTTTCTAAATCTTTAACAATAGCAGGGAAACAAGGTTTACCATCTTTACAAATATATTTTATATCAAACGGAGGAGTTTTAAATTCAACGTATCTAAAATAACGTTTATCTTTTACAAGTTGTTCTCTTGCCACTTTTGCTATTAGTTCATCCATTGTTTTTATTAACTTATATTGTTCCATAGGTAAAATAAAATTATCCCAAATATATTCTAATACTATTTCAGCAAATAATGATCTATCTTCTTCTTTTGTTTTAATTGTTTCATAAAACCAATATATCATCTCAAGTCTTTCTATAGAATTTTTAATTAAATTATCATTCATTTTATACTTTTCTTTAATAGCATTTACTACACTATCAGATGGTTTAGATTCTAAAATTCCTTTTTCGATTTTCTTTGCCATATTTACAAATGTTTGCCAGAATTTTAGAATCATATCATTTGATATAACTTTTTCTTCTTCTTCTCTTTTTGTTTCAGAAATTTCTTCCGCCTTTGGTAACACTTCTTCTTTTACAGGAATAAATACATCTGTTTTAACAGGGTAGTTCTTAATACGTAATGCAAGAGGTATTTCTAAATCTTGTAGCGCAAACGGTTGGAACACATAATATCCATTTTTATATATTAAATATCCTTCTTTGTTATTTAATACAAGTCTAAACGATTTATTATCAACAATATCATATAATATAGAAAACAATGATTCTTTAGGAATTTCTGTTAAAATATTTTGTATATCTTCTAATTGTAAAAATGGAACTTGTTTATCTTCAAATGTTTTTTTAATAGCACGTTTCACTTGTGATTCTCTCCATCGCGAAGTATAATCATCATATGTTAATGTACTTGCTCCTTTGATATCAATATCAAGTGGTTCAACTGCGCAAGTATATTCACATTCTGCCCAGTCACATAAATTAGTATAATTTTTATCATTAATATCAACTAATTCACCTTCTGGAGGATCATTTTGGGCATTAATTTGTAACCTCGCCTCCATATTTGTTATCATATTTCCTTCTTTATTTAAATTACAATCTATGGCATATCGTTTTACAACACGTGATATTCTTCCTATTTGTAACGCTTTTGTCATACCAATTCTATACATATATAAATCTGCTGATTCTCGCGATTCATTTAAACTATTTACCATTAAATATACTGTACAGTTGCGTTTAGCGAAAGGTATATTTGGATGCGCATGGCTACATGTTCTGATTCCACGCCCTAACACTTGTTCCATCTTATTTAAGTGAAACCAACTATCAAATACATATATTTCTCTTATAAATTTAAAATCAATACCTTCAGATGCCACTTGAGAACCAATAACAACTTTAATTTGAGATCCATTATAGTTATCAAACGCACGTTCTGATGATACTGCGAAATTATTATTTGGACTAATATCTTTTCTACCAGTTAATAACACATATTTAGCAGGAACAAACGTGTGATCAGATTCTCTATGTTCTCGTTCCTTAAATCTACATAATGCACATTGACGACCTCCTTCTGCTATATTTCCTTCTACTAATAATGATTTATCACGACCAAAAGGCGTATAACCGTTTGCTTCTAATGCAAGAGCTAATGGAAGTGCGCCAGATTTAATGAAACGACTGTAAATAAATATAGGACCTTCAGCATTTTTTATTCTCTTAATAATATAGTTTGCTTTGGGTGAATAGTTCGCTAAATTATCTTCCAGTAACCAAGTAGGTCTTCCTATTTTAGAACTAAATCTGCGTAAACCTGCCAATGAATGAGAACGCTCATCAAACACATTATCAAACCCGCTATCACGAATACGTTGTTCTAAATCTTCATCTTGATACGAAGATGGATAAATCCAATTACCAGATTGAATCATAGTATCAATACTTGATACACCTAACCCATATGAACCAACTGATTCATTAAGAATTCTAATATAATTAGCATAGTTTTCTTTTCCAAATGCAACTGGAATTAATGGTAGTCTTAGCACACGTTCGCGTTCAGTATCACTTAAATTTAATGCTTTATTATCAGGTGAAGCATTAGGCCATATTTTTAAAAATGGAGTATTTGTTGGTTCTAAACGTGTGGGGAATGTTAATGGTGTTTCACCTCTCATATAACTTACATATGGTGTAATAAATCTACCAAGAAGTTGATCACCGCGAGATTTAAATGTTCCATCTACATTAAAAATATCCAATGGTTTAATTTCTGCCTTTTTATCATTCATTAATAATAGATTTAATAAGAATATCATTTCTAAATAGTTATTATACATGGGTGTAGCTGTTAATAATACTAGTTTCATATCCATAGAATTTTTAAGAACACGCATCAAACTTGGTGTAAGTTTCTTTCCTTGTGCCATATCACTTAACTCTGTAATACCTCCAGGGGCATCAAGATTTTCCTCTTCTTTTTCTCCAGGGACATCACGTAGATTATGAGCCTCATCAATAATCATACATTTTCCAGAAAATTCTTTTTTAATCACTTTAATTTCTTCAAGTTTCTTATTTTTAATGATAGGTGATACTTTTGCGACAGTAGATTCAATAAATGAAGCAAGTTGAATATACCCCATAAATTCATATCGTGTATCAATAATTTTTTTAACTTTTTTCTCAATAATTTTCTTATCTTTTTCAAATTCTGTTCCAGTTAATTGTAAATACAAATTTCCAGTAGCACCATTATGTTTATTGGGAACATTTACATCATTTGATATTGATACAGCATTAATATCAAATATTGTTCTCATAAAGTTAGGTTGAATATTAGGAGGCGCAATCAAATATACCTTTTTCTTGGGATTTAAATATAAGTTTGCTTCTGCGATTGAAATAGCGGCAGCAGTTTTACCTACACCTACACCGTGATATAAAAGAGCAGAATGATACGGTGTTTTTCCTGACATAAAATTACTTACAAAACGTTGAATAGGACTTAATTCAAACTCAACTTTATTTCCACAAGATGCTAATTCTTGTGATGAATTCTTAAACGGGTTTAACTTATTTTCAGCAAATTCTCGTTTGTGGAAAAGTTTAACAAGAAAATCTTCATCTTCAATATCTGGATAAAGTCCATATATTTCTTCATAATCGTCTTCATTTTTAGGAACCAAATTTCTTGCGCCAAGTGTTTCCAACAATCTTTCTCTGGCTTCAAGATTCGTTTCCTTAAGCCATAGATCTAATAACTCTTTATTGGTGGCCATCTATATCTTAATAACAAAAGCGCAAAGGACAATAATTCCTCAATAAACTAATAGCCCGTAGAAGCACTTCTTTCTTCTCAATATTTTCAGGTCTTATTTTATTAAGACATTCATCCAATGTAAACCATCCTAAATCTCCAATTTCTTGTGCCATAAATTTATTTGTTTTATCATATACTATTTCTTTATCAGAATTATATAAACATAAGAAATATTTATGACAATAATCAATGTGATTAGAACCAAAAAAAGTTTCACTAATTGGTTCTAAATTACGAATAAATAGTATATCTTTTTCTTCAATACTAGTTTCTTCTTTTAGTTCACGAAATGCGCAATTAAGTTCTGATTCATATTGATCACGACGTCCTTTCGGAAATCCCCATTCTGCTGTTTTCCATGGTTCTTTTATTTCTGAAATCATATGTTCTAATGTGATTGTTTCACCAGAATCATCTGTAATTCCAGATTTAAGCATGTCAAATTTAATACGAGAGGCATCTTTATCATTTTTATAGTTTTGAGATTGTTCTTTTGGAGTCCCCCATAATCCTAGCCATAACGTATCAAAATCTTGTGAAAGAATCTTGTTATGTTCTGATACAGTCATAGTTCCAATATGATATTTAATATATTTAATATCAGTAACCTTATATTTTCCTCTCATAATTTCAATAAATCCTAAAGTATCTCTTCTTTGAATCATTAAAAATTTAGTTTCTTTGAGAATAGATTCATAACCAGATACATATTTTTCATTTCTTAGAAGTTCTAATGCTTGATCAAACCCATTTGGTACTTTTAGTAAAATACATCCATAACTTGTAATTGGCGCTATACATGATTTAACATAATGCCCATATATGCCACAGTTAGTGCAAAGCACCATTTTTTTTTGTTGTTTGTTCATATAACCTACTTAATTTTATTTAAAACTGTTTAAACCTTATGCGTGTTGATTTTTAATATATAAATATATTAATAAATAGCATGAAACTTCCTCCGTCAAGTTGGGGGCCACTGTACTGGTCAGTCATACATATTACCGCTTTAGCATATCCTAAAAATCCGACATATTCTGATAAAAAAGCCGCAAAAGAGTTTTATGAATCTTTACAATTTATATTACCATGTCCGATATGTAGAGAACATTTAAAAGTTCATTTAACAAAGTTTCCTATTACACCACATCTTGATAGACGTGAAGATCTTTTTAAATGGACTGTAAATCTACATAATGAAGTGAATAAGTCTCTCAATAAACCATTATTTACTGAAATTGAGGCACTTTCTTATATTAAAAGATTAGGTGAGAGAAAAACATCTCCGATGATAACTCATGATATGTTAAATGAAATTGATATGCGTTCAATGATTAAAGGAGGATTTATGGGAGGTGCGGTTGTTTTTACAGTAGGCTTATGTGTATATTATTTCTCCAATGATAAATAGATGGCTTCTTTGGAAGATTTATTTATAGGAGTTCAAATTCCAAAAGAATCAACTAGAACTTTAAAAAAAGATGTTAAAAAAATTGTTGTAAAGGCTAAACTAACAAACGAAGAAATGGAGGCAAAAGAAGGTGTATACTGCACGGAAAAAGATGCTGATAAGATTTATGATGAAGATGTTGATGTATATGTAGAACTTGCGGATGGAACACAACAGCTGCTAGCAAAGTTTCGTAAAAATGTAATTCCTAAAGACAAGATTGAAGTGGGATGGGAAGCGTTTTATGAAACTGCCGCTACATCTAGAAATCGCGGTGCTGCGGCAGGTCCTATTCAACTCAAAAGTAAGTACTGGAAGAAACGAAAGCCAGTGAAAACATCCAAATGGTCAACACATTATATGCAAGATGGTAAACTCTCAAAAATGAAAGTGAATAATTTAGTATTTTCTAGTGTCTTAGGATATTTTGAAGAAACACCGTTTATGAAACTTCCTTGTCGTTTAACATCTTACACACAACGTTATTTTGAAAATTATAAGAAAGGTATACCTTTTATTCAAGCATTAAATAACTGTTTTAAAACGTTAACGCCAACTGAATATAAGAAACAACTTCAACGTGCGAATAAGCAAAAGTCTTTCAAAATAGAAGATACGGCATTTTCGTCAGTTACCATTAATAGAAATTTTAGAACTGCGTTACATATGGATGCTGGAGACTTTCGTGAAGGATTTGGTAATCTATCGGTAATAGAACGTGGTAAGTATTCGGGTGGCCATACCATTTTTCCACGATACAAAATTGGTTTTAATGTTCGCACTGGAGACTATTTAGCAATGAATGTTCATGAATTTCATTGTAATACTGAAATGAAAGAAACAGCAGAGCAAGAGAAGTTTAATAAGTCTTTACCGCAAATTCATTTTGAAGACCCTTCTACGGGCACACTTGGAGGTGAAAAAAAGTTTACACGTATATCATTTGTATGTTATTTACGTGAAGGATTAATTGATTGTAAGGCAAGTGAAGCAAAACAGTACTACAAACGCATTGGGTTTGATACAGAAAAAGGCGATCTCAAGAAGTATAATAGAACCTTGAAGAAAAAGAAGAATAATTAGATGGATATACTCCAAACAGTAAAAGTTGGTTCTGGATCTATATTAGTAGTTTCATTAATAGCACTTGTAATTTTTATTATTTTAGTTATTTATCATTATAATGTAAAACCTATAATACCATTTTTAACAAGTAACCAAACACAGTACCAAACTTTACCTACATATGAAGTTCAAACATTGCATGCGAATAGACCAGTTTCAAATGATACCGCACTAGATTTTTCGTCAATCGCTAATTTTAATTCAAATAAATTTACATTAAGTTTTGATGTATTTTTAAGTAATACATATAAATCAACAGTTGTCCCTCGTGTTTTACTATATTTTTCAACAATACCTGTAAATATAACATCAAACACTTTCAAAGAGTTCAAAGAAGATTCTATTAAAATTCCCAGAATTATGGATTCTACACAAACAGATATATTAACAATTTTTGATAGCACAAATATTATTGTATATATGGATCCAGTAAAAAATGATTTAAAAGTTGGTGTTGTAACAAATGTCGGTGTAACTAAATATTTAGAACTTTTACCTACAATTAATAATGTTCCAATAAATAAAACATTTCAAATAACAATTATTAAAAGTGATAAGTTTATTGAAGTGTATAAAAATAAATTATTAATAACAACATATAAAATGAAAAATAATGTTGTTATTGTCCCAACAACATCTAAATTATATTCTCCTATTAATTTTATTGGAGACACAATTAAAATAGGAAACATACAATATTTCAACAATGTAATAACAAGTTCGCAAGTTCGTTCAATTACAAATGATTTGAAAAATAATACGTTTTTTACTACTAGTTAAATATAGATGGAACAATCAAATAACTACCCAATATATATATTTATGCTTTTAGTTTTAATAATTATTACATTATTAATACTAACATTTGTGCCATTTTCATCAATATCAAAAAGTGTTCAAAAAGTTGGCCCATATTCTTTAGAAGAAGAAACAAATCAATTCTCAAATAAAGATTTTGTGAATAATTCATCAGTATCATTTCAAGGATTCTTTTATTTAGAGAAACTTCAGAAAACAGCAGTAACAACATCTTGTAGTCCTACGGATCCATCTTCACTAAACTGTAATACTGGTCGTTATTCCTTATGTGAATGTGAAGGGACTAACTGTTCAAAATGTGATCATAAAGGTTTTATTCAGTTAGTGAACTTTAATAATATTGTAACTTTAGAAGTTTTAGGTGCTCCCGATGGAGGAAGACAAGGAAAAGCTTCTATTCAATTAACAATTAAAACAGAATCTTCTGGTGATATTGATAATTCTGGAAATTCTTTGAATCCTGAACTACATGCCGCGGATTCTACAGGTGCTTCTAATACCACATCGATACTATATATTGAAACATTTGCTTTACCGCCGATACCTTTTAATAAATGGTTTATGATTACGATCAATAAAGAAGGGAGAAGATTTGATATATATTATAATGATACACTTGTATTATCAAAACATACATCTACAGTATTATATCATAATTCTACATCTAATAATATAACTGTTGGAAATAAAAATAAGTATATAAGTGGTTCTAGTGGTTATTTTACACTATATAATTCTATTCAAAGTGCTATTGATATTTCTAAACAATACCATTCATTTGTAAATACAAGAGGTTCTCCAGTATTTAATGAAAATCCTCCGACATTAGCCTTAACAAATGTTTCACTTGATAGGCTACCAAGTCTTATTGGTAATGTAAGTGTTCCATCTATATGTGGTTCTGGTGATTGTATAACTTCTCCATCGAACCCTCCCGCATCTCCCTTATACGAATGGCAATCATCTTACGCATAATCTATTATTAAAGAAGAATGGATCAGCCTATACAACGAAATACTGGAATTATGAGAAAAATAGGTTCGAATATATTGGTATATGTTATAACTTTAGTAGCAGTAGCTATATTTATTTATTTTATTTATAAATTTATTTATGGTAGTTCTACTTTTAAAGCGAATTTAATTATGGCTGATAAAGTCACTGCGAATGATCCTGATGAAAAAACATATAAGAAGAATGTGAAGTTACCAAATATATATGAAGGTAATGAATTTAGTGTAAATTTCTGGATTTATATAGCAGGGTATAAGTATCGCAATGGTCAACGCAAACACATTGTTGAAATAGGACATGATACTTCTCATATAAGTAATACTAACTTTTCTACACTGTTAGTTACTTTAGGTGCATCGAAACCTTCTTTACAAGTCCGTGTTCACACAGTCCCTTCCGATCATACGATTGATGGATCGCATAATTTAGGTATAACAGATTGCTCTGGAACAAATGCTTCTGATTGTTCTGGTGGTGACATGACAGGGTTTCAACAAATAACAGATCCTAACTTAGTATCTAATAATAATCTCAAAGATAATACATTATATGTAAAGGATATGGCTAATTTATATAAACCATTTAATATGGTTGATGAAAATAGTTTAATTGATTCTCCCAATACTTGTGATATTAAAGAGTTACCATTACAAAAATGGATTAATGTATGTATTGTAATATCTGGAAAAACTCTAGATATATATCTGGATGGAAAACTTGTAAAAACATGTGTATACAAGAATTATTTTAGAGTGGATCAAGCTGGCGGAGGTCCAGTGTTATCATACTTACAAGGTGGAGCGCCACATGGATTTGATGGAGAATTTTCACGTTTACAAGTGTATAATACCGCTTTAACACCCGATGATATTTACAAGAATTATTTAGCTGGACCTAGCGGCTCTAGCGTCACAAATGATCCTATTTCATTTTTAAAATATCTTTTTACTGGATAAGTAGAAGATGGATGGTGTAAGAATAGTTCCAAGTGAAGTTATGCTAGGCTTAGGTATTGTATTAGTTACTGGTGCATCATTTTTTATAATGCAATCTGTATTTGATATGGCGAATACAATACAGAATAGATATATTGAGTTACTACCACGAACTGCTTCTTCAGATGATAAACAAATAGTTTTTGAACAAGATTCAACGAAGAGAGCGGATGCTAAACAGATCCTCCCTTCCGATAATGAACGAACTGGTATGGAGTTTGCTTATAGTTTTTATTTAATGGTGGATGAAAGTAATTTTGATGGATCTGATAAATTACATCCAGTATTTTACAAAGGTTATTCCAATGGCATTTGGCCCTTACAATCTCCCGGTGTTTTCATTAAAGGTGATACAAACACTATGAGAATTGTAATGTCTAGTTTTAGTGATGCTTATAATCATGTTGATATTGAAAATATCCCCATTGGTAAATGGTTTCATGTTGTATTAAACTTCCAGAAGCTAGCACTGGATGTATATATCAATGGTAAAGTTGTAAAGAAGTTAAAATTTAATGATACATTACCTTATACAAATTATCAAAATTTAATTGTATTTCCTAATCTTACACCAGTTGATATTATTAGACCTAGTTTACCAACAATACATTATTCAACAAGTGTAAAAGGAAAGATTAGTAACTTATTTTATACCCGGTATGCGTTATCAATTCGTGAAGTTCAGAACTTCTATGCGAAAGGGCCTTCTAATATAGTAGCCACCCCCAAGTCTTCAGAAACACCTCCTTATTTCGCAGACTCTTGGTGGAACCAATAACCAATAACCAATAAATAAGCATATAAACATCTATTGTTTTTTTAGCAAGAGATGACTGGTGGAGGCTTATTAACACTTGTCGCATATGGACAACAAAATGTTCTTTTGAGCGGTAATCCACAATTTACTTATTTTTATAAATCCTTTCGTCGTTATTCCCATTTTTCTATGGAAAATGTAACAAGTCCACTTGAAGGGCCTTCAGAATTACTATATGATCAATCTATAAGGCTTCGTAAAAAGATTGAGCGTATTGGTGATTTAGTGAGCGATATGTATTTTTCATTTCGCATTCCAGATATTTATTCAAAATTTATTACACCTACAACAAATTATAATTCTCAATATGAATTTCAATGGGCACGTTATTTAGGAGCAGCTATTATTCAAAATGTCGCATTTTATGTTGGAGGAACAAAAGTTCAAGAATTTGATGGAACATATATTATGTCGAAAGCTTTACTTGATTATGATAAAGATAAGTTACAAAAATGGAAAAATTTAGTGGGTGATGTACCAGAAGTAGTTGATCCAGCAAATAGCAAATATGGAGGTGGTTTATTAAATCAAGGATATCCTACAGTATTAAATAATAGCACAACAACTCAAGCACAATTTAATAGACCATCTATTTTTGGTCGTGATATACATGTGCCATTACCATTTTGGTTTTGTGAAAATACATCACAAAGTTTACCTCTTGTTTCTTTACAATCTCATGATTGTGAAATTCAGATTACACTAAATCCAATTGAACAGTTATATTCTATACTGGATGCTTCTGGGTATCGTGTTGCTCCAGGATATCGCGTTGATACTGATATTTCTGGAGTTTACAATAATATTCCAAACTATGTAAATATTCCAGATATTACTGATATAACAATGAATAATTTCTTAGTTGATTGGTCTTATCAGAAACCGCCATTTAATAATTGGCCATTAAATCCTAGAATTCAAACAACCTATATATATTTGACAGATGAAGATAGAAGAGTTTTTTCAAGTTCTCCATTATCATATTTATATCAAGAAGTCCGTATGTTCCCATTTTTAGGTCTTTATAACAGACAGATTTTAGATGTGGAATGTCATAATCCAGTATCAAGATTGTATTTTGTTATGCGACGCTCAGATACAACTTATAGAAACGATTTTGGAAATTTAACAAACTGGTATAACTATCCGCATCCCCCATTTTATCCAACACCAGGAACAACAAACTACTATAAAAATTCTTTTTCATCTGGACTTTTAATTCCTCAAGGTCAACTTGAAACAATTCGTGCAATCCGTATTTTAGCAGATGGTAATGAAATTCAACAAGAAAAACCAGTAGATTTTTTTACAAGAATTACACCGTATAAAAATTTAACAGGTGATTCTGAAGATTTAATACCAGTATATAGTTTTTCATTACATTCACCAACAACACAACCGTCAGGAACAATTAATACTTCAAGAATTCGTAACTTCCAAGTGGAAGTTGATGTATATCCTCTTCCTCAGAATACAACTTATACATATAATTTATATTTGTATGTGGAAAGTTATAACTTCTTTGAAGTAACTTCGGGTATGGGGGGTAAGAAGTTTGCAGTTTAGTAGTAATAAGTTTGTTCTTTAATTTAGTTTATAGAATAGATGAGTTTTTTCAATTCAATCGCAGAGTGGTTTAATAATACGATTATTAAAGCTACGTACGACCCAGCGGCAGACGCTTTAAAACAAGTGTATAGACAAAATGTTGGTCAGAATTTGGGTATGTTACAACAAACAATAGGGAATATAGGAGGGGGTTTAGGAAATGTTATAACATCTATTCCCGGAATTGGAGATGCAACAAAGGCTGCTTATGACGCTTTGAGAAATGAATCAGAAAAATTACTTGAAAATGCTAAAAATATGACACCAGATCAAATAGCAGAAAAAAATGATGAAATGACAAGAAAATATAATGAAATTTTGGCTCAAGCACAAGCAGATGGTATTTCTTATGAAGAAGAATTAAAGAAACAAGGATTGCAAAATGAAAACTTTTCAATCACAGACTTTTTTAATGAAGTATTTAGTAATACATTATATATATTCTTATTTGTATTAATTGTTACTTTAGGTTTATTAGGATCTTCATTGGCTGCAAATGCTGCGGTGACAAAACCGTTTTGGTATAAGATATATTATATGGTATATGGATTTTTATTATTCCCTGTTCCAATTATTCAAGGAATATTTAATTATTTAAATAAGAAACGTTTATTTTATGCCTTGTGGGCCCCATTATACAAAGGAACTAGTTTCGGACTTTTTTCATATAATGCTGGAATCACAGAATCATCTCATTATACATCAGGATCATTAATAGTAAATCCAACTGAAAGAAGTGCTCGTGCGGCATTAATGTCCCGTCAAGCGTCATTAAGATCTACATTTGAACCTACACAAGTATTACAAGGGACAGAGGTTTAAAAAAGGCACAGATGTTTAAAGGGACAGATGTTTAAAGGGACAGAGGTTTAAAAAAGGCACAGAGGTTTAAAAATTTATGAATAATTGTATAAAGATAATGAGTGATAAAGTAAAAGGTTTACCAACACATCCTTTTGTGAGTGTTGTAACACCAACATATAATAGGAGACGTTTTATCCCACACTTAATCAAATGTTATCAAAATCAGATCTATCCAAAAGAACATATGGAATGGATTATTTATGATGATGGTTCTGATCGTGTAGAAGATTTATTCAAAGATCTACCTTTTCCAAATGTTCGTTATATTTATAATGAAGAAAAACAGAATATTGGTTATAAACGAAACAGATTAAATGAACTAGCAAAAGGCCAAATTATAGTTGCTATGGACGATGATGATTATTATCCATCAGAACGTGTTCATCATGTGGTTCAACAAATGAGAGCTAACCCAAGATATATGCTAGCAGGTTCATCAGAGATTTATATATATTATAGTGATATTAAAACTATTTATAAGTTTGGTCCTTATGGTAGTTCACATGCTACAAACGGGACAATGGCGTGGTCAGGGATATATGGTAAAAGTTATAAATATGACGAAACAGTAACACACGCTGAAGAAAGGTCATTTTTAGAAGATTATAAACATCCAATGATTCAATTAAATCCATATAAGACTATGTTAGTAATTAGTCATTCAGAAAATACATTTGATAAGAAAAAAATGAGAGAAAATGAAAATCAGTTTATTAAGAAAACAAGTATGAAAATAAAAGATTTTATTAAAGAAAAATATTTAAGAGATTTTTATGCTGAGGCATAAAATTGAATTCATAATTCATCATTAAAAATATATAAATGAATCAAAATGATATATTATATGTTAGTGTAGTAACACCAACATATAATAGAAGAAGATTTATCCCTTATCTAATTAAATGTTATCAGAACCAGATCTACCCAAAAGAACATATGGAATGGATTATCTATGACGATGGAACTGATCCAGTAGATGATTTATTTAAAAATTTACCTTTTCCGAACGTTCGTTATATTTATAATAAAGAGAAACAGAATATTGGTTATAAACGAAACAGATTAAATGAAATGGCAAAAGGGCATATTATTGTATCAATGGATGATGATGATTATTATGTACCAGAAAGAGTATATCATGTAGTTCAAATGATGAAGACAAATTCAACTTATATGTTAGCGGGCTCTTCTGAAACATTTATATATTTTAATGATAATAAGACTATTTATAAGTTTGGCCCATATAGCAGTTCTCATGCTACAAATAATACGATGGCTTGGACGAGTGTTTATGCTAAAACTCATACATATGATGAAACAGTAAGTCATGCGGAAGAAAGTTCTTTCTTAGAAAACTATAAACATCCTATGATTCAGTTAGATCCAAAGAAAGTTCTATTAGTGATAAGTCATTCAGAAAATACATTTGATAAAAAGAAACTGATAGAAAATAAAAATCAGTTTGTTAAGAAAACAAATATGAAAATTGAAGATTTTATGAAAGAAAAATATTTGAGAGACTTTTATGCGGAGGCATAAACATTAATTCTGTAATAATTTAGAAATGTCAATAAACGTCTTAAAAATATTAAATGATGTGTATAATAATAGTTTAGAGGATGATGAACTGAAAGTTTATACTCCTATTGATAACGTTAAGGTTCCATTGCGAAGACATCAGCACGCAGTTATAGAAAAAATGATAGAATATGAAAATAGTTTTTTAAAGGGTTACGAGAAACATAGTCATACATTATTTTCTAAATATGCCGTGCTAGGAGATAATGTAGGTGTAGGTAAAACATTAATGATATTAGGTCACATATCATCTATTAAAAATAATTCTAAGCATATGCCATTTAAACTATTTGATGCAAGTTCTAGTAAGAATTTTTATAGTATTGTTAATTCTACAGTAAATGATTTATCGAATGCTGGATGTTTAATTATTGTTCCTCATACATTATTTCGTCAATGGGATGATGAAATTAGCACAAAAACAAATCTAAAATTTCATTCACTAAAGACAAAAAAACATGTATCAAGTGAAAGTTTTTATAAGAATGTCACAGAAGCAGATGTAATACTAGTAAGTAATACTTTATATAAAGATTTATATATACGTTCTGAAGAACTTGGAATTAAATGGAATCGTATATATATTGATGAGGCAGATACAATTGAATTGACTTCGACATTTTTAAGAAAAGATGCACCAACTAATTTTATTTGGTTAATTACAGCGAGTTTTACTCATTTACTATTTCCACAGAATTATAGTCTATATATTTCATTAAATCAATATAATCTTATGAAAAATAATAATAATTTAAATAATGAATTAGATTTAATTTTACAAAAGTGTTATAAACCTCTTAATGGAGCCTTTTACTTAACATCATATGTTCGTTCATTAAGATTTTTAAGTCAAATACTAAATGATACGCATAATATGCGAGGTCATTTGGTTATTCGTTGTTCAAAAACATTTATTGATAAATCAATTCAACTACCTCAACTATTTACATTAAATGTACTATGTAAACCATCCATCGCGCATCAAATTGTATATGATGTTATTGGTTCAAATGTTAAACAGTTATTAAATGCGGGTGATATAAAATCTGCGTTAGAAATTTTAGGTGTTAAAACAGAAAATAATCAATCGCTAATTGAAGCAGTGAATGAAGCAAAACTAAAAGAACTTGAACGTTTAGAAAAGACATATAATTTCAAACAGTCACTAGAATATGTATCACAACAAGCAAAAGAATCATCATTAAAAAATCTAAAAGAAAAAATTGACCATATTAAAGATCAGATATGTACATTTAAACAACGTGTTGAAAATTATAAAGAAGATGTATGTCCAATTTGCTATGATGAACCAAACGATCCATTACTAACAAACTGTTGTTCCCGTATTTTCTGTGCTCTTTGTATTCTCCAAAGTTTAGCCAGAAATACTTCTTGTCCGTTATGTAGAACAACAATAAATCCATGTTCACTCAAAAAAATTACAACTGAAAATGTAGTTGTAACAAATAAGAAATCAGAAGAAAATACAAATGAACCAAAAAAGAAGATAGACGCCTTTTTTGATATTATTGAAAAGAATCCTAAAGGTAAATTCTTAGTATTTAGTCGTTATGATAACTCTTTTATTGAGATTATTTCAGGTTGCGCAACTAGAAATTTAGTAACAAAAGAGCTAAAAGGCTCTAAGGATATGATCGCATGTACATTAAATAATTTCCGCGAAGGTACTGTAAACTTATTATTAATGAATACAATTCAAATGGGCGCAGGATTAAATATTACAGATGCAACACATGTTATTTTGCTTCATAGTATGACACATGAAGAAGAAAAACAGATTTTAGGACGCGCATATCGCGTAGGACGTAAGAACGAACTATATTTCATTAGACTTTTGCATCCTGATGAGCAATAGTCTCATTATGAGTAATAATATTTTTCATCATTGTTTCTAAAGAAATTGCTTGATATCTTCGTATCTTATCAGGTTTTAAATTATCTTTTTCAGCATGTAGCTGCGCATTCATTGGAGTTAAGCGAATGGGTACTTTTGTATCGTTTGAAATCTCACATAAGAGTTTCCAAGCGTTAAACATTGCCGATTGTTTTGTTAATACAGGTGTATATCGTAAATCCTCATATTCTGGAACTTTACATATTTTCTTTAATGGTAGTTCTTTGTTTAAACGTAAACTAATATTCTTGAGTTTTAATTGTAAACTTAAGGGTAAGATACTCCAACATTGATAAAAAAAAGCCCAAAAATCTCCTTCATCACTTAAATAATAGGCTTCAAAGAAAGAGCAATATTTCTTCCATGCATCATGATTATTTCCAATACTTTCAATAATACGTTCTGGGATATTTTCTAATGTAATTAAACTTGCTAAGTTTCCTTCATTATTTTCAATATCTAAATCTAATAATGGATCCCACACTTCCCATAATGCCCACCAAGCTATTGGAATAACACCTTCTGGTATATCAATAAATTCTTTTATATCTTCAAATCCTTTCATTTGTCTTTGTAATACACGTAAATCCCCAGAATAGTTTTCTGGAGGATATGTTCCAAGCCAATTATAAATATTTTCTTTTGATGGGCTAGATACTTTAAATGTTAGGCATAATTTTGCTATCTGTTGTAAAACTCTCGAATCTAACGTATTACTAATTAAAATTAATGGTCTTCCTAGTTTACATTCTGGAGATTTTAGATACGTTAATAGTTCTGATAATCCACCACGTTCTCCATTACTTAATCCATCTATCTCATCTAGCAGAATTCCAATACCACCTTTTTCTCCATTTTCCATCATTTGAAGAATGCCACCTTCTCTTAATAGAGGCAATATAGTCTTACGAAATGATGCGCCAGATCTAGTATGACTCGCATTAAACTCTATTGTTTTTAGTGTACATTCTTTAAAAATTCTATGTGCGATTGTTGTTTTTCCTACACCAGGATTGCCAGAAAGTAATACTGCGGAGAAGTTTCTTTTTTGAACCCAATCTTTTATTTTTTGTTCAATCTCTGGATGTAAACATACAGATTTTTGAATCATCCTTTTAAAGAATTTCAAAATATATTTAGGTGGGAGTTAAAGAAAGAATCTAAGAAGGAGGAACTGGAACTTTTCCATCAAGAGGTTGTAATCCATCAAAAATTCCTTCCCAAGTTATCTTCTTATCTTGACATTGTTCAATTAATATTGATTTTCTATCAAAAGGCTTCGTCGCATTATTTGTATCTGCTTTATATGCATTTATAGACTCATCAGTTAAATATAAATGAAACATTTGTCTTTCTGTTGGCACTGTATTTGTATTGGGATTAAATAGTTGTAATGAATTTCCAGAATTTGTTGATGCTACACCAACTGTATCAACACACATTAGTTCAGTTCCGTTCTTAAATAAAGATAAGAAATCGGGGCAATAGTTAATTTGTGGAGGCCAAGTCTTATATTTATCTGAAACTGTTTGTTTATATGTTCCATCTTCATTAAAGAATTGAATACCAAATAATATGAATAATATTAACATGCCAATAGCGGCAATAATACCTGCGGTTGGTTTATTAAATAATACTAATATGAAAAAGATTCCAGGGATTATAATAAAAGCAGCAAATAGATAAAATATAAATGATAGTTCCATCTATCATTTATATTTTATTTTTTATATTATTATTTAACACCTAACACCTAACACCTAACAACTATAAACAACAATCCTCACGTTTATAGAGTGCCATATTGGGCTACAGGTGTGGCAGGGCCAAGACCGTCAAAGCCCAGCTCAATGTAACCAGTTAGATAGTCTTGGTTAGCGGTAGCACCAGTGTTTGTACCGGCTACACCGAATGTAGAGGCAGTGGTGGAAGGAGAGGCGCCAGCTGTGCGGACAACTAGTTGAACCTTGCGGAACACGCGGCCAGCGGAGACTACTTGCTTGCCAATATCTCTCAGAATACCAGCACCAGCCGCGCGGACGGAGGAGTAGTAAGAGTTGTTAACTTGGGTAATACCGGAAGAAGCCCATGTAGCAGTTGTGAAGGGCACAGCGCCGGTGGTGGGGTTGTAGGCAAGAATTAAACCTTCCAGAGAAGATAATGGCATGTAGAAAGCGGGGGTGTTTGTGCGGTAGCGAACGGGGATAGATGTCATCTTTATACCTTGTATTTAGAAAATTATTTTTAAAGAAATAAAAAAATATAGCCGGTGGTAGAGCGATGAACTTTGCTGAAGTAAATAATTCTGAAATGGATCTTAGAGATTTACCCGTACCGAACTCTATGAAAAAAGAACAAAATGGAAGAGTCGCTTTTGATCCAACATTTAGTGCCGGTGGTAAATTAGAGTCAATTCCCGGTTATGGTCATGAAACAAAAGTTGAGACAAACTTTATAGATGATATGTTACGTGGTAATTGGGAAAAAACCGCATTAAGTGCTGCTTTTTTTTCACCTGAAAATATTAAACTAATACAAAATGCTATTCGTAAAGAAGTATATAACAGAAGTGGTGAAAAAAGATATGTTATTGATGATCAATCTGTTGATGAACTAAAAATTATTATGAGAGGTATGTATTATCAATATGCTCGTAATTTAGATACTGGTGTATCAGAACAAGTTCAAGATTTGAATCAAAAAGTAATTAACTGGTCAGCTCCTCATATTTTAAGTGCAGTAGATCATTATTATTACTATATTAATGATATTAGTCATATGCCAGTGCCTATGCAACAACCTCAAAATATTTCTAGAGCTGGCACAAGAAGTTTACCGGCAAACCCTTATATGTAAAAAATATTTTCATTTTTCTTTTAATAATACTTAAAAACGAGTCACGTTTTATAATTGTGGAGGAGTTCCTTCCCATGGTTCATTAGCTCAGTTGGTTAGAGCGCGGTGCTTATAGAGTTTTCTATACTTACGCAACGCCGAAGTCACGAGTTCAATCCTCGTATGGACCATTTTTTTTATTTTATATATCTTAAAGTATAAGATATATATAGTAAATATGGGTTGTGGTAGATCTAAATCGGCAGAAACAAGTTCAACACCGGCTACAATAACTGCTGGTTCACATACGAATCAAAAAGTATTAAACTTAGGAAATGGACAAGTATTTGATATTTTTGAAGATGATTTTGATATAAAGTTTGCTAAGAGAAATGTAACAAATTCAGATGGAAGCACTGGTACGAATCACATACTTGAATTGTATATGAATATACAAAGCAGCACGCCAATTGCTAGTGTAACAAGTTCACCTAAAGTTAAGATTTCAAAAGATGGCGTTGTAAAATACAATCATGATATTGATTTAGTATATGATTCATACAAGAAAAAATTTGAATTTGATAAATTTTTTTATTCAGATGGCGCGAAGATTACAGTTATATTTACTTTCTCAAGATATAATATAACTATTGAAAAAACAGTTGGCAGTGTTGCTGACTTAGCGGATGGCTTCACAAATTATAAAAAAAATTTTGATATTGATGGTTATTCGGATGAAAATCCTTTATTAGGCAAAGTATATTCGTCATTTAGATAATTACTTCTTAACAGTTTTCTTCATCTTTGGCTTCACGCCTTCACCACTTAGAAGACGCATACGTTCATCTTTCATTGAAGACCAGCTGTTCATAAACTCTTCTAGTTCTCGCGTCCAAATTTCAGTTGCGGTTGTAGATTCTAGTAGTTTTAGAGCTTCATGCGCTTTCATCACTGCCTTCTCAGCTTCTTCAATCGCACTCGCCTTTACACGATCAATGCGTAGTCGCAGTAGATACTCATAAGAATCTACTACATCTACATTCTTTCCCTCACTTAGTGGTGGTAGATCATGTTTCTTCATGATCGCTACAATCTCTTCATCTGATTTACGTCGCAGATCAATTGTATCGTTTAATACTCCACGTAGGAAGCGCGCTTTCGCATCTGCCTCCATCGCGTCTCTCTTTAGTGACTCAATCTCTTTCTGACGACGCTCTTCATATTTTGCGAGTCGCGTTACATAATACTCTTCCATTAGATTACCAACACAATCATATTTCTTAATTTTTAGGTCATGCGTAAACGCCACCATATTTGATGTGCGCCAAGTAGTTGTTAGCTTGAAACGCTTCTCAAATTCAGCGGCATTATCTTTTACATCATCGTAATAGTCAGGCTCTAGATATAGATCAAAGCGAATATCAACGTGATTATATAGATCTTCATAGTTCTTCAGCACTGGTTTCTTGGATTCCTTGTCATTTACGGAACATAATTCTTCTAGAAACTCTTTGTAATCATGTGTCCATGTTCCAATAGGAAGTTCAGTAATAGATACTACTTTCTTTGCGTCATCAAATGTATACATACCTTTCGTTAGCCACACGCCATTCTCTACCATTTGAATAGGACCTTTGAATCCTATCCAATAAGGACGAAGAGCTAGATTCTCAAGTGTTTGACGCTTTCCAGATAGACGATCTTTTAGAAGACCAACAACATCTGCTGGATCGTGAGGAGGAATATCAGTGCTAAATCCAGTTCCAATACCAACACAACCATTAATGAGCAGCATAGGGATAGTAGGATAATAAGTTTCTGGTTCTACAATAAAACCATCATCGTCAATATGATTTAGAATACAAGCATCTTCTTTGCGGAAAATCTTATCGACAATTGGTTCTAGATGAGTATGAATGTATCGAGGAGAAGCAGAGTCCTTACCGCCAAGTAGACGACTACCAAACTGCCCTACTGGTGCCAGAATATTAATGTTGTTTGCTCCTACAAATGTTTGCGCAAGACTTACAATTGCCCCTTGTAGAGATGCTTCACCATGATGATACGATGCGTGCTCTGATACATAGCCAGCCAACTGTGCAACACGGACTTCAGAACGAAGGCCACGCTTCAAACAACCAAATAGAATCTTACGCTGTGAAGGTTTGAATCCATCCATCACACTTGGTAGAGAACGAATATTATCACCATTACTAAAATGAATCAGTTCATCGTGAATAAAACGAGTGAAATTTACTTTACCATTCTCTACATTTACAATACGCTTTGAGTCATAATCGCCTAGCCATTTCTTACGATCATCAGAACGCTTCTTATTAAATGCGAGAGAGAAACTCTCATCTGTGCTATCATCGTAACAATATTTAATTTCATGAAGATTCTTGAACCATTCTTGAGCCTCTTCAGGGGTTGAAGTGCCCAATCCCTTATAATACTTTAGTGTCCACTGCTTAGAATCATTTTTTAGTTTCCATGTTTCAAACTCTTGAATTGTGTAGAAACTCACAGTAATTCCACGACGCGTCGCTTTGAGTAGAGGCGTTAGAAGAGAACATAGGAATCCAGACTTCATTAGCGTAGGCCATTCTGTGTGAAACAGATTCATTAATAGACCCTTGATATGACTACCATCCAAATCTTGATCGGCCATAATCATCACACGACCATAACGAAGAGACTTTGTATCATTATACTTCTTATTTTGTTCTAGACCAATGATTTTCTTGATTGCGGTTAGTTCTTCATTCTTTGAGAACTTTTCTTGAGAAATATCACGAACATTGAGTAGCTTACCACGAAGAGGGAATACGCCCCAGAACTCGCGACCAACTACTTTGAGTCCAGAAATAGCAGATGTTGCGGCTGAATCTCCTTCCGTTAGAATTAGTGTACACTCTGGTGATTTTGCTGTGCCAGCATGTAGCGCATCTACTAACTTGGGCATGCCACGAATAGTCTTCTTCTTAGTTCCATCAGTTTTCTTGGCATCTTTTACAGCTTTGGCATCTAGAATGCTTTGTGCTTCGTCTAGTAGACCAATCTTCACTAGACTGTCGACGAGCTTTGTTGAAGGCTTGAATACGGATCCAAACTTAGAAGCAGGAGTTGTGAGAGTCTCTTTGGTTTGAGAATCAAACGAAGGATTTACAATTGTTGAATTTACAAATAGTAGTAGAGAATCTTTTAGTTGAGAAGGTTTAATATCAATCTTCTTCTTCTTAGCGAATTCACAGAAATCGCCAATAAGATGCTTGAATACCGTTTCTACATGCTTACCACCTTTCTTTGTATTAATTCCATTGACAAAACTAATCTGCTTTTCGTCTGGTAGAACGGCATCGTTGTCAAACAGATTTCGAGTAAGAATCGCAGCCACCTCCCAGCGATCAGAACAACGCTCATAGGCTATGTTCTTCTCATTCTGAGTAAAGAGCTTTACAAACTTTTCAAACGTATTTGTTTTAATTTCAGTACCATTAAATGTTACTTTAATATCTTTTCCTGCCATCGCTGCGATTTCAAGAACACGTGTGTGAAATACTTGTTCCATATCGCTTGTTAGATTCGCACCATCAAATGCGCCTTGGAAGCGAGTTACATCTGGGCAGAAGGTTACTGATACATAACCTTTAGAAGATTGTGTCTTTTTAATTGTTGGTTTCTCACATACAGACATATTATTTTTCCATGTTTGCTTATATAATTTACCAGATGCTGCGTGAAGAGTTTCTAGAATAAATCGCATCGAAAATATATTGGTCAATTTCGACCCGTACCCATTTTTGCCTCCCACAATCTTTTCTTCTTCTTTATTATAGTTGCTCGATGTTAGAAGATGACCAAAGATTAGTTCTGGCGTATAGATAAATTCTCCTTTCTCATTTTTTTCTTTACTATATTCAATTGGAATACCACTACCATCATTTTTTACAGTAATTGTATAATCTTCATCTACCATACCAGAATATACATCAATATGTTTTACATTTCCAGAACGCACTATTTCGTCACGAGCATTTACAAGTACTTCATCAAATACTTTCAAAAGTGCTGGATTAAAGTATACTGTTTTATATTCCATTTTTTCTAATTCAGTATTATACAGCCATCGCGTATCAGTGTTAGTTTCTACAGAATTTAAATATGTATCCGGTAACTGAAGAATATGTTCGCGATGAGAAAGTTTTTTATATTCTGATGCCATTTTTCTAATAATATAGTAAGGGTGGGTCCTTAAATCAATTTTATAATTTTTTCGTAAAAAAATTATAAAAATATTATATGTAAAGAAAATAAAAAATTATTTCTTAATTAAAACTAATAATTTATCATTATTCCATCCTGGCGAATACTTGTTATTATGTTCTGTAAGAATAAAACTTATAAAAGAAAACTCATGGTCAATACCTTTTAGAATATGTTCGTATACAGAATCTTCTTTCGAACGTTCTACATCTTCAATAATAATCATTCCACCAGATTTTACAAATGGTAATCCTTCACGAATAATATGATACTGATCATCTGGATTATGACTAGAATCATCTAGTAGTATATCTAAGTTTCCTCCAGTTAATTCTAAAGAATCACGCACAGATTCTGCTTTTGTTACATCCATTAGAAGAAAAGAACATTTTTCTTTTCCAACTAGTGATTCCGCATTATTTAAGAAGCTCTGGTCTCTGTCAAAAAAATAGAAGTTCCCTTTTTCAAAATAGTTGTACCACATATTTACACTCGCACCTCCCGCAACACCAATTTCGGCAAATCGTATTGGTTGATTTTTATACTTTGCCATTAACATACTATATACTGGCGTGTAAGGATGTCTATGTCCTGCTACATTATATGGTGATTTATCTGTATTATAGTACTGTCCTAAACAGCATAACTCAGTTATACAGTTTGTTGAATCAATAACTAAAGTAGGGATCATCTTCATACAAAATATAAGATAGATTTAGATGGGTTCTTATTATCAATCACCTTCTTATTTAAAAGGCGGAAAACGCAAGTCAAGAAAAACAAGAACAAGAGAAACAAGAACAAGAAAAACAAAAACAAGAATACATAAAGGTGGATTTTATCCATCAGTAATGAGTGGTGTGGCAAAATCTGGTCAGTACTTATTACCCATCGCCTTCAAAGCAGGTTCTCAACTTTTAGAAACCCATTTTAAGAAACGTAAATCAACGCGTAAAAATCGCAAATAACAACCTAAAGTTTTATAGTTCAATTGTTTTAGAAGATGTCACAAAGTAAGGTGAATCAAAATGGAAACTTATTTGAAATTAAAACTGTTCAATCTGGCGCATTCCGTTCACTCATTGAAGCAATAAAAGAGATCGTTACAGAAGTAAATTTAGAGTTTTCTCCTGAAGGAATTAAAGTTGTAAATGTGGATGAGACACATACGGTATTGGTATATCTCAAGTTACACGCGGAGCGTTTTGAGAGTTTCTTCTGTCCTAAGAAACATGTGCTTGGTGTGAATATGATCTACTTTTTCAAGTTAATTAAGACGATGGGAAATAATGATTCACTCACATTATATCTGCCAGAATCGAATCCTAATAAACTAGGTATTCGCATGGAAAACTCTGAAAAGTCTACGGTAACAAACTATTTTCTGAAACTCTTCGATACGGAGATTGATGATATTAAGATACCTTCAATCTCATTTACTTCTATTATTCATATGCCTTCTGTTGATCTACAGAAGCATTGTCGCGATATGAATGCATTAGGTGAAAAACTTGATATTGAGATTACATCAAGTGGTTCGGATCTAATTTTTAAATGTATTGGAGATTTCGCAGAACAAGAAACAGTGATCAGTGAAAATAACTCTACTATGAGAGTTCAGAAAACCGCAAACTCTACAAATGAAATTGTTCAAGGCATCTTTCAACTCAAGCATTTAGTCGTATTTACGAAATGTACATCACTATGCCCTTCTATTGAACTGTGTTTACGCAATGACTATCCTCTCATTCTTAAATATACTGTTGCAAATCTAGGTGAAATTCGTCTTGTGTTAGCACCGATGAAAAATAAGTCAGAGAACTAATTCATATGAATGACTGTATAGTTTAAGAATGACGCAAATAGTGACCATAATAGATAAGGGATTAATAATAAAGATGCGAATGTATTATATTTATAAAATGAATACATTTGCACAACTAATACTCCACATAAACTTAATAAAGTTCCAAGCGCAAGTGACCAGTTTTCAGTATAAAAGAAGAAGAAACACCACAAGAAGTTTAACACCATATTAAACGCAAATAGCGCATTCATGGAAGGATAATACGAGGCTTGTGTCCATGAATAGGCGTATAATAAGTATATGATTGTCCACATAATTCCAAATACATATCCTGGCGGATACCAAGAAGGTTTCTTAGCAGATAAATATTTATGACTTTTTAATCCTATATTTGTAAAATAACTTGCTAATCCACCAACGAAAAGAACCATGATTAAATAAAAACCATAATTACCTTCAAACATCTAATAATTAAAATATTCTTTTTTTACAAAATATCTGATTATTTTTTGCTCCAATAACTTTTATCTTTTTAGAATACCCAACTAAAAAACAGTCAATACCTTTTTGTGTTAAATTTTTACCACCCCACCCATAATCATCAAATATAATAAACCCTCCTTTTTTAACTTTACGAAAAGATATTATAGCATCTTCCATTACATATTCTGGCTCGTGATTCCCATCAATATAAATGATATCAAAATATTCATCTTCAAATGTTAATAATTTTTCATGTGAATAACCTCTATGTATTTTAATTTTATCTTTATAGTTTGAATTATTAATATTATTTAAAAATGAATTATAAATTTTATCTTGTTTTCCTTTATATTCGTCGTAGTCATTATAATCTTCCCATGGATCTATACAATGTAATTCTGATTCTTCATGCGAACCATAAAAATGGGCAACAGATAATAGATTCGCACCATAATAAGTTCCAATTTCTAAATATTTTAAAGGTTCATTTAAATATAACTCTACTGGAATTATATCAAACCAATTATCTGCTGTTCTATAAACATCACCTTCAAATTCCGACATTCTAACAATCTGGTATTAAATTAATCTTTACTAAAAAAGCGCTTTTAACTCCAAAGATATAATGTAATACTTCACCTAAAACAAACCATAAGACAAAACTTAATACAACATTAATCTTATACGCCTTTGCTGTAATAACTGCTGCTATCATTGTTAAAAAAATATCTATAACTGATAATCCAAATAGACGAATACTATGTACTCCCGTATTTGGTTTTCCTAAAATATTTGCGTAAGGACAAGACATCTATTAGTAGATTTTCTTTTCTACATCTTCTTTTCCACGTGCGGAGTATACAGTATATCTTCATATGTTAATTTATCGTCAATACATAAGAGATTTGTTTTTGAATGAAACTTATCACTATCTTTATTCCAAATCTTGATAATAAAGTATCCTACTTTTTGCTGAGCTCCAAATCCTTGAAGTTTCGGTGAAATACTAATTCCATTTACAATATCATCTTTATTTGACATAATTTGGTTCATCATTGTAGCAATAGAATACAGTTTAAATAAATGAATACCATCATCATTTAGTCCACGAATTGAATAACTTCCTCCACGAATATTCTGAAAATTTTCCCATAGTGGTGGAATAGATGATTTCATCCAGAAATACATTCCACCTTTTAACTTCTCACCTAATTCTTTATAAACACTTAAAACTTCTTTTACATTTTTTACTGTCACAATTTTTTCAAAAGAATCTAAAGTCCATCTCTTTTCGCGCGATGCATGGTAATAGAGGGTCCAACTTCCAGTTATAAATGATTCCTCCATATTAAGTATACTTTATACTTTCGTTTTATACCCTTTAATTTTTTTGACAATTTGTTATTAGAGATATATTGTCAAATAGATTAACAGTTTTTATATTTAATTTATCATCCATATATTCTAATACATATGATTCATTTCTACTTAATATAATACCAGTTGTGTATTCAAAAACGCCTAAAATATAATTTAAAGTAGGATAATTTAAATTAGACGATTCAACTTTAATATTTATCAAAAAATCTGTTAGATCATACACTGGTTTATCATGTAGTTTTATAGTTGCTGTTAAAATAGGTAAAAAATTTGTATCTTTATACGAACAATTATAGTTATAAAAGGTTCTTTTTAAAATATTATATTTCCATATTACAGTTCCATTCAAATTATTTGAAGTATTAATAAATGATGATAAATAAACATTAGGATTGTTTTCGTAAAAATATAAAGTATTTAAGTTATATCCCATTATTATGTTGCCAACATTAAATGATATTATATTATATAAATTATTTATAGATTCATAAACAAAGTTATAACTGGGAATACCGTAATGAAAAATAAATTCTTTAAACATCTCTATAGTAATTTAAATAAAGCTTTATGCTTTCGTATTTACAAATCTACAAATACAAGGATATTTAACACATTTTTCACATTGAAATGTCCCAGCAATTGGTTCAAGTCTATCAGGAACTTTTGTATCTTTTGGTTTTTCTAATGGTTTTGAACTTACAGTTTCACCATTATCATCACGTTTAATCCCTATATTATACCCTACAAATACTAATATAATTGGAACTAATAGTAAAACATACGCTATAATATCAAGATTTTTCTGACATAAGAATACAATAAATAATACTGTTGGAATAGCAAGTAAACTTGTTGTAAAAGCCCCAAAATTATTTTTATCTCTTAAATTAACAATTATTGAAGCAAAAAATATCGCCGAAGCGATTAGTGCTGGATAATATATTTGCATCTACTATTAGACAATCTTTTTAATATTTTTCTTTGATTCATTCCAAATACCAATTGGATCACTTAGTGCTCCATCTTCATCCATTTGATATACTTTATTTTCGTTATCGCGATATAGTGTCATATTTTTATATTCAAACTCTTCTAGTTCTAGCTGTTGCTGCTCTTCTACCTCCTCTTCCTCCTCTTCCTCTTCTTCCTCCTCTTCTGCCTCTTCTGCCTCTTCTTTTTCCTCTTTTTCCTCTTCTACTTTATCTACAAGGCAAGTTTTCTCTACATGAGAATCTTCAGCATCATTATCGTGATGAGAACGAACCGTTAGAGTTGGTTTGTCAGTAATAATTACTTCTGGAATTACTTCATCGCGTGGCGGCGTTTTTAGAGTTGGAATATAAATATGACTATTTTCCATTTTTTGAATCTTTTCACTTAGATTTGAAATTAGATCATTAAAACGATAAAGAGTTGATTCAACATTTTCAATACGTTCAGAACAATTATGATTAGCGCAATGCGAATTTGATGAATTTGATGAGCCATGAGATACAAGAATCTCTAGCATATCAAGACGAGAATTGATAGCATTCCGTGCTTCACGAATGATTTCAGACATTGAAACTTCCATTTTAATACCTTAAACTAAAAGTTTTTAAATTTAATTTTTTTTATTTTTTGTTTTTTATCTCTAAATTCATACACGCATCAAGTGTACTTTCTTTATTCTTGAGAGGCTTTGAACGTTTTAGACGTAATCCTTCTTCCACTTTCTTAATCTTATCATAAGGAAGAAGTGTTACATTATTCTTCATAGAAGTATCATAAAAATCAATTGGCTTTGTATCAATGGATCCAATAATACTTACAATAGGAGGAATATGTAAATCAATTCTTACCTTTTTACCACTAATTGTAGCACGATAACTTTCAATGGATAAAGGTCCACCAAACAGTTTTAAACTTTCTCTAGGTGGCGCAGGATAAATCTTACCTTTACCATCTACATCATAAATGCGATATAATAGAGCCATTCTATCCCAACGAATATGGGGGTCAATTGACTCTTTTAGTAAATAAGCCATTGAACATTCTGGACAACAGAAGTTACCATACACTTTATAAAGTGTATTACGTTCAGATTCTGGGATAATACAAGGTTGAGTACTAAAACTATGAGAACACCAATAACAAGCTATATTTGTAGATTCTGGTAATTTATGAATCTTATTAGATTCTCTGAATTCAACCATCAGTTCGCATTTACTAAATACTTGAAGAGGACGATTTTCATTTACAACTGTTTCAGATGTTTCTTCTTCTACACCAACCCCTTCATACATTAGATTCTGTTCTTCTTGTTTTGCCTCTTCTTCTCGTTCTTCTTCAATAACTGCTTGAGAGCCAGTAAAAATATTGTCAGCAGTTTGGTCATATGGTTCTGGTTCATTAGGAGGCGCTGGATCATAACGGAGTTGTTGATCAGGAAATATTACTTCCGTGGAATGAACATCAAGATGTGCGATTAATGGCTTACGAGGCTCTACATTAAAATTACCTTCAATGCCATTTGGTGTAACAACGGCTACAATTTGAATTGCTTTCTTTGATTTACGTGGCTTTGTTTGTTTTAGCACTAATTCTTCTTTTGTTTCAACTGGTAATACCTTTTTACGCGGTGGCATTTTACTATGTAAAATTGAATAAAAAGTTTTAGGTAGTAATAAATTATAAGGCTTAAATAGATATGAATTCTGAAATTCCATCTATAAAAGTGACAAATAAAAAACTTAATAAGGAGGATATTAATAAATTAAATAAATTATCATCTATATTATTAGAAAATTTTACAAATACAAAAGGCGGTGGAAAGAAAAAACGTAAAACTCGCAAGATTTCTAAAAGAGACTAAATATTATTTCCAGCATAATAGTCATATTCATTATTTGTTTCATTATCGTCATATATTAATTTAATATCTTCTGGAAGTCTTGGTATATCTCTTTCTTTTATAGAAGTATTTTTAATACTAAGAAGTTTAAGAGTTGTTGGAATTTTAGGTAATTTTTTAATTGATTGGCACTTATCTATATCTAAATGTTGTAGTTTTGCTGGAAGTTTAGGTAGATTTTCAATTACATTATTTTGTAATTCTAAATATAATAGTGAAGATGGTAGTTTTGATATAGTAGCTATATTACTACAATTATTACAATATAAAAATTGTAACCCATCAGGCAATCCATCTAAATTTTCTATTAATGTTCCAGAGCAATTTAGTTTACGTAAGGTAGTTGGAAGATTTCCAAGACTTTTTACTTTGTTATTAGGACATCTTAACTCAATTAAATTTGGTGGTAAATTATCAAGTGATTCTAGTGATTCATTGTCCCATAAATTAAGATACTTTACATTTCTTGGTAATTCAGGTATAGTAATTAAATCTAAACCGTGTAATTCTAAGTATTCATCTTCATTATCTTCTTTCACCCATTTTTTAATGAGATTCTCTAGTTTTAATTTATTTGCGATATCATAATCTTCTTTTTTAGATGTTGTATAAATAAAATCTTCAGACTCTTCATTTAAATCATGAGATTCTTCAAACTTCTTCGATAATTCTATAATTTGAAAAAAACCAGTCTTTTTATTAATAGCAGCATGATATTTTTTAAAACCTGTCTCACTTGTTAAATCATCCATTAGTTCTTCTAAATCTAATCTATCATATTCCATAACATGAAAATGTATATAATTTAAATTTTCTTTATTATCATCTATATAAGTTGAAAAATCTTCTATTTGTTCTTTATCTTCTTTTCTTATTTCTTTTCTAGGATATAATACAATTTCAGGAATTCCAATTGTTTCATGCGCATCTTTATATAATTTATAATACTTATTATAGTATTTACTAGTATTACTATCTTTCGATATTAATTGTTTTAAAGATTTTGCATCTGTTTGTGGTATTCCTAACATGCCAACAATAGATTTATCTTTTACTATATTGAAATCAATACATGAATCATATAATCTTCCTTTTTCAATACATAGTGATTCTATTTTATCACATGAAACAATACCACCTTTTTTCTCAAATCTATCACTTCTTACATAAGGAGATGGTTGTATAAGATTTATTAATTTGACATCTCTTGTTAATACAAATATACAAATATACTTATATAGTTTAACAATCTCAGCAACAAAAGGATATGGGTAAAAGAAAACATTAAAATTAGGATACAAACAATATGTAGAATTTATAGATAATATTCCAGCAAAATCACCAGTTAAGTCTGCGATACTAGTTACACCACGAAATAATAATGTCCCTTTCGGGATAATTGTCGTATAATATGCCGTCTCCATCTTATTTAAACCAATAAAATATTATAGTTTAGATGGACACGAATGGTGAACCTTTTAATGACAATAATTTTGAAGGTCTCCCAAATAGAGTAAAAACTATCTTTGAATTAATGATTAAAGAACCAACTCTGAGAAGACATATTATTTTGAATGGACCACCAGGGTCTGGAAAAACAAGTAGTGCAAAACTATTTGTGGAAGCTCTATATGGTAAAGATTCTATGAGCAGTAAATTTTCAAGGGCATTATTTCTAAACTCGAGTGATGAGCGTGGCTTGGAAGCAGTTCGTTCTCGTGTATATCCGTTTATCCGTTCTTCATTACATTTTTTGTTTGGTTCAAATAATACTGAAGATAAACCAAAAGTTATTATTTTTGATGAAGCAGAGACTCTAACAGATCAAGCACAAATGGCTCTTCGTCCTTTATTGGATGAAGATCCAAATCATGTATTAATTATATTTTTATGTAATTCTATTTCCAGAATTCATTCTTCTATTGTTCACAAGTTTTTAGTTATTCAACTAGAATCTCCAATTCCAATTGATTTTAAAAGTCGTTATAATAAGATTTTAAATATGAAAGAAAATACTATTTCTAATATTGATATATTATTTAGAAGAGGAGATATTCGTTATTTTTTGCTCAATCCTGAAAAAAAAGAAGAAGTAAAAAACTTATGGAAACTATTAATGAATTCTAAAAGAACAGATATAGAGTCTATTTTTTCAACCTTACTAAAAACATGGATGTTTCATGAACTTGCCATGTTCCTATTTTTTATAAGTTATTTATTAAATGTAATAGATATTGAATCAACAAAAGAATTAATTCAATACACAGATTCTGATTTTTTGAAAATGTGTAATTCAAGTCTTCGTATTGAACTATTATCAAAATGGTTTATTAAAAACATTTTAGATAAGCTTGAGATATGTTAATTATTTTTACTTACTTTTCTTAATATTATAAATTGGATTTAAGAAAAACGCATAAAAAGGGTAGTATACTTCTGAGAACATAAAAGCTAAAAATGAAAACGTAAATGATGTCCCCCAACCGTTACCTGTATAATAGTTATATCCCCAAGATAATTTGGCTGCTCCGTAAGACCATATGAATGCTAGAATAAGATATACAATTAAGAAAATCCAAAATATTGTTAAACCAGTTGAAGAATCTTCATTGGCAAAAGATTCTTTCTGTTTATTTGCCACGGCATATCCTAAATAACTTAAAAAGAACATTCTAATTTACAAAAATATAAAAAAATTGGTTGAAATACTTTAAATAGTTTCGTATTAAAATGGAAGTTTCGAATCTAAAATTTACACCTCTTCGTATTTCAACTCTTGTTACTACAGGGCATCTTGGAACAACTATTAATCTTAATAACCTATTTGACCAGTTTCATAAATATGCCATCCCTATTGGATATCCTGATGAAGGGTTTCTGAAAATTGAATATGGTGAGAAAGCAATTGGACATAGTTCAAGAGATATTCTTTCGAAACGCAAAGTTTCTAAAAATTCATTCTTTAATCAAGCAACACTTGTTGTTCGTAAGAAGAGAGAAGATATAAAAGGTTTTAAAGAAGTAAATATTAAATTGTTTGCAAATGGTGGATTTCAAATGACTGGAATTACTTCAGAAGATTATTCTAAAAATGTTTTATCATGGGTAATTCAAATCTTTAATAATTTGGAGAACTCTATTTCTACGAAGCTACTAAGTGTTGAAAGATTTGCTGTTCAGCTACTAAACAGCGATTATAAGATGAATGCTCTTGTTCGTCGTGATGAACTTCATAAGATTCTTTCTCAGAGATATAAACTATTCAGCACACTTGAAACAACAATTTATCAAGGTATTAATACTAAATACTATTATAATGAAAAATCTCTAAGAAAAAATGGTATTTGTTGGTGTGATAAGTGTTGTAACGGTCAAGGGGATGGAAAGGAACTAGGTCAGTGTAAGCGAATTACGATCGCAATCTTTCAAACGGGTAGCGTTATTATTACGGGAGCACGTAATATGTGTCAACTTGATGAGGCATACGATTTTATTAATGAGATCATTAAAACTCATTGTTCAGAAGTATTGAAACCTCTTAATGCGGTAAATTAATAAAATGTGTTTCCGGATTGTCTCATAGAATAAGATGGCCACTCCTACACCAGTAGAAATAGTTCCTTCGGCACAAACTCTAACTCACGCTGCTCGCATTGCTATTCAGCAAGATAAGCCTATTCTACTAGATTACTATGTAGATACGGCTGAAAAGAGAGCCTTTATGGGCGAAGATGCTGAAACGAAAGAGAAGATGCTTGTAAAGTCGAGTGATGAGTTTACTAGTTTAATCCAGAAAGTATACAAGGTAACGGAAGATTATATTGTGCTGACTGAGAATAGCATTTACATCATTTCTGCGAAGGCTGAAAAGCGTCGCATTAATGCTAAGTCTCTGCGTGATAAATATGAAACTGAATAAACATTTTTTGTAAATAATACATAGAATGGCCAGACATCGTAAAACTCGCAGAGTTCATAGAAAAGGAACACGTAAAGCTACACGTCGTATGCATCAGCGCGGTGGTTTTATTCAACTAAACCCCGCCGATGTAAATGATTCTTCTATGGCTATTTCATCTAGATTAAGTGCGGCGCAAGGCCAAGAATATGCTTCCATCCATGCTGGTCAACACGGTGGTCAAAATATGGTCCCACCAGATCATCATAGAATGCCTAATGGAACCATTATGGCGAATAGCGCTCATAAACAATCCGGTGGTACGGCGGATGTAGGTTACACTGGTATGCTAGATTCTTCTCTACGTGGAGCAGCTCGTATGGATCCTCTTGATCAGTCTTACAATGAAATTGTAGGAATGAGAGATCAAACTGGTGGTCGCAGACGTCGTGGCCGCAAGTCTTCACACAAAGGTCGCAAAGCCTCTCGTAAAAGCCGCAAATCTCGTCGTAACATGAGAGGTGGATTTGCCCCAGTCGATGCTCCTACTATGATGTTAGAAGGTGATCAAGCCAAAGAATCTGTGATGGCGATGAATCCTGAATGGAAGTTAGCGGAGAATCCCGCTTCTTTCAATCCTTCCAATTAATTGGAAGGATACTGATACACTGAAAGTGGATTTCAATCCTTCCAAGTAAACTACTTGGAAGATGAATAATCGATTTTATGAGATTTCAATCCATCTATGTAAACAACTTGCGAATCTCATCACTATGAGTTTCTAGAATCTGTTTCTCTTTTGCGCTCACTGTAACTTCAATTTTCAAATATAGGTTCCCAAAAAGTTTGGTATTACGTTTTGGCATCCCTTCATTATCAATTGTTATTACTTCATTATTAAGAGTTCCTTTTGGTATAGTAATATTTAATCCACTTGGATGATTTGGATGATTACGTAATATATATTTAATACCAAGTAAACTTTCTGTAAATGATATTTTACAAGTGCTATGTAAATCATTCCCTTTTCTTTCAATATTTAAATTTTCATCTGCTTCAGTAAATGCGATATGAACATCGCCAGGTTCTATATAGTTAGAATCATCACTACATTCATTATTAAAAACTAAATTATCACCAGACTTCATACCAGGTTCAATACGAATATCTAACACCTTTTCTTGACTGAAAAACTTTTTACCATTACATTTATCACATTTACCAATTGGAGTTTTTCCATTTCCATTACATGAACCACAAGGTTGTCTAGCAATGGCATGCATTCCAGGACCAACTGACATTATTTGTTCAACTACACCTCTTCCATTACAAGGTGTACAATTACTAAAATTTGTAGAACCTTCTCCTTTACATCCAATACAAAACTTCTGCCTCTCAAATTGAATTTTTAGATGTTTTCCATGATAAAAATCATGTAAACTTACTGGAATTTCATGAAGTTTTGATGGTGCTTTCTGCCTCTTACGTGAAACATTACCACTTCCCATAGAACCCATAGAACCCATTCCAGGAAATGAAAATCCAAATCCACCTCCTCCACCCATCATATTCATAAACATACTTGCTAAATCTGGAGCTCCTGTAGAGTTTTCATCTGTTTCTCCTTCTATAACTCCCATTGTATCATACATATGACGTTTCTTTTCATCACTTAATGTCTCGTATGCCTTTTGAATTTTATGAAACTGTTGTACTTCACCGCCTTTATCAGGATGATGTGTTAAAGATAATTTTCTATATGCTTTGCGAATTTCTTCATCGCTCGATGATCTATTCACCCCAAGAACGCCATACAAATCTTCTGTCATACTTTAATTATTTATATCATACAGTTTTAAACCAGTGCGGAAAGTATTTAAGCGATTTAACATACTATATATTAATGGAAAAGTTCAAAACAAAATTATTAGGACAAGAAAATATTGAAGAATTATTCAATAAAATTATAGATGAAAATGATATACCGCATATATTTTTAACAGGAATGTATGGATCTGGTAAAACAACATTATGTAACGAATTTATTAATTATTATTATAAGAAAACTAATATTAAAGAAAAATCTAAGTGGATAATGAATTTATCATCAGAAAAAGATAGAGGTATTCACTGTGTTCGTCAAAATGTGGCAGAATTTGTTCATCATTCATCTGCCAAAGAAGGAATTTATAGATGGATTATTGTTGATGATGCTGATTCACTGCCAATTATTAGTCAGCAGGCTCTAAGAAGACCAATGGAAACACATGCGCATACAACACGATTTTTCTTTTGTAGCCGCTATCCTTCTGATTTAATTGCTCCTATATTATCACGATGCTTACATATAGAAATTGAATCATTATCACCTGTTGATTTTATTAGTATTAATCTTGAAAAGTATAACGCAAATTTTAGAATATCAAATTCTGGTTTAACATTCTTATTTACTCTTTCACAAAGTTCATCACAACTTGAATCTATGATTAAGATTTTATCATATTATTATAAAGATAAATCTGAAATAACTATTGAAGATATAAACTATTTGTTTGGTTCACCAAGTTATAATTCAAGTATTCAGATTCTTGATTCTATTATGAAGAAAAATGAAAAAATGTTGTTGCATCTTTTTTTCAAGTTATGGTCTACGGGAATTAGTTATGAAGATTTCTTATATGAATTAAATACTTATATAAAACAACTTGGTATTCTTGAACCTCATTATAATCAAGTTTTATATTATACAATTATGAAAGGTTGGATTCAATTTGCTCAAGGAAAAACTCATTCATTTGATATATTACGATTATTAATAGATGCAAACACAATCAAATAGTATATTTAGAAAATTTCCAGAAAAAAGTTTTGTTGAAGAAATATTAGTAAAATTAAATTTTCTGGGATTTTATGATACAAAATATTTCTCAAAACAAGATATTTCTGATAGAGAATTTGAAGAGATTTGTATACTAATTGAATCTTATTACATTCCTTGTAAGGCAAAGAAATTCTTAAATATAAACAATAAAATTACTGTTTTACGACAGTTACTTCATTGTGTAGGCTATACACTAGAATCACAAGAAAAAGTCTTTTATTCTAAAAAAACTATAGTATATACAATTAAGAAAACAATACTTGATGATATAAGTGGAAATTATTTGGTCTCATTCAATTAAATAGGATAGATATTAATAAATCACTTTCTAGAATCTGATCTTCAGACATACGTAAGAACCAACCAAAGTTTCTACGTTCTTCTAGCTCTTTAGAATCAATTGGCACATATACAGCATTTTTAGGCACAGGAATATTATTGGACGATAGTAAATCTTCTAATTGTATTCTTCTATTCGATTGATTTCTTGAAAATTCCATGTTGGGATAATAGTCTATTTCAGGACTATATTTATCCATTATATTCTTCAAATCCCATTTAATATCTTTGCGGAACTGTTTTCCTCCTTCACGATTTTCAATACGTTTTAAAGCAAGTTGTTCTAGTTCAACAAAAATATCATTATTTGCTTCTGGGCTATACATCACATGAACATTTGGAACTGGTGTTCCAGACTCATCGCTATATGTTTCATCTTTATCTGTTCCAAAAAATGATACTTTCTTCATTTGAGGAAACGGTTTTAAGCAAATAGTAGAAGGTTCAACCCATAATCCTCCAAATTGTCTTAACACTCTAGCACGAATATAATTCTTTTCCGCTTCGTTCACTGGTGCAATAGGGTTTTGTAAAGATTTAGGTAACTCTTTCCATCCTCCAAGTATAATTGCAAGATCACTTAATCCTGCTATGATTTTTATATTATAGTTTTTACCATTATATTTACAAATAGATGTATAGCATAAGTTTAAGTAAGGTGTATTTAGCACTCTTGAAGAACGAGCGCCAAAATCATTCCAATAACGACTATTAACATCTGATTGATCATAGTATAACCATAATGTAGTATTATCTAATCCATCACTTAATATATTTTTTCTTTGAAATCCATTTTCTTCAATCACTTTTTTATTATACACTAAACCAACACTTACTGCCGTTAAAGCTAAAACACCCAATGCTATAAAATAGGCTGGAACCATCTAACTATTATAATATTTTTTAAACAATTCTGGATATTTATGAAATGGGTCATGAATGGAAATATTTTGTAAGTTAAAGGTGTCACGTTGTTGATAATCAATACCTTTTTGTATAACAAAGTTTAAATATTCTGGCACATTAAATGGATATATATTAATATCAGCATGAGAAAAACTTCCTAGTTTGCGAACTATTTCTTCTGGGCTCATAAAATAAGTAAAATGCCAACCAGATTCTCGCCGTAACGTGACATCCCCTAGTTTATATACTCTAACGTAATCTAAATCCTCATATTTCTTTAAAAGTGTAGAACTCATCAAAAATGCCATTTCCCATGTATCATTTAAGAAATAGTTGAAGTTATAATAATACATTTTCATTCGTAATAAAATATATTTTGTTTGAAGAGTATTGAAAAGTTCTTCTCTTGTTTCTAAAACACTTATATCATATATTTCATCTACATCACATAGAGCTAATATAAAATCGTTTGATTCAAACTCTTCCAATAATATCTTTCTGATATAATTTCTTTGTAACTTCTCTTCATAAAAACATTTTTTATTTTTATTTTCAAAATACTGTTCTGGTGCATTATTTAATAGTTGATCAATCTTTACAAATCGTATCTTATCTAAATATGGTGTAAACCATGTATTACATGTATCAATATAATAAGTTTCTTTTTTATTTCCACTAAATGTATATATACTTTCAACTATATAAAAATAATCAACATAGTTATATAAATATTCAAGTCGTAGTTTTACTATATTTTCTCCATTAAATAAAAATGAGTCTATAAAATATACCATCTTTATTTATTTTATAAGAGTCCTTTAGGACTTAGTATTATCTGTTAATACAAGCTGTTTCATACGATCAAAATATCGTTGGATTCCAATTTCTTCTTCAGCAGCACGACGGCGTCGTTGTTCCTCTCTTTTTTGCATATACTGCTCACCTTCTTGTATTTTACTCATCTCATCAGAAGATAATGGCGCTGGAGCTTTTGTATAATCATTCTTATATGATTCAAAGTTACGATTATCAACACGCACATTTGCCACTTGTTTTGAAAACGTATTTTCAACTGTGTATGCTTGTTTTAAATCTGTAAAATTTAAGTCGGCATTGTAGGCGGCAGTATAACTATCAGGTCTCTCACGACCTAACTCAACTCCTAATGTAGGTGCCATTATCATAGATTGAGGTTGATGAATAATATAATTCTTTTGCTTTGCGGACTCTTTTGCCTCTTCTTCAAATGCTTGATTGAATACATCACGATTAAACTTTCCACTAAATTTTTGAGAAGAACTTTCTTCTTTTTGGGAACCTAACCAATCGCCATACCCATCTTCTTCAGGATCAGGGATTCGTGTTTGCTCAAACATTTTATTAAAGGCATTTAAATCCAATTTCTTTGGATTTAATTTGATAGGTTCTACATGCTTTACAGTATCGTATTCTTTCGCACGCGAATCTTTCAAAACGTTAGGGGCATCTACATTTACTGTTGTAGAACGCCCACCATGAATTCTTCGTAGAATCTCTCCTAAATATGCGTATGCGCGTGTCACCTTTTCAAACTCTTTTTCTGATCCTCCTTTATCGGGGTGATGTTTTAACACAGACTTTTTATAAGCAGATTTTAGAATATCTTCTGTTAAAGCAACTTCTTCTTCTAGATTCAGCATTTGTAAACATGCTTGAAAATATCCGATTGCTTTTTCATCGGAGTTCGCCTTTTCTAAACGTTGAATATGGCTACGTTTTTCTTTTGGTTGGACTATTTGATGAGATACTTCTTGTTGCTGATGCTTTGGTTGCGGTTGCTGATACTGTTGCTGATACTGTTGCGCATTTGTATTTCTTGCCACATAGTTTAAAAGATCGGCATAAATACCAGCCTTTTTTGCAGAAATAACATATTCTGGGCCTGCCAAAATTGTTTGAATCATTTGTATCTTTGTAGCCGGATTTTGAATTTTCTGAAGATTCTCAAAAATCCGAATATGTGAAGGATCTACTGATTGGATATTACCCATCTATTAGAGTTTAAACACACTTTTTATACCAGCATTTTCCGTATGAATTTACTAGGTAGAATAGGAATATTTGATTCACTCTCGTAAATAAACTTCTTTCCTAACGTGTGAACACTGAACTTTGATGGATAATACTGTGGAAAACGTGATGGGAATGATTTATATTTTTCATTTGAAATTAAATGAAAACTTTCAATTGGTAACACTAATACAAGCTGTTGTTCTGGTTTTAGTGGTAATGCTATTTCATATATAAATCTTTCTTTGCCAATAGTATCATTACATAAATAAGTATATATATCTTTCCATAATGGTGTTTCCATATGAGGATAATACCAATCATATTCAATTACATTTCCATTATAATAGTCTAGAATCCATTGTAAGCCTTTCAAGTATTGTTCAATACAAGCATTTTTATCATCATTTAAAAATTTCTTATAATAAGTATCTTCCCAATCTTGTTTTAATCCATTATCATAAAACTCTTTTTCAACAAACCATTTACAAGGCATTAAAATAGTTTGAGCCATTTTCTGTTCATATTCTGTTTTCCCTTTATAACTATACATTTGTGACTTCTTTTTACAACGATGTTCAATTAGTTGTGCTTCTTGTGCTACAAACATATTAATAAACTCTTTTAGCATATCCCAACGTATAAGTTTATTTTCAACTAAAAACTTCTTCTGTTTATGAAACTCTTTTAGATTATTAAATAATATAGTATATCCATTATCTTTAATTGTTAGTGAAAGTGAGTGTGGAAGAAAATCGTTTCCTAACAAACTCATCATCATAATATAATCTTGAATATATTCTTCTTTTGTGCTATGAAATAGTTCATTATTTAATGAATGAATATTTAAATATAAGAATTGTGTCTTATCATTATCATCTAAAACTACAGAATTAAACTCCATTACTTCTCGCATTAAAAATAGGTTCTGTTTTGTGCTTTGTAACATACTTAATAAAATTAGATCAGCATCTAATCCATATATGAGAAACGTATTATTACTTTCATATTCACGAATATAATTCATCACCTTATGTTCTCCTTCACCAGGATCATTATAACCACTTACACTCCAGCCACTATGACGAGCACATAGTTCTTTTAAAGCAACATCTAATTTTTTCATAAATAGTGTTCCTGGTGTAATAGAGTTCTTATCCCAAGATTTTTTGCGAATGTTACGAACACCCGCTTCAATTTCATAAGGTTCCATAAAAAGACCTTTGAATCGGCGCATACGTTGTTGTTTCATTTTTGCCATTGGAACAACACCATCTACGGCTATAAATACTTCACTCGGTTTCTTTGCTGATATATATACATGCTCTACATATTTAGTTACTTCTGAAATCAGTTCTTTTTCATATGCCTCATTATTATTTTCATCATATTCTGGCATCTTTGACAAACAGTAGTATACAATACAATTGAAATCAAAACATAATACTACTTTTCCATTTAGATAGTAATCATTTGTAATGATTTTTTTATTCTTTTGACATAAAAATCTATAATATGAGGGAATCCCCATCTTTCTTATAATAGTATATAACTATTCCTTAAAGCATTATAGGAAGATGCCAGTTAATTTGGATTATTTTAAAGAGTTTATTCTCTTATTTCCAGATTCAATACTATTTGGCTCTGTATTACTAGGTTTATCAACATTATCATTACAACATGGACTATTTTTTATGTCATTTTTAGAATCTTTTATTGCACTTTCTGGCTTACAGAATATATTATCATTTGTTGTTGGTAATTCTAGTAATGGCACACGCTGTAAATCAAAGTTTCATACACTTATGTTTGGAGACATATTAGGTTCTACTTCGGCGGATACTCCATCATATGGTATTTATGTTGTAAGTTTTGCTTGCGCATATATGTTAACTTCATTATATGAAATTAAAGATGAGTTAGATGTATTAGATTCATCATTTTACAAACAATATAATACATCATTTTATGTATTAACCGCAATACCTATATTATATGCGATTGCTCGTGTTGTTTTACATTGTGATTCAGTATCATCTGCTTTAGTATCACTATTTGTTGGCGCTTTCATTGGTATTTTGCTTGAATTCCAGAATGTAAGTCTATTTGGACGCAATGCTACAAACTTTTTAGGAATTCCTTTATTACGGAATAAAACTGTAAACAATGAGCCAATTTATATATGTTCTAAATAGATGAATTTTCTTTCAAAAATAAAAAAAAATATGTTATATTTATTTTTAGCTTTACCACTCATATTAATTGGGTATGAATCATTTATGTCACTTGCTTTGGGCTCAAGAACTTGGTCATTTTTATTAATTGGTCAAATTGCTTTAGTACCTTTTGCCGCATATATATTTCACTTCTTATACAATACAATAGGACAACAAACTACAGTTGTATCATTATTATACTATCTTTTAGCTTGTATTCCAGTATTTGTATATCTATATATTTTAACAAATCCAACAGCTCTTGGAGGAGCTTCTTTTTCTATTCCTTCTATTAGTATCCCTTCTATACAAGCACCGAGCAAAGAACAAGTTGATTCTGGATTCCGTATTTTTGGAATAGTTTCTATTCCAATTATTGTTGTATTATCCGTTGGTTTACTAGTATTTCCAGAACAGTTTGTAGGATTATTTAGTTCTATATCAAAAGGAGCTGGCGCAACAGTTACAAATGCTATTAAATTTCCTTTTGAGTCTCTCTTTAACATGTTTAAGAATAATGAACCTGTTGTAGGCGATGATGTATGTTCAATACTCCCTGGTAACTTTGATAGCATCTCTAAAGTTCCCAGTTTCTATTTATCACACATCGCATTTTTTATGGGTTACTTGTTAACAAATGCTTTTATTCTATTTTCAAAAGTTAAAGAATCTGATAGTGATGAAAAGGCATATAATTCTAGACACTATAGATCTTTAATGATTATGATTACATTAATTGTATTATATATTATTCTTGCTGTTGTTCGTTCAAATACGTCCAATTGTGAATCATCACTAGGAATATTCTTTAGCACATCAGTATTTAGTTCATTAGGATTGGCTTGGTATTTAGTAGCACGATTCTGTGGATGTAGGTCAGCAGATTTATTTGGAATAGAAAGCTCAATGGTATCTGAAAAGGCTAAATCACCAGTTGTATGTTTAAATCCAACAACAACTGCTCCTTAGATTACGTATTGCTTTTAAAAAGTCTCTTAGTGTTTCTGATAAAATAAAATGGTATAATTTATATTTTTGAAATAAGGTTTCAAACTCTGATATAAGTTTATTAAATTCTTCTTTTGTTATTTTACCATATGTTGTTTCTAAAGAAGAAAATGGTATAGAAACAATATTTTTTTCTTTATTTATTGAATCATGAATGTTATAAAAAAATTCTTTCGCGTATTGTTTTAATTCATCATATTGTATTTCTTTGTTATGATTGTGTAAATGTTTAGAATAATGAATTTTACATATTTTACATGGTAATACGTAACGTATTTGATTTATAAACTTCTTATAAGCGTTTAATTCATCGTTTTTAAGAAGAGTTATAGTGTTATTTCCTAAATGCTCGCAACATGTATGTATTATTTTCCAAACGACTGGTCCCCATTCTTTAGGATTTGCCATTACTATATAATCATAAAAAATTGAGAGCATAAATACTCATAATTTTTTATCAAGGTTAAAAAATTGAGAGCATAAATACTCATAATTTTTTATCAAGGTTAAAAAATTGAGAGCATAAATACTCATAATTTTTTATCAAGGTTAAAAAATTGAGAGCATAAATACTCATAATTTTTTATCAAGGTTAAAAAATTGATCCATCTTTCAACGTATTAAAGTTACAAAAAATGGAACCAACAACTCTATTAGTTCCTAAAATTATTCATGAAACGATTGTTGATATTCTGGAAGCACATGCTCGGAAACTTGCTCTTGAGATTGCCAAAACATTAAATGTAAATGAAAAACTCTTAATTCAAGAAATCAAGAAAGAAAAGTTAGAAATTCTAACGTTTGAAGATAATTTTGATATTACTAATATACAATGTAAAGCGTATAATTTAGTAAAGAATGTGTATGTTCCTTGTGATGAACCTGTCATTTATAAGAAACATTTCTGTTTATCTCATATTGATAGTCACAATACGTTTGAAGATCTGAAAGATCTAGATATGTTATATGTTCTTAATTATGATACTATGAAATACTATCGTAATAAAGAGAATGTTGTATATGATTCTGAGTTTAAAAAAATTGGTATTTATGATGAAGAAAAACAAAAGATTCTAAAATTTATATCTTAATAATAAGCAGAAAAAACAACATTTAATACTATATAGATAAGAGCAAAAATAGCAGCATGTGTTAGAGATTGTATCCATAACTCAGATTTTTTGTTAGGTAATGTTACTAATAATCCAGGTGTTAAAAGAATAAAAAGTAATACAGGGACAATAATATTGGCAGGTTTATCAACAAGTTTTCCTAAGGTCATTCTATTCTATAGATGATAAAATATATTTCAAACTCCGTAGATTCCAAACGTTTGATTCTTGTTCTAGCATCTGTTTTTTTTCATTGTATTTGTGTAGTAATTTTTTCTCAATATAAAAGTCATCAAACTCATCTTGAATTTGTTGAATAGCATTACATACAATTGTCTCTTTATCCCAAATCATACAATTTGATTTTAGATCCACATAACGCATAAAATAACGACGAAATAATGGTTTATCAGATAATTGATTTACGCCGCAACCATGACTCTTTTCTTGGTCAGCGCGTGACCATTCATCGGGAATATCATCTGGGAAATACCAATTCATAAACTTGTCCAAACTATCAGTATCTTCTACAAACGCTTCATACGAGCCATAATTCTCAAGGACTGTATCAAAGATCTTTGAATTTTCAATAATATATTCTGGATCATATAATTCATGTACATTTGAATCATTGTATGTCATTGTCCCACGCTTTGTTTTACCATATAAACAGTCTTTAGGAATTGTAAGAGCACGGCGCTTTCGTTTACCAATCAAAGCCTCATATTCATATACGATTTTACGTGTTTCTTCATTAATACATCGAATACTGCCAGCACTCTTTAATAGTGTATCTTCTTTACAGCATAGAACTCCTAGAAGTGCACACATCTTATACGCTTCATGAAGTTCGGCACTTTGAAGATCATTTATTGTTTGAATTATATCATTATTCTTAAATTTAATACTTATAATTTTATTAATAATATTTTTAGTATTAATTGTTTGATACAGTAGCCAAGCTTCTAGATACTTCCCAAGTAAGGTAGCACGGATAAACGTATCAACTTTCGGATCTTCTTGAATGAGTTCATTTGGTAGTTGGAAATATACATTACGATTCTTATATTTTGGATTTGATATGCCATAAAGAAACATAACGGGCAAAGTGCAATTTCTCATTGAATCTTTAAGAAGACTCATACCATATACTAAGTTATATACATCATCTTCACATTGTGTATTAATGTTAAGAATCTTACTCAATACTTCAATATTTCCAAGACCAATGTTATGAAACCAAGTTATAAATAGTGTTTCAAATATTTTTTCATATTCTTTTGACTCTAAAAGTTCTTTTACCCAGAATATTGATTCTTTATAACGTCTATTACTGATTGTATATTGAAGAGCGGCACACACTTCATCCGTTCTGTAAAAGTTAGAAGTATACATTTTGGTAATTTACTTTAGTACAAATAAGTTTTTTCAATTTTATTGGTTTGCAATAAAATTATGAATCTCTCAATTTTATTGGTTTGCAATAAAATTATGAATCTCTCAATTTTATTGGTTTGCAATAAAATTATGAATCTCTTAATTTTAATATATTTACATAAATTAATGATTGCTAAAGAAAATGTCAATTTAATTTTACCCGGTTTATATCTGGGTAATGCTAGATCTTCACTCGATGATGAGTTTCTTAAAAAAAATAATATAAGAGCAGTTTTTAATTGTACAAAAGATCTACCATTTCATTATTCTATTAAAAATAAATATAGAATACCAGTTGATGATAATTTAAAAGAAGAAGAAATTCGTAATTTAGAATTATGGTCTTTTGAAAGTATATATAAACTAACAAGAGAACATAAACAAGGAAATGTATTAGTTCATTGCTATGCTGGTATGCAACGTTCTGCCGCTGTTGTTGCTATGTATTTGATAGCCACATATAATATGAAACATGAACAAGCTATTTCTTATATTAAACATAAAAGATCTATTGCATTTTGGCCTTATACAAATTTTTTAAAAGCAATAAAAGGGTTTGAAAGAACATATATAAATGAGATTGTTCCAAAACTTATTGACGAGCTATAGCCCAAAATGGCTTCTTCTCTTCTTCTGGTGTAGGCATTATTAAATTAGGTTGTAACTTTAACACAGCTTCTCTTCTATAATATGGGTTTTGATGAGGCTTTCCTCTCGGATTTGATACAAATAATACAGAACCTTGATATCCTATAGTATCATAATATCGTCTTGAATATTCTATCGGTAAATGATTATGACCGGATATCCAAGATACTATTGGATATGTTATTAATCGTTCTAGTTCTCTGTCTATCACTGCAGAGTTTAGTTCTTGTATCCAATCTTCTTCATACAACCATGTAAAAGGTGGATAGTATGAGCAAATTAGTAATGGATAGTTACTATTTTTAATAATCTTTTCTAAAAAAATAACATTTTTTTTATGCGCATTCTTAAATGTTTCTGAATCTATGGGTGGTGGAATTGGTTTTATATAAATATTACGTTCATAATGTAACATTGCGCCATCACGAGGTTTATGCCATAATGGTAATCCAACAATCAATAGTTTTTCATCATTCTCTTCCAATAAATATGTGTCCATATATAACACTTTAATGTTTCTATATGAACTACAAACTTCTCTTAACTTTATTAAAGCCTTCGCCTCGTGCATATATGTTTTCCAAATTTCAGAGTTTCCAGGGATCCAGAATATTTGTTTCCATCGCTCGGATACGTATTCTAAAAAAGAACATAGATTCATATCTTCTAGATTGGCAATATCGCCACATAATACCAAATAATCAGCTTTTACTTCTAACGTTTCATCAAAAGTTGTTTCTTTATATAATTCTAAATGTAAATCACTCGCATATTGTATGCGCATCTATACTAATTCAATATCAGAAGTTCTTAAACTTACATACGCTTGGGGCCTATATTTTTCACTAAAACTATTTTTAGCCAATGAAAAAGTTGTATAAGGATTTACACCACAAAATACATCATTACATATACCTAGAGTACCAGTTACAGAATTATCTCCAGCTCCTCCAAGCCAAATTTCAATAGGTTTTTTCATATGTTTTTCAAGATTATTTGTTTCCATACGTTTGCGCTCAGTGTCATGTGATAAGACTGGATGAGGTAAATGGTGTGTTAGCATAATAATCTTTTGCGATGATTGTTTCATATCTTTTATATACTGTAAATCTTCCATATGCCAGTTTAGAATATCATGACCCATAATTTGTCCTAAACTAGAATGTCTCTTTAACCAAATATAATTAAATTCAAACATACATTGATGTTTTAAATAAGGATAGCGACACCATAATGTGCTACCTAGCAACGTAATATCAGTTTTAGGAATGCTAGAATGTGAATTATTTAAAATTGTGACATTTTTATATTCTTTTTTCAAATTATATAGATTATCAATACAATTATGGTATAGTTGAGGCATAGCAGAACAATGTTCCCAAGGGCCAGGGACTATATATACATTTTTATAGTTTAAAGAACAATAGTCAAGAAACTGTTTGTATGTTTTTAAAGATTCTTTTGTATCACAACTACAAATATTTCCTAGTAAAGCGAGATTTTCAGAAGATGGTATTAACATCTTATTAAAATCTCTACGTTTGTGTAAATTTAGAAAAAAGTTAGACGCATATTGTAGTTTATAACTCATTATATAGAGATATAGAAAATGGTTTAGGTTCTTAAGTTTTACCAATAGCATCCATTTTCTACAAGTTTGGCATTTCTAGGTTTACAACTATTTGGTGGAACTACCCACGCATCATTAAAAAATTTTGAAATAGTTTCGTGAGTATCCCAACGTCTACCACGAATACCAAATAATATTTGTGTCGCTCCTCCCATTACAATACATTGTAAACCTCTTTTTTTTAACTCATGTCCAATAATCATACCCATACCTCCACAGCCAATGATGGCAACATCGCATCTTTCTTGAACCACGCGTTCAACAGTAAAATCAACAGCATCACTCCAACTATGAATGTTATCTGGCCATTGCGCTATACCATTTGCTAAACGAGGACTGTAGAACGTATTTATAGGGATCCAAGTCGTATTGGATGGTAATAAACTTTCTGTATCATGTGGCCAAACAGCTTTCGACATATATGTTTGAGTTTCACATATATCAGCAAACGCATTTACAATCGCAACACGTTTTCCTTCTAAATACTGTGTCCAACGCAACTCTGGTTTTACATAATAAGGTTCTAAATTTCTTAAAAGTAATTTGTATCTATTTTGATTCAAAGTATCCATTATAACTTCTTCATACTTTTTTAAAGGTATATACCAGCCTTCTGCGATAGCATCCACATTTTCTAAAGATTCTTTATATGTTTGGCAAAATAGAGATACTGAATCTTGTGGAAAAATTCCAGCATTTAATTCTAGTTTATCTAATTCTTCGCTAGTTAAACTTGCTCCATAATAGTATTTTGTTAAAACTTGTAGTTCTATTGTTCCATTACGTCCAACCAAAAAAGGTTTATTTGATTTAAATAGTGTACACATAAATTTAGCATTCTCTTCCATCTAACTTGTATTCGGTTTAAAATCTTTATTCCTCCAAGGATTATATCGTTCTTGTTTCTTTTCGCCACCTAGTGTACTTCCAGATGGTATACTACTATTTTCTGGCACAAAAGGTTCTGGAATTAGAGTTTCTGGCATCAAATCATGCGGATATGGTGAAGGAGGGCGAGCAACAGGTTCTTCAATTAAAGAATAGTCAAATTCTAGTTCAACTTCATCTCCTTGGCATAGCACTACACTTGCTGGTTCAACTCCCTTTACATTAAACGTTACTTCAAATCCTCCTAATTCTGGCATCTGAATTACTATATTTGTAGATTTCTGTAAAATTCCCAACTTTGTTAGTTCATATGATAGTTGTTCTTGAATATCTCCAATTTGAAACGCAGTATCAAACGGTTGTAATACAATTTTTGTGCTATGATCAAATGCTTCTGATGGAAACCAATCAATTTCTAACTCTTCATCATATCCATTACATTGAATCTGTTCCAACATCCAACTTGGAACAAATACAGAGTTTGGTTCAAAACTAGTTTGTATAGGATGTCCAACAGAACATATCCAATACTTGTTGTCTTTTACGATACGCGCAAACATACGTGACGTATTCTGGTCATTCATAATTCGTTTCCATAGAGCCTCATTCATATAACAACAATATGAACTTACTTCTTGTTCAAGATAAGATGTGCTATAAATCTTATACATTTCCTATATGAAATACTACTTAAAAAATATTTCAATTTTTTAAATAATGAATAATGTAATCGTTCAAATTAAAAAAGATATTATTCCAATACGAAAATATATAAAAGAAAATTCTATAGATATTATTTTAACAAATATTGAAGAACTTGAATTAGAACCTAAGAATAAATTAGTAATACGTTCTCGTTTTTTTACATTATTTAATAAATATAAGAAGGAATCAAAGGCGTATCAAACTATATATAATTTTACTCGTCTTGTTATTACTTTTGGTTCAATATCAATACCATCTTTATTATCTATTGAAGCATTTGTAGATAAATCAATATCTTTTTGGTTTGTATGGACTATATCATTATTAGTATCGATGCTTAACGCATATGTATCTCTTTTTAAGATTGATAAGAACTACTATTCTTTTACAGCCTTATATGAACAAATGTCGAGTGAATTTTGGCAGTATAATTCATTATGTGGGCGATACAGTGGATTTTATACACATAGTGAACCAACACATAAGAATCAATATATATATTTTATGAATAATATTGAAAAGATTCAAATGCGTAGTATAGAAGAAACCTATATAAAAGTATCAGATAATTCAAAAGAAAAAAAGGATACTGGTATAACAACTGTTCCACCGAGTATAAATAGAGAACTATTTGAAAATCCACCACCAGAACTTTTAGAATTTATAAATAATATGAATAAAAAGAAAGAAAATTCTCCACGTAATGAGTAGGATGGTTAAACCAAAAAAGAGACGACTCACAAGAAAGAAAAAATCTTTACAAAAAACTGGTAAAAAAGATCAGTGTCAGTGTTCTTCAACTTGTAAAAATAAGACAATGAATGGATCTTCATTCTGTTTTCTACATAAAGATCAATGCCCACGCATGTCTCCAGTAAGTCGGTTTGAACCAGATTATGATCCAGAATTTTGGAATAATCAGTATAATGTTAAAGAAACACATAATTGTTTTGCCTATGCCTTTAATATAAGAGATAAAGAACAAATGGCAAAATGTAATAACGAGGATTGTGATGTCCCATTTCATCAACCCGGAATGGCATCGGGATATCCTCGTTTCAAGTCATCAAAGTCAAAAACATGTCCCAATATGATGGCACGTATTTTAGGAGATAATCCAAAAGTTCAAATGACAAGATTTCAAGATAAGTGTCCAGCTGGAACATCTAAAATTGCTCTGATAGTTGATGGTGATGAAGACTATCATTTCTTACGACAAGATTCAAATGGTTACTGGTCTCATAAACCTGGAGGACGAAAGGTTACAAATGTTGATGCTTCCAATAAGCCAATTTATGATCCCGCGTTGGCAAATTTCAATTATAAAGATGACGGTGGACATTTAAATTATGATATGTTTTGTTCATATATGTGTACTCCCCGTCTTGTTCCAGTAAGAGTAAAAGTTGGTGGTGGTTCAACAAGAAAAGTTTAATTTTTCATACGGGTTTTCAAACGGGTAGCAACCCATTCAGTCCCATAATCGTTATAAATTTCATTTACTGGATCAAACATCGATAGTGCCTCCATACAATCAATACGTTCTTTAGGATTTGCTGTAAGCATACGACGTAACACGTCAACAACTAATACACGCTTGAGTTTCCATTCAGAACTTTCAATAAATTCATATGAAAACATATGTCTTTTTAAATATTCTAATAATATTACTCCAATTGACCAAGAATCATAACCAGGGTAGTATAATTTCCAAAACTTTACTAAATCTTTTTGTATAAATGCGTTTGAAGTGCGGAGGGCTTTCGCAAGATTCAGTATTTGATCTCTTACACCTAGTCCTAGAAGTTTTTCAATATCATATAATATTGTTTTCTTTGGCATAACTTCTTTTATAACTTCTTCAAAACTGTATTTATTGAATTCATCAAGAGCTGTTAAGAAAGTTACTTCTATAGGTTCTATTGAGAACTCCGGACTCAGAACTTTCCAACGATTTGCTATACTTTCTAAAGATATATCTGCTACACTAAAACTTTGACCAAAATCAATAAGTCTTGGAATACCAAACTTATCTACAAGAATATTTCCAGAATGAATATCATAATGAACAAACCCATGAACTACCATTAATGCACCCGCTTCAAGTAAATGTTTCATCAGTGTAAAAAAAGATAAACTTTGATTGGATAATAGTTGATACTTGTGTAAATCGACACCACCAAACGGCATTGAAATCTGTTTTAAATTACTTAATGGAACTTCTTTTAGAATTTTACATTTTGATAAATCCTTCTCCGTTTGTGAAGATTCTATACGAGGATTACATATCGCTTCAGGTAAAACAAAATAGTCATCAAATTCTTTTATTTTTCTAAGAACTTCTGTAGCTTTTGTTTCTCGTTCAGCATCTTTTTGTTCAGTAATCTTTCCTACACTTGATTTGGGAAATGCTCTTTTTCTACATAATAATGGTGGATTAAATACACAACCATATGTTGCTTGTCCTATTAATTTTCCTCCTTCCATTTTCCTGTAAAAGAAAGATAAGAAAAATGACGAAAATTTGGTGCTTTACGATAATAGATGGAACTACCCGGGACACTGTGGATAGTGCTTCTTTTATTAGTGTTATTTTTAACATTGGAAGTATTATTTCCAAAAACACTTGAAGAAGGATTTACGAATCTTGTTGGGTTTTATGAAGATGAAAAAGATAAGAATAACTTCTTTTCTCAGTTCGCACCACGAAGAAGTGATGTTGGATTTAATAAAGAAGAAACAAACTATATTCAAGATCCGAGATATTTTCGTGGATATGTAGATGTTCAGAAGTTTGGATTCAATCACGACTTTTGTAGAGTAGTAGTTCCAGAAAAGGTTCAAACCGATTTACAAGCATCAAACCTACAGAAGGTAGAGCAAGATTATAAGAAATATGGTGATTTAGCCAAAGCGTTCTTTACTTGCGCACTCGCAGGAACATCTGGTTTATCATCTGTATCATATCGTTCTAAAGATGTAAGTCAAGGACTAGAACTTTCACGTGACGATTATATGAGAGATATTAAATCTGAAAATCTGTATGCGTACTGTAGAATTTTAAAAACAGCTGATAACTCTTATCAACCATTATGTTTACGCGCGTTAGATAAAGGGTTTAATGATACAAATGAAATAGATCCAAATCCACCAGAAAACATATTAAATCTTTTAGAGTTTTATGATGGATGTGTTGGATGGTTGAGATTTAGAGATGATATGGCTGATTATACAAAAACTTTAATTGTTCAGAAAGGAGGAGGCATTCATATTCCAGAAGATCCTAATCCGAGTGTAACACAAGGCTTAAGTTTTAATGGTGTCGACCAGTTTTTACGTATCAGCGATGCTCCAGATTTAACAATGGGAAGAATTATTAAACTAAGATCTATTCGTGCCTTTAGTATGTGGGTATATTTTGATTCTTTTACAAATAATGCTCATATATTTGATTTTGGAGATGGAGCGGGAAATAATAATATATTTTTGGGTATTATTGGAAGAGGCGATGAATCAGTTAATTCAAATGAAATAAGACCATTATTATGTGACGCATCCAGCCAACAAAATACGTTACCAAACTATCCTTCTGGTCCTCATCCTTGTAAAGAAACAACACCACAGAATTTAATGCTCTTAAAAGCAAATGTAAACGAATTTGAATGTAAACTCTTTGATACTATACCCGATAAATTAGATTCATCTTCAAAAGTTCCAGATACAGCCAAAGTAGTTCCAACAAGAGCAACACTATTATATGAAGTATGGGATTCTAAACAACGTAAAATGAGAATTAAAGTGTCTGGCGTTATACCATTAAAGAAATGGTGCCATATTAGTATTACTGCTAAAACAAACGATTCATTACGTCCCGATATTGCAATATATATTAACGGGACACAAGTACATGTTGAACTATCTGGTTTCTTACCTCAAGCCGCTTCTACAACTAATAATTACATTGGTAAATCAAATTGGTCGAATGCATCAAGTCAATATGAATTAAAAGATCAACTATTTAATGGTAAAGTGTTTGATTTTAGAATGTATAATACTGTTATGTCTGAAACTAAAATTAAAAAATCAATACAATGGGGCATGGATCTACTTGCTATCAAATAATTTCAGTTCAGTATAATGATATTCTGCTTTACATACGAAGCAATGAATCATGCCAAATACGGATATATGTAATTCTCCATATTTGTCTACTCTCGCATTACATATCTTACAAAGATATACAATCATATTAGATGGAGAGAACTAATTCTACAAAAAAAAAGACTAAAAAAATTGATAATAATGCTTCAAAAAATAATAGCACAAAGAAAATGAATGCTAAACCTAAGACTTTAACACTTGCGAATGTACTAGAAAAGAGAAAGATGGCTGCTTTTAAAGAACTATCTGAAAATCCAATACCTTATTTAGAAAAACAGAGCACTGAAACTATTGCGAAACTTATAAAAGAGGCTTCTTATAAATATTATGAAGGGAATCCACCAATCAGTGATGATATATTTGATATTATGAAGAACTACTTAAGTTCTCGTGAACCCAATCATGAAGTGTTAAAAGAGATTGGCGCATCTGCGCCAGGTGAAAAAGTAAAGTTACCGTATTATATGGGTTCATTGGATAAGATTCGTGAAGATGAAAAGGCGCTTGAGTCTTGGAAGTCTAAACATGGTGGAAAAGTTGTAATTAGCGACAAGTTGGATGGAAACTCTGCTTTGCTTGTGTATAGTTCGAAAGGAACAATAAAAATGTATTCACGTGGAGATGGGTTTGAAGGACAAGATATTTCTCATTTAATTCCAATTATCCAAGGAGTTCCTAAAAATCTAAAAGAGTGTGCTATTCGTGGTGAACTTATTATTTCAAAAGACAACTGGAAGACAAAGGGGAAAGGAGCGAATGCGCGTAATGCTGTAGCAGGTGTAATGCATTCTAAACATCCTGATAAGGTTCTTGCTAGCATTGTTGAGTTTGTCGCATATGAACAACTACATCCTCGTATCAAGATTTCTGAATCGATTGGCTCTCTGAAAGATGCTGGATTTCATGTTGTATATAATCAAGAAGAAAATAGCTCGGACCTAACAATGGATAACTTATCAAAGATATTAATAGATCGTCGTCTTAACTCCCCATACGAAGTGGATGGTATCGTTATATTCCATGACGACAACCATAACCAAGTATCTGGAAAGAATCCGTCTTATGCGTTTGCTTTCAAGTCTATATTAACACATGAAGAGGCAGAAGTCATTGTAAAAGAGGTTCAGTGGAACGCTTCGAAAGATGGATATTTGAAACCTCTTATCTACTTTGATCCAGTTGTGCTAGCGGGTGCGACTATTCAGAAGGCGACTGGTTTTAATGGCCAGTATATAGAATCAAACACGATTGGTCCAGGCTCACGAATTGTTATTATCCGTTCTGGCGATGTGATTCCTCATATTGTTCGCGTGCTATCAAAGTCTGCTTCTGGAAAGCCAAGTTTTCCAGATGTAGAATATAAATGGAATGAAACCCATGTAGATATCATGTTATTAGATAAATCAAAGGCATCCGATGTAATGATTAAACAAATGGCACATTTCGCATCTGTATTCGATATGAAAGGTGTGGGTTCTGGAATTGTAGAACGTTTATATAATAATGGTATTGATACTATTAAGAAACTACTGAGCCTCACAGTTGAACAACTGTTAAAGATGGATGGGTTTCAAAAGAAGTCCGCTGAGAAACTGGTGAACGAAATAAAAGAATCTTTGAAAAAGGCGGATTGTTTGACGTTTATGGTGGCATCCAATCTATTTGGACGCGCGATTGGTGAAAAGAAACTCAAACATATTGTAACAAACTTCCCAACTATTTTACAAGGATACAAGCCAACTGAAACAGAACTTTCGAAAGTCGATGGGATTGGTTCTGTAACCGCAACACAGTTTCTAGATGGACTACCATTATTCTTTGACTTTATGAAGGATATCGGCATCCCGTGTGATAAGAAGATAGAAGTAAAACCTGTTGTAATTTCGACAAAATCTTCACTAAGCCATTTAATTGTTGTATTTACTGGTATGCGCGACAAGGAGCTAGAAGTAGAAATTGAGTCTCGCGGAGGAAAGATAGGCTCAAGCGTATCAAAGAAAACAACTGTACTTGTGGCAAAAGATCCATCAGAAGATTCCGGAAAAGTAAAAACCGCAAAAGAGTTAGGCGTAGAAGTATTAGATTTTGAAAGTTTTAAAAAGAAATATATAGAATAGGTGAATGTCTGACCCAACTGAAATAAGAGCAACAAAAATGGCGGAACTATTGTTTGGTTCAAAAGCGATTGAAGATTTTAAAGAAGATACTGGATTAGAAATAAGGGATATATGGGGATTATCATCTACTAAAACCCAATGTAATCAAACAGTCGGAAAAATAGAAGAAGATAAAGAATGTTGGATATGTGGATTTCCAATTGATATTCACGCAGAAAAGGGTGATAGTTTAGCGCCAGAATGTGAACATGTTTTACCAGTTGTCCAAGCACGTTTTTTTCTTTCATTATATAATTCTGATATGAAAGAATCACTTGATGACAATGCCAGAAAGGCATTATTACTAGAATATGACTGGGCACATAGTTTATGCAATCAAGAAAAAACAGATGTATCATTCATAAGATCAGACTTAGAAAAGAATTTTAATGTGAATGAATCAGTCATTGAAGAATTATTGAAAAAAATTCGTAATTCTAAGAGAAAAAACTCAGATAAATTAATAAAACAAATAAATGAGTATGGGTATAAAAAATGGATGAAAGATCGCGATGTTATAATAAGAAAGCGTATTAATGATATTATTAAATATTTAAAAAATGATAGACCAGATGGCATATATAATATGATATTATTAGCGGGCACGGTTGATTCAATTTCTCCAGAAAATCTAACTATGGAATTTAAAAAATATATACAAGATTCGCAAGTTAGAAAATTTATAGAATATGTAAAAGAGGATATAAGTGTATTATTAGAAAATGAAACAAAACTAGTTTTACATGTTGCAAAAACTATTTATGATGATGTAGAACCAAAAATGAAAAGAAAAGAGATTTTTTATAGAACATTATTTAATATTGTTGAATTAGATAAAGATAGTATAGTTCAATCTATTTATAATAATACAAGGCAATATTCTCATTACTATAACACAATTTATTCAAAAATACATATTGAATCTCCAGAAAAGGCAGAACCAACCGCGATAGAATTTATTTATTGTATGGTATATGGATATTTATATAATTTAACGTTTGATTTGAGATCATCAAAAAATATAGGTATTGATAAAGTATTTGAGTCAAATCTTAAATATTATTATTATAATTCACTATATACTATTTTATCGAAACAAAATATATCTTTAGCAAATTTTGATTATATAATAAATATTTTACGTGAAAATTTTCCACTATTAAATAGTGAAATGGATAGTTTTTTACAAGAAGTTGAAAATATGAAATCTAATAATCATAAAACAGGGAAAAAAAGAAAACTTAGTTTAAACAATTCTAATAAAACTGTTAAAAAAAATAAATTAAATAATAGATCAAATGAAACAAGTAATTCAAACAATAATTCTAAAGAACACATTAAAAGAAGATTAAAGAAAATAATACAAAAAGCACTCAAAATGGTAGAAATTAATTCCTAACTTTTCCATTAATACTAGATACTAAACCAGATTTTTGTTTAAAATACTGTTTAGGATTCAAAGGAGCAAACGCACGTAAATTATGTTCTTTAATGGCATAACTATACAACCAATCTGCAGGTAAGAAAATTTTTCTTGATTTATATTTTTCATATATCTTTAAAATTCCTTCAATTGTGCTATATTTTACATAAAGAGCATGCGTTCCCCAAAATCTTTTTACTTTCACAAATTTTGAATTTTGTAAAGTAAAATCCACATTTTCATTTGTTCCTAATAATAAAATATCAAAAATACAATTTTCTTTTATAAATTCGGAACAATCACTCACATACTCACAATCATCTTCAAATATTAAAATGTTAGTTTTAGCATTTTTTAATACTTCAATATGAGATAATAAACAACCAATCATTCCAGCACTAATAGTTTCAGATGGTAAAACATGTTTAAAATCTTTAAATTCATCTATATGCTTCTTTCCATCAATTGCATTAAAAATATATATAGGATTTTTTATCTTTTTTTCTAGTATTTTTACATATTCAATCCTTTCAGGTAAACATATAGAATAACATTCCATTCTTCTATTTCTTCTCTTTAGATTCTTTGGCTTTCTCTTTAATTCGCTCTGTAGAAGCAGCAGATTCACAAATCCAAGGTTGACTAATCTGAGGGACAGGAGTGCTTAGATCTTCACCCGTTTTAATCAAACTTTGGTTAATATAGTTGCGAAGTTCTTCAAACTGATCTAGAACTTCAATTACATTTTTAAACTCATCTATTGTAACAATATATGCCTTATTGGGAGTTTTCTTGGCAACCAGTTCATTCAACTGTGTTACAATTTCACGAAACAGATCTTGACCTGCTGCAAGAAATGTTTGTAACACTGCTAGAATAGCATTTTTCTTCTCCATATTCAACTCTTTCATGAAAATACTCTGAATCCACTTCTCTTCTGTTAGATTTTCAAGCAAGAAGTTTACATGTAACTCCTTAAACATTATATTATCACGTATAGTTGTATACATAGGAATACGAAAGCCTTGAATATCCATAAAACAACGATGAATCGCATAAATCAAACTTACTTGTTTATTTAGTGGAGTTGTTGCTGTATATGATACATTTAATCCAAGAGCGCGCAATGGTGTTCCAATTGAATGGTAGTCTGGAAATCCACCACAAGGTATATCACCAGGATTGCGAGGAACTACGCCATTGTTATTGCGACGCACCCATTCATAATAATGAGGATTATGAATAGTTCCATTAATTATCTTTCCTGAAATCCAACTGAATGCAGTTCCACATCCATCTGCTGTGCACCACATCTGATCACACCCATCAATCTTTGAGATACGAATACCACACTTAGGGCATGGACGAGTTTCTTTACGAATCATAGAAACGGTGTCTACATCTTCTTTCTTACACACATGTGTTTCATCATTCTTCTCCGCCTTAATAAGCATACAATCTTTACACACATAAGTAGAACATAACTCACATTTGTATGATTGAGAAAGGAACCCTCTACAACCTTCTTTTACGCATTTCATAATAAACTCTTTTTTCTCTTTTACTGTAGTATCATTATCATTATAAATATTATTATATCTATTAAATCTCATCTGAAGTCTTTGATAAATAATATAGTTTTCAGTTTCTTCTTTATAAATATCTGATAGCTTTGAAATATAAGATAAATGATTCACATAAAACTCTTCGTTTGGTTGAATGTTATCACGAGCAATCTTTTGTTTTCTCTCACTAATAGTTGCATGACATTTATGTTTCTCATTATCAATTGCAGTATGATTTTTTAGCGCTTCACTAAGTTTAGGACCTATTTCTTGCATCTTCTTTTTTGCTGCGGCATATTTCTGGAAATTAGATAATAGAGCCTTTTCACGATTTAGATACATCTTCTTCTTATGCTCGCGCCATAGACCTTTTACAAATGCTTTACTCAGATTCAAATCCAAGAACTCACGATTCCACCCCATACGACAATTCATACAATGTGCATCTAGAACTTGCGACAAGAGATAACGAGTTACACATGTTTTACATGCATTATAAGAACAGTATCCACAGCAAATCTTGGTGCGGACACTGCTCGTAAACTTCTCGGCACATACAGAACAATCTGTAACTTCTGCCATTTTGCGATACACATATAGTGTGGAAGCAAAAATCAATTTTTTAAATATTTTTATGCCAAGAGAGATTTACTTGAAACTGGTTCAACTGTCTCAATTGAATCAGGAATTCTTTCTATAAAACATGAATCATGAATATTAGGAGTATCTAAAAAAACAGTTACTATCGATGGTTTTGGAAATCCATTAAACTCTGTAGCAGTAACATTTGTATAAGAACCCATATGAGGAAACCAGAGCCAATCTCCTACTTGTAACTCTTCCATAGACTCGCAACGTGCTATCACATCTACAGAATCACATGTGCGCCCCATGAGAATACCTTTTGTTTTTTTACGTGGAATATCTTCTGTGACTGGAACACGCATCCAAAGAGGTTTTGCTTGATCAAAAGGTATACAAGAAAATTGTCCATAGAGACTATCATCAATAGTGTAAGACCATCCATCTTTCCAAGCTTTTTTACCAATCACCTTAACAAAGAAATCTTGACATACACTTGAAAAAAATCTTCCAGGCTCTGCAATAAATTTGAAATTTTTATCATATGCATCATTAATATATTTTGCCTTTTTTGAAAAATCATCTTCATTTGGTAAAAATCCTCCACCAATATCTATAATATTTGCTTTTAACTCTTTATTAAGCTGTTTAGCAATTGAAATAGATTTGTAATAAACCTTACCATCATTTCCACCAGAACCTACATGAAAAGATATTCCTTTCAGTTCTATATGTTTCGATTTGGCATACTTTCCTACATCAAGAACTTTTTCTGGATGTAATCCAAATTTACCAGAAAATGGAATCTTAGAATTTTTATCATCCACCGTTATTCTTATTAGAGCTCCTCCTTCATATTTCATATGTACTAACTTATCCAATTCTTCAAAACTATCAATAACGGTTGTTGGTGATTTCATTTCTTTTTGAGCATACTCTAAATCAGTATAGGATTTACATGGATTGGCATAAATAATTAAATCGTTATATTCTGATCCTTTGGGAACTGTATCTTTGACTATTTTTAGTTCTTGTAAACTAGCACAATCAAAACGAATATTTCTTTTATACATCATTTCAATTAATAATTTTTCAGGATTTGATTTAATGGCATAATGAGGGGTTATGTTGGGTAGATATTTATTCCATAACGTTTGTTGGTTTAAAAGACGGTGTGGATAGAAGGCATAAAAAGAGTGTTTTACAAAATTATTTTTTGTAAAAAGTGTGATTATTTCGCGTAGTTCTTTCAATGTGATTGTATAAATGTAAATAAGAAAAAATTTTTTAGGCCGGAATTATTCTAAATAAGTAATTTCTAAAAGCAAGGTAAACTCTTTGTTTTGTAGATCAAGTAATTTGTAGAACTCATCTCGTATAGAAATTTCTAAAAGACTTAATCTTGAAAGAGGTGCCGGGTTAAATTCAAGAATTGGATAGTCTGTTTCTTTATTTAAGAACTTAACACCATCTTTTACATCATCTAAGTATATAATTGTGTAAGGATCATGTGGTCCTCGTGCGATTTCAATTCGATTAAACTCTTTATCTGTTTCAGTATTAATATGAAGAAAGAGTTTGTTTAAGAACCATGCGGTATCAACCGAGTTTGGAGCAGTTATAGTCCCAGAACTATCAGAATAGTCTTGGGTAATAAATCCTAAAATTCTCGCTGGAGATTTAATTTCACTTAAATAGTCATTACTTAAATTGTCAACCGCACCATAATAATCATCAAAGTTATCAACATAGACTCCAGATTGAAATAATATTGAAAAATTGTATGTTCCAGAAACTCTTTTGATTGTCAGTTTTAAAGTTGTACTAGAATATGTTACATCATATACATTTGATAATCCAGAATTATTTAAAGCACGCTTAACTTCAACAGCCAATGAAGTAGCATCATAATAACCAGAATTTAATGTAATCGTATATGTGGATAAGTTCTCAAAAAAAGTAAACTTATTCCAGCCATTATTTATATTATAGAGGTTCGCTGGAAGTGATCCACCAATTAATCGTATACTAGTAATATCTTTCAAATCACGACGTAGTCTCCAACGAAACATATTTGTATTTGGATATGATACTACATTACGTTCACGGCTATTACAAAGGATTGTAGTAACTTTCTCTTTTCTTAGCCTTGGCCCTCTAGGAGGAGGTGGTGTTTGCTGTGGTAATAGCACTTGCTGACCAGAAGATTTTCCAACTTTTTCATTATTCAAAAAATTTGTTCCAATAGACTCTTTATCCGTATACATTCTTTGAATAGGATTCATTTACTATTAGCATTCTTAGATTGTTTCCATGCTTGGAATGCGTGACTTTTCCATACAAAATATGAAGAACCTAGTTTTTGAATGGCTAGATTATGAAGAGCAAGTTCTTTTAGTGATAGAGTTTTAATGAACTCTTGCTCGTCAGCATTTAGACTATGAACTTTTGGGGGTTCGTATTTGGATGACATTATATATGTTTAATTATGAAATATAAAATTCAATTTTATTTGTTTACAAATAAAATAGTGGGACTTTGTTCTCGATTTGATGCGAAGCAGAAAAGCGGTATCAATTTTATTTGTTTACAAATAAAATAGTGGGACTTTGTTCTCGATTTGATGCGA